CGCGTGGGCATCCGCAAGGGCTCCGACGGTGGCCTGTACGGGCACGCCGGCCAGACGTTGCTAGGCGATGACGCCGAGCGGATTCTGTGGGTGCCGGGCCAGGCCGGCGGCGGCGGCCGATACGGGGTCACCGGCTCCGGCAAGACCGTGGTCACGCAGATCGCGCTGTTGAACGACCTGTACGCCGGAATTTTCCCGGGCCTGTGGGACGGCAAGAACTTCATGGACTTCGCCGAGTTCATCGGCGTCATCCCCATGGGCTGCACTGTCGAGCACCGTGACGTGATGCTGGTTTCGTATACGGCCGAGATGGAGCGTCGGCAGCAGATGCTGACGATGCTCGAATCCAGGGACCGTCACGGACGTCCGGCGCCGGTGGAAGCGTTGTGGACGCCGGAGCGGGACGGCCCACCGCAGCGGTGGACGATCGAGGAGTTCCACCTGCACGCCGGTGATGACGACTTCGTCGCCGGCCTGACGAAGCTGTTGCGTCTGCAGCGCTCGACCGCAACGATGCTTGAAATCGCCACCCAGGGCGGCGGGCTTGCCGATACGGGCAACAGTGTGCTGCGTGACAACCTGAACCAGATTGCCATGCAGGTGATGCGCATGGGTGACGGTCAGGCGCGCCTGACCGGCTACAAGGGCGACTACATGCCGTCGGAGCTGCCGCGCCTGCCCGGCATGATGCTGATGGTTGAGGCGGATTCGCCTGCCGTGCCGGTCCGTGGCGCCTACGTGCACCGCCGGGACGAGGACGGCAACATCTACGACCACCTGTTCGACCGGGACAACAATCCGATCCTGACCGCGCCCGTTCTGCCTGCGGAGACGGTCGAGGTGTACGAGCGGGAAGGTCTGATGGATTTGTGGCGTGCCGGCCAGGGCCCGGGTGGGAAGCGGCGGCTGTTGTCGTATCTGCCCGATGTCCCGTCGGGGGTGACGGTCGAGTCTCTTGGCCCGTTCGCGGGTCAGGCGATGCAGGCCGAGGATGTGGTTCTGGCGGTCGCCTACCGGAGTCCCGGCCTTGGCCCTACGGCGATCAGCCGGCATTCGGTGTGGCTGAAGGCGGCTGCAGGAGGTAAGGCTCCGGCACTGTCCACGATCACCAAGCCTGGCGCGAAGTTCGAAACCGAGGGCCTGCTGACTCGTGAGGGCGGCTACCGGGTCACCGAGAAGGGCCAGGCTCGTGCTGCGGCGCTGGCCAGGACGCTCTTCGGGGACCTGGTAGCCGAGGAACACGCGGCGGAACAGGCCGTCGAGGAGTCGGCGTGAGCGAACTATTCGGTCAGTTTGGTGACGTACACCCAGGCGACACCGTTGGCGGTGTCGCCCCACTGCTGATCGATCTCGATGCGCAGGACCTTGTACCGAACAGCGCGGACAGTGTCGCGGCTTTCGCGGAACCGGTAGATCAAACCTTCGCGCGGCTCGAAGGGCGTCGACAGGGTTTCGCTGACGACCGGGTCGTACTCCTTGCCGGCGTGCAACAGCTTGATCTGATACATGCGCCCATAGTGACCGACACCTGCGGAATTGGAAAGCGCGGGCTCCGGTGACCGCGACCCTGTCGTCTACCACGGACCTGCGGGACTGTCGCCTGTACCGGTTCTGGGTTGAGCATCCCGAAACCGGGGAGGAGGTTCTCGGCTACGTCGGGGAGACGGTGCGCCGGCCGTTCGAGCGGTTGATGGAGCACGTCGATGTGCAGCCGTGGATCGACACGGTGACGCGTTGGGAGCGGGATCCGCGGGTGTTCGCGGGTAAGGGCGCGGTGCTCGAGGCTGAGGCGCAGGCGATCCGCTCCGAGATGCCGCTGTACAACGTGAAGGGCAATGAGCGGAATCCGCATCGGATCATCCCGCCGGATGCGATCCGGCAGCGTAGGGCCCGGGATGCGGCGAGGGGCAAGCCACGCTGGGTGCATCCGGGCGACCGTGCGTCGGTCGGTGTACGGCAGTCGTCGCCGGTGGTGTCCGTGCGGCGGACGTGGAGTCCGTGGCAAGTGAAGGCGTGCTTGTGGTCGACTGCGTGGGTGCTGCTGACGTCCGTCGGGTGGGGTGCGATGGCCCGTCACGGGCATTGGCCGATGTCGACGGACGCCCTCAGCGCTTGTGTCGCGTCGACGGTGTTGCTGCTGTGGGGCGTGTTGCGCAGGCCGGATTCGTGGCGGCTGTGGCGGCGCCGGTTCCGCAAGTTGAGGCGGTGGTCGCGATGAGCGCGCCCGAGCCCCCCGAGGATCAGATGCCGGACCGGTTGCGGGTGGGGAGCCGGCATGACGGCGGTGAGCTGACCGGTGGTGTCCGCGACGACGGCCGTATCTGGGTGAACGCGTACAACGGGGCGGGGGTGACAGTGCGGGTGTCCGCGGCTGACGCGGAGCGGTTCGGCCGGTGGCTGATCCGGTGCGCGCGGGCGGGTCGCGGGAAGAACCGGCCGCACCTCGACGTAGGTCCCGGTGGGCCTGAGTCTGAAACAGAGAAACCTTAAGGTCTCCCTTGACGAGCGTCCTCACAGACCTTAAGGTTATGCACATGAGCAGCAAAAACATAGGAATCGAAGAGGCCCGGAAAACGCTTGGCGACCTCGTCACCAGCGTCCAGCAGGGCGCCAACATCATCCTCACCCGTAACGGCAAGCCGGCCGCTCGCATCGTCCCCGTGACTGCCTACACCGTCGAGATCCAGGCGGGCAATGAGGACGGGACGATCTGGCAGGCCATGCACCCGGCCGAGACCGTCACCGACAACGGCAGTGCCGAGCAGGTCGCGCTCGACGTCTACTCCAACCAGAACCTCCTCGACGGCGGCCCGTGGCGCATCGCGGTCTGGAACGGTGCCGACGCGGACACCGGCCTGGACCCCGCCTACACGCTGGACGACCAGCAGGTTCGCGACCAGTCGCAGGACGCCGTAGAGCGGTGGGAAGACGCCCGCGATTACTGACCTGACCGTCGGTGGCCTCAAACGCAAAACAGACCCCGTACCCGCCGAGCCGAGATGGCTCAGGGGTACGGGGTCTTCTGTGTGGTCGACTGGGCGAGCTTGACGGGCGATCTGCCTATCTGGTCGTGGTGTCCCGGTCGCAGTGTTCGCAGTAGTAGATGACCCAGACGTCGTAGCGGCTGTTCCTGACGAGCTGCGCGTACATCGCGTAGGGGCAGAGGGTGCAGCGCTTGAGCTTCACGGCTAGCTGTCGGAGCCCACGCCGACGGACACCGCAGAGCGGCCCTCGACCGGGTCGCCGACCGTAGTGGTCGCTGGGGCGATCCAGATGCCGGCCGCACCGGCCGCCGTGATCAGCATGAGCAGGATCTCGTCGGTGCCGAGCCCGCCGAGGATCGCGGTCGTCAGGATCTGCAGCACGGCGAGCACGACCGCAACGCCGGTCTTGGCCCACTTCGCGCCGGGGGCGAGCGGCACGACGTACACGCCGAGGGCGGTGACGCCGGCGATCGCGACGGACACCCACTCCGTGGCGTTGATGTGGTTGTCGCCGGACAGCGCCTGGTAGGCGTAGACGACGGCCGCAACCAGCACGGCGACGACGGCCTTTCCGTACTTCTGCATGACGGCTCCTGATCTTGGATTGAAAGCGAACCGGGATCGGCTTGCATTTGGGTGCTGAGATTTATAGGCGGCACGATTTGTCGCAGGGTCGCGGTACCGTCCGAGGTCATGGGGTATCAGCGCATCGACTTGGATGGGCAGACCGAGGTGGCCGAGTTGCGGGCGTGGGGCCGTGGCGATCCGGCGGCCGTCACCTACGAGCGGATCGCGATGGGCACGTTCGCGGGCGGCTGGTGGGTGCAGCGGTCCGGGCGCAGCGGAACCAGGTCGTGGCTTGCCTGGCATGAGCGGGCGGCGTGCGTGACCGTGGAGCGTTGGATCCGCCCGGGCGGCTGGGCCGAGATCACGGAGCCCTCGTGCGTCTCCCGAAGCTGACCGGCGGGCAGCGCCTCGCCGATGCTCGCGTGTCGGGGACGGTGGAGCGGCTGATGTCCAGTGCCGGACCGATCCCCGTGGATGATGCGGTCGCTGTGGTGCACGCGGTGAGTCGGGATCCGCTGGTGTTGGGTCACGTGCTGGGCGCGTATCTGGTACGGGCGGAAACTGAGGACCGGTTCGCGGTGGTGGTGGACTTGCTGCGGGCGGCGGGCGCGGACGAGGTGCGGGCGCAGCAGGTGGCCGACTGGCAGCGGTGGCGGCTGGAACGCAACGCGCAGGCCGACGGGCCGATCCTCTAGCCCGCTCACACCGGTCGATGAGTTACGTGGTGTACCCGACGAGAGTCGAACTCGCGAAGGCCCCCGCTGCTTACCCTCAGCCGCCTGGTTAACGACTTCGAGGTCGGGCCGGGCACGCTTGGGGAGCGGTCAGTCCTCCTCGCCGACGAACTGGAGCGTGTACGCCTTGCCGATCTCGAAGCGGTCGGCGACGTCGCCCTTGAGCGTCATCGACAGCGACAGCGCCGGGGTGTACAGCGACCACTCCTTGTTGCGGCCGTCGTTGTAGTCGGCGTTGAAGTCGACCTGCACCTGCCGGGCGTCGCCCACGCCGCTCTCGGTCTTCTGGTAGCACTTCACCTTGGCGGTGATCATGTTGTTCTCCTTCGTGAGTTGCGGTGGCCATATCCGGCTCTGCCTGGGTGAGACGATCGGAGCATGAACCCCAGCCCGCAAGTGTCGGTGTCGCCGGCGCATCGGTTTGGTCAGCCCCATATGAAGGGGATCGGTACGGAGATGCTCGCCGACCTGTACTGGGCGCACGGCGAGTCCGAGGTTGAGGACGACTACGAGCTGACCCGCCACGAGCTGCTGGTGACGTTGTGGTTTGAGTCCGCCCACGGTCAGCCGAGGTTCCGGAAGCGCTGGAAGGCGTGGCTCAGTCAGGTTGAGGGCCCACTGTGGCACGCGTCGACACTCGACCCGATGTCCGTTCCGCTGCCGCCGACGTCGGACGGCTGAGGGCTACGGTGTCGTAGTCACATCCGGCAGCGCGGCCAGCCTGGCGGGCTTTCCCCAGTCGGCAGACCGCCGCCGAGTTGTGGCAACACGGTCGGCCTCGTCCTGACCAATACACTCGCCTTCGTCGCAGATGTTGAAGCCGCTGGTCATCTGCTGGCACATGCCCTTGGTGCCGACCGGGCAGTCTCGCATCTCGCCCTCCAAGCCTAAGTGGTGGCAACCCTGTCCGGCTCGTTCAGTACCAGTTCGAGGGTTGCCCCGCAGCCGTCGCAGCAGTACCGGCAGGTGGTGGTCTCCGATCCCTGCCCCGGCTTACCGAGCCACCTGGTCGACCACCCCAGGAGCCGCATCGGAGTCGCGCAGTGCAGGAGGGTGAAGTCGGCCCGGTCGGGTAGGCCGAGGGTGCGATCGGCGGAGTCGGTCACGGCGGGCCCCCTGTCAGGTGATGGCATCGTCGCGGCCCTCGGAGATTCGTTCCGCGTCGCGCTGGGCGAACGACCTGTATGACACCACCCGCAGCAGGAACAGCGCGTCGATGACCACCAGGGAGACGACCGCGAAGATGGCGTTGCCTAGTCCTCCCTGTGCGCTGCCCGGCCACCGGGCCAGCACGAGCACGATGTTGCGCGCGTAGATGGCGGTGGCGATCAGCACAAACCCTGACGCGTCCCACGCTGCGAGCCGCCGCCACTGCCGGGGCCGGTGCTGGATGATGAAGCTCGCACCGAGCAGGAATCCGGCGATCAGCAGGATCAGCACGACCGTCTGGTAGATGATCTGGCCCGGCATCAGTTCCGTCCTTCCTGGGTGAGCCGCTGCAGGAACGAGTCATACCGGTTGGCGGTGTTGTGTTGGCGCACCTGCGCCTCCAGTTGTTCCGCCACCGCCCGGGTGTGGGCGGCCTGAACCCGGTCGTCAACAGCCTGGGCGTGTGACTGTTCGGCGGCTCGGACAGCCTCGACGGACCCGCCGTTCGTGGTGTGCCTGCCGAACCGGGTCATTGCTCGTATCATCTGCCGCCATTTCATGAGGCATCTGTTCCCGATCTCGCCGCCGGGTGACCCAGGTGTGTCAGCAGCGCCGCAGTCGTCTTCGCCGTCTCCACTGCGGCGGCTGCCGATTTGGACGAGTCGGCGAGCGCTTCGCGGGTGAGTTCGTGACCGGAGCGTTCCTTCTCGTAGGCGTCCCGCCACCGGTCCCGTTCGGCTTTGACGTCCTCGTGGCTGCCTTTGGTGATGAGGAGGCCGGAGAGCAGCAGTGCCAGAACGACGCCGCCCGGACCCCATTGCAGGATGGTGGCGGCGTAGTCGGGTGAGGTGCCGGCGGCCTCGGCCAGGAGGTAGTTCATGTCGCCCCCGCGGCGTTGAGCGGACTACGGGTGTTGACCGGTCAGCTTTGCAGGCGGGCGGCGAGCAGGTCGACGACCTCTTGCGCGACGCCTTCGGGAATCCACGCGGCGATCTTCTCGGGGGTGAGCCCGGCGAGGACACCGGCGGCGATGGCGTCTTCGTCGACGTCGGCACCTTTGCTGGCGGCGACCGCGGCGAGCAGTGCTTTGCCGATGGTGTCGAGCTGGGCAGGCATCGCCATGAGCTTGCCGACCGGTGAGCCCGCCTTGACGGCTGCGGCCTTGGTGCCGGTGGCATCGCCGATGAGGGTGTCGCGTAGCCCTTCCAGGTCGTTGAGGACGTTGCCGACGGTGCGGGCCGGGTACGCCTTGCTGCCAACCTTGTCGGTGAGGTTCACGTCTGGCTCCTTCGGTGTGAGTTCGGCCTGGACGAGGTCCAGGAACACATCCCATGGGAACTGCGTTCCCGGGTCGGTGTGGTCGCCGCCGTCTTCCGGGTAGGCGTTCGTACAGTCGACGTGCCCGACGATGCCCCTCGGCCCGGCCGGGAACTCGTCCCAGGCCCGGCGGGTCTCGGCGACGGACAGCCGCCGCACCGGGATCCCGTACTTCTTGCAGTCCCGGGCCACCTGCCGGGCGGCGTTCTTCAGCGTCGGCAGGCTGGCCGCGTCGAGCCACTGCGCCCGGGTCTGCACCGTGCCGCACAGCTCGTACTGGATACCCAACCGGTTGCCCTTGGTCCGTGCGGCGTTACCCCGGTTCTTCGTCAGCACGCACTGCACGACGCTGTTGGAGTCGACGAAGTAGTGCGTCGACGTGCCGTCGGTGCGGTTCTGGTCGTAGACCGCGCCGTCCTCGGCCGACGTGTTCCGTTCGGCGCCTGCGGTGTAGTGGATGACGATGTACCGGACGGCCTTGCCGTCGCGGCCGGTGCCGAATGCTTTCGGCGGCATCCACTTCAGGTCCGGGTATTCGGTCGACTGGGTCATGTGGCCCTCCTGGATGGTCGGCGCACGGAAATGGGGACGCCCCGGACGTCCGTCGAATGTGATTCGGGGACCGCGCGTAATGGGGGCATCAGCGCGGTGGACGTCCGGGGCGCCGACTATGGGGTAGCCCTGGGGGTCAGACGACCCCGTACTCGGTGAGCAGGTTGGTCCGGGCCGAGCTGTACAGGGCGGTCAGGCCGTTGCTGAGATCCGGCTGGCTGACCCCGAGGCCTCGCAGGTAGTCGGCGATCGACCGCCACGTGTCCCTGGACGGCAGGTCCGACCAGCCCTGCGGGCCGGGCAGCGAATCCACCAGGGCGATGACCGGGTCCACGGGCGGCATCATCACCCACTCGTAGCCGCCGGCACCCTGGCGCAGATAACCGGGAACGTCGACGCCGGACACCCGGATGATGCCGCGGGTGCCGAGCGGTGGCAGCACCGCCTGGGTGGGCACGGACAGGTACCGGCCGTTGTAGCCGACCATGCCGGGTGGGGTTTCAGCGACGGCAACAACCTGAATCCAGATGGGGTCGCCCAAGTCGAAGATCGGGTTGGGGTCGGGCATGAGGCTCCTCCAGGTGGTCAGCTGGTCCACGGTCCGGTCACGGTTGTGCCGTTGCTGCCTCTCGCCGTCCACCGGTACTCGTAGTCGACGCCCGACGCCGGGCCCCAGTCCGCGACGACGGCAGGCGAGTTGACCCCTGCGGCGACCCGGACACCCGGGTCGGGGTCGTACACCTCCAACTCGACCTCGTCGAGGTAGAAGGCGTCAGTCGACGCGGGTGTGTTCCCCACTCCGGCGGAGACGGTGGCGCGGGCGGCGGTCGCGATGCTGCTGGGATCGCCGCGGACCTCCAGGTACTGCCAGGCCCCGGCGACCGGTGTGGTCACCTGCATGGTGGTGGAGGAAATGTAGGCGCCGGCCGACGTGTACCAGTTGAGGTAGATGATGGCCGGTTTGTTGGCCGTGTCGGGCCGGATCCACGCGGATCCGAGGTACTGCTTGGTGAGGTCGAGCAGCACGTTGGTGGATTGTTCGACTGACGGGGTGGCGGATCCGCCGGACACGGCGGGCACATACCGGGCCGCGCCGGGTCCGTCGTGGAACTGCACGGTCGAATAGGTGAGGGTGCCCGGTGTTCCGCCTCCGCCGACCTGCCAGCCGGTGACGTTCCCGGCGAAACCCGGGTTGGTGTTGAGTACCGGTGTCGCCGCTTTACGCCGGTACAGGTCCATGGCGACGATTGCCGGCTGGCTCCCGACGGGGGTGAGCGCGCTGGACGTGACCCCGATGGTGCCGCCGGTGGTGGACGCGACGAGGGTGCTGATCGGGGCGGGCGGCGCCGCGTACACGGTGGTGAAGTCGACGGTGACCGTGTTGGACAGCAGACCCTCATTGTTTTTGGTGCGCAACTCCAGCCGCCACGACCCGTCGTTGCGCAGCTCGTACGGCACCGCGTACGACGTGACGGTGCCTGCCACGTCGTCGGAGCTGTACAGCTGCAGACCGGAGGGCATTTCGAGCAGCCGCACCCGGTAGGTGGTCTGCTCGGAGACTGTCCAGGTCATGACGACACCACTGCCGTTGATGACCTGGGCGGCGGTCGGGGCGGTGATCGTCGGGTTGACTTTGACGGAGGGGATGAGGGTGAGCGCACTGGAGTAGGCGACGGCGGGCACAGAGGTGGAGTCCCACACCTTCACCTTGTAGGTGTGGACGGCGTCGGTGCCCGACCCCCACCCGGACGCCAGGGTGACCTGTGTGGTGGCGGTCGAGTTCTGCACTTCTGTTCCGCCCCACGTTGCGCCGGCCGCCGTGTAGTACTGGACGGCGGCCACCCCGATCTGCCGTGACAGTGCATACGACCCCTGCGTCTGGCCGGGGTCGGGGTCGCTGAAGTCCCAGTCGAGGGTGAGCGCTGCGCCCACGTCTGCGGCGCCACCGTCGGCGTACGGCTGCCCGGACGTGTTCCACGAGGCGATGTTCGGCACCGACGACGCGGCCTGCGCGGTGTGCGTGACCGTGTTAGGTGACCCGGACGCGGTGGTGAGCACATCCAGTTTGGCGTTGCCGTAACTACCGGCGCCCCGCACCGACCATTCGCTGCTGCCGAGGACGGCGGTGGCGACGACGGTCGCCCATGCGGTCCACACGCCGGTGGCCCGGGTGTAGTCGCAGTAGTAGAGCACCGCCGTGCTGGTGCCGACCGCGTACACCCGGATGTCTTTGGTGGCGTTGTCGTAGCTGGTCGCCATCTGCGTGACAGTGCCGGTGGGGTGGGTGGGGGTGTCGTAGACGGTGGTGAGGCTGTTGGCCTGGTTACGTTGGTAGACGCGGACGGTGGTGGCGTCGTCGGGGTTGACGACGGCCATCAGCCATTGTCTGCCGTCCCAGCGCCCGCCCACATAGTTGTGGGCGGTGAGGCCGGTTCGGATGATCTGGTGGTTGGACGGCCCGGACCAGCCGATCGCAGCGCCCTGCCAGGCCAGTTTCACCTGCCGCAGTGTGGTGCGGCCCCAGCAGATCCACAGGTGCGGGGTGGTGGAGGTGAAACCGTCCCCGTTGTGTTCGACTTCCATGGCGATGCCGGACCGGCCGGGTGGGGTGCCGGGCACATTCCAGCCGCGGTTGTTGACGATGATCCCGTTGTTGAGGGCGATCACACCGTTCGGGCTGATGGTGACCCCGTTGACGATGATGCCGTACGGCCCTGACGTGGAGTAGGAGTGCGCCCCGCCGACCGCGATGGCGTACGAGCCGTCCGAGTTGCGGGCGACGGCTAGGTCGACGCCTTGCCAGCGGGATCCGATGGTGCCGCCGTTCGCGTCGGTGTTGGAGCATTGCAGACCACTGGTGAACGAGGCGGACAGCAACCCTACCCGGCGGTACCAGATGGTGTCGGCGCTGCCCGTGCCGACCCGGTAGGCGATGTGCCCGTACCCGACCCGGTCGATGATCAGCCTTGACCATTCCTGCAGGCCGGTGTGGGTGAACGACGCCCACGACGACCACGAACCGCCGGCGTCGGTCGACCGGTAGACGGTCAGTGTGTCCGCCGCGGTGCGGATCACCGAGTAGAGCCGCCCGCCGATGCTGCCGGTGCTCATGTCCCGGGCGATCGCCGGGTGCACCGGGTAGGCGAGCACATCGGTTTGGGTGGAGGTGCCTACTGTCGCCATGCCGTCTCCTCAGAGCACCGGGTTGACCGCACGGACACCTTCGTCCACCTCCAGCGAGAAGACGTCGTTGCCGTCGACTTTGATGAGTGCGGTGCCTGATGACCGGCGCCACCGGAGTTGTATCGAATACCGTCCGGCGGGCAGGCCGGTGGCGCGGACGCTGTAGTAGCTGGACTCGTGTTTGGTGGTGGTGTCCAACATGATGGAGGTGAGCGAATGGTCGGTGGCGGTGTAGCCGTTGGCGTCGACGGGGGTCACCCGGAAACCGAACTGGACCATCGCGGGTGGGGTGCCTGAGGTGATGTAGGCGGACGCTGACAGGGCCATCCGCACGTACGTGTTGTCGAACGCCTTGTCGAAGATCATCGGGCCGATTTCGGACAGGTCCAGGAATGTGCTGGAGGACAGGCTGCCGGTGCCCGCGACCGGCCCGAACGACTGCTTCGACGATTCGCCGAAGCCTTGCGCGGTGAACGATCCGGTGACGACCCAGTCGGTGCCGTACAGGTCGAGCACGCACCGGTCTCCGGGCCGCAGGAACACAGAGCCGAGGACTTTCACGGGCATCGCCACCGTGGATCCGTCGTAGATGACGTCGGCGGCGGGGCCGGTGGTGGCCCGGGTGACGCAGGTGCCTGCCGCGCGGGTGCGGGCGGTGGACAGGCGGATACGCTGATCGACCAGGTCGATCAGGTTTTGGTCGACGGTGCTCATCTGACCAGGACCCGCCACTGTTGGGCCATCAGGCCCCCGTCCGGTGGCAGGGGCAGCGACCACTGGGTGCACATCACGTCGGCGGCGGGGATGGACGCCGAGTCCATCAGCAACAACCGGTCGAAGTGCCAGTGCAGCGGGTTCGGGGATACTTCCACGTTGTACAGGGTGGGGATCATCATGTCGGCGTTGATGAGTTCGTTGCCGCGGGCGATGAGCGATGACTGGTCGGCGGCGTCGACACCTACCGGTTTGGTGATCACCAGGCCTCGGCGGGCGTCGACCGAGGTGTCCCCGACGGCCTGGTTGACGTAGGTGTAGATGCCGTCGCCTTCGACTGGTGCTTCGCCGTCCACCTGGTTGCTGCGGTAGATGACCCACCGGTTCGGGGCGCCGAAATAGTCGCGTGACACGGTCCGGTTGGTGCCGAGCATGGTGGTGGCCTGCTCGTCGGTGTACGTCCATTCGGAGCTGCGGTCTACAGGGTTGACGTACTGGTCGAGGCGGAGACGGCCGTCCCAGTCCGACCACACACCGGCGTAGCCGACTGAGGCGAGCATGTCGTTGACGACGGTCAGCCAGGTGAGTGTGTCGTCGAACGCCCACGTCCGTGAGGTGGGTGCTGTTTTCGCGGCGGCGCTCTGGTCGATGGCGTATTTGGTGTAGCCGCGCGCCGACAGAATCGTTTCGACCTTGGTCAGGTACGTTTCGCCTGCGGCGATGGAGTAGGCGTCACCGACGGGCTGGTTGAGGCGCAAAAGAATGTCGTAGCCCTCCACGTCGTAGGTGGGTGGGCTTTCCCCCAACGGCCAGTCGGGGGTGGACGGGTGGTACACGCCGAGGTTGAAACGGGCGGTGACACCCCCACCGGAAATGATGATGTAGGGGCGGAGCAGGTCACCGCCCCAGTCGACGGTGCGGGTGATCGACAGCCGTGCTGTGCCGTGCAACGTGTTGTACGAGTTACGTTCAACGTTCCCGCCGGCCAGGGAGTCGCTGATGTCCTCGACCAGGTCGAGGTTGATGTCGACGATTTCGAGGCCGCCGGTGAGGGTGATCACGTCCTCGTTCTGCAACAACTGCACCACCTGCGCGGAGGTGAGCGCCGACCGGGGGGTGTCGACGTGTGGCTGCATCGGCACCGGTCTACACCCCTTCTATTGTGGTGACGGACTGCAGGGTGATGGTCGCCGAGTACAGGCCGGGGTGCATGTATTCGGCGACGTCGACCGCGTAGAACACCCCGAACCATTTCTGGCCCCGGTGGTCGCGCATCTGTACTTGGGTTCCCAGCCAGCTGACCAGTAGGTCTTTGGTGGCGAGGTCGAGGGCGACCATGGTGCGGGGTACTTCGCCGCGGACCCCGGCGACGGCGATGGAGCGTCTCCTCCCGGACGCGAAGGTGCGTACGGACCCGTCGATGCTCCATCCGGTGGAGCGGTCGCGGCCGGATCCGCCGGAGATGGCTTCGCCGGTGTCGATCCGGTTGAGCCACAGCCTGTTCAGGGTGAGGATCATGTTGCGGCGCCCCGGCTGCGGCCGAGTTGCACAGCCCGGCGGGTGGGGCGTTCGAGTGCGGCGGCCACTTCCGGGCCGAGGGCGCGGATGCTGTCGAGGATGGCGGTGAGCAGGTCGGCGAGGGTGTTGATGTCGCCGCCGGGGCCGCCGGTGAGGACTTGCTCGGTGTGCCCGGACATGTTGGCCCGGACGGTGCCTGTCGGCCACGCCCCGCCCTGGTCCATGAGCTGTACTTGCCGGTTGCCGACGAGTCCGCCGTGGGCGAGCCCGGCCGCGCCGCGTTGCGCGAACTGGCCGACTCTGCGGGCGCCGGAGCCGACGATGACCCCGCGACTCCCTCGGGATTCGAATGGCATTCCGGCGATCTGGCCGGCCATGTGTCCGACGGATGCGGAGGCGGGTGACTGTCCGGGGTGTGACCAGCCGGCGATCAGCGGACCGGAGAGGCTGTGCTGGTTGAAGTAGCTTTCGGCGTTCGCAGTGGAGAACGTGTGCTGGTTCGGATTGCGGCCTTTGAGTATGTTATATGCAGCTGAGACGATACCCGAACAGTCGTACCCGTTTGGTCCGGCTGATGCCCATACGTACGGTTTGCCGTCCTGCGCTTTGATGAACGAGGCTGCCGCGCCGACCCGCCCGCCGACCGGGGTGCTCCCCCCGCCGCCGACAATCTTGCTCGCGAAGCCGGTCAGACCGTTGATCAGTTTCTTGCCCGTGCCGACGAGGAAGTTGCGGATCATGCCCGAGCCGGGGATTTTGCTGAGTGCCGCCTCGAGCGGTGCCTTGATCAGGCTCGTCGGGTTGGACAGCGCACCCCACACATCCTTGCCGAGGTTCTTCACCCAGCCCACCAAACCACCGTCGGCGTAGCCGGGGATCCGGCCGCCGTGGGAGAACGCCCACCCTTCGGATCCGTCGCCCGGATAGTCGGTGACCTTCCGGCCGAGGTATTCGGCGGCCTTGCCGGGTCCGCCCTTCATCCCGGCGTTGACCCACTTCAGTAGCGGCAACGCCTTCGCCGTGTCCCGGGCGTTGACGATGTATTCACCGCTGGCGACCTTCAGTAGCCCGCCGGGGCCCTGCGCGAGCCGGTTGTCGACGGCACTCGGCGCACCGGGAATCCGGCCACCTGCGGCGAACCCGCCGATCTCCGCGATGCGGTCCTTCACCCCGACCGCCCCTGCGATCTTGTTGAAACCCCTGATCAGCGGGTTGATGACGGAGTTGACGACGAACGTCACCGGTTTCTTGGCGGCGTCCTGCACCTTCGCCCACGCCGACTTGATGTTGTTGACGGTGTTCGTGAAGCCCTTCACCACGTAGTCCTGCAGGAAGCCGATGAGCTTCGTGAAAATCGGTTTGATGTTGGTGGTGTAGAAGGTGGAGATCGCCGACCAGACAGTCGTCCAGGCGGCCTTCACCAACTCGAACTTCGCCTTGAGGACGATGATGATCGCTGCGATGTAGAGGGAGAGGGTGTTGAAGAGGGGTTTCACCTTGCTGTTGTAGATGCCCGTGAACCAGCCGGCGACGGCTGTCCAGGCCGCTTTGATCAACTCGAACTGCGGTTTGATGCCGTTGTTCCACACCCATTTGACGACCGACACGATGGCGTTGAAGACGGGGTGCAGGACGTTGTCCCAGGCCGCCTTGTACCAGGCGAAGAGCGCGCTGACGCCGATCTTCATGATCGCGAAAACGACTTGGATGATCGTCCACGCGTTGTGCACGGCGGTGGCGATCGCACTCCAGACGGGCTTGAAAATGTTGTTGTAAAGCCAGCTGACAACGGTGGCGATGCCGTTGAAGATCGCCTTACCGATGTTGATTTCGGCGGTGATGAAGGCGATGGCGAACCGGACCGCCGCGAGGATGCCCTTCCAGACGGGTTCGAACACGTTGTGCCACAGCCACATCGCGGCGGCGGCGATCGCATCCCAGGCGGTTTTCAGCGCGGGCCAGACCGTCCCGGTGATCCAGCCGACGGTCGCCGAGATGGCGATTTTGATGCCCTTCCACGCCCCGTCGACGGCGGCCCTGAACCAGCCCACATGCTTGTAGGCCAGGATGAGCCCGCCGACGAGGGCGGCGATGGCGACGACGACGATACCGACCGGGTTGGCCAGGAAGGTGGCGTTGAGCAGCGCCATCGCCCCCGCGAAGTTACGGACCTGCGCGGCCAGCTGCACGAACGCGATGAGGGTCTGGACTGCGGCGTACGCCTTGGTGGCTGCGGTCACCGCGAGCAACGTCAGCTGGTAGGTCTTGAACGCGGCGACCATGATGCCCACTTCGATGGCCAGGTCCCGGATCAGGCCGATGTGTTGGCCGAGGAACGAGAAGAACCCGCCGATCGTCGCGAAAATGCCGGGCAGGGCGGCTGCGATCGCGTTGAGCGCGGTGGTGATCGGCCCCTTCACCGCGTTGTAGACGGCGATCGACGCGTTCTCGATCTGCGACTTGACGTTGTCGATCGCCCCGCCCATGCCCGCGTTCTTCGCAGCCGACACTTGGGCGGCGGCCCCCTGCTGCATGATCGCCGTGCGCATCTTGTTGTAGGCGGGCAGCCCACCCTTCATGAGGGCGATCACCGCGCGGGAGGCGTCCGCGCCGAAAATCTGGGTGATCGCGTAGTCCTTCTCCTCGTCGGTCATACCTTTCGTGCCCCGGGTCACCAGGTCGATGATTTCGGGCAGGGCGCGCATTTTGCCCGCCGACGTGAACGCGATGTCACCGGTGTCCTGCAACCCCCGGTTGTGTTTCGCGATCGCCGCGAGGGCTTTCTCCCGCACCGACTTGGAGCCTCGCAGGACGTCGTTCTGCTCCTCCAGGCTGATGTTCGCCCCGGCAGCCCGCTGCGCGAGCAGAGCCATCTGGTCTTTCGCCTGCATGCTGGGGCCGGTCAGCTGCAGAAGTGCCTGCTTCAGAGACGTGCCGGCGTCGGAGCCTTTGATACCGGCGTTGCCTAGGATCGCGATCGCCGTGTTCAGTTCGGTGACGGATTCTTTCGCGCCGACGGTCGGGCTTTGGAAGGACGAGAACACGGCGGCGGCCATTTTGAACGCGTTGGACACGTCCTGCACTTCGACGGAGCTGCTGTTCGCGGCGGCGGCCAACTCGTCGACGAGGAACGTGCTGTCCTGGGCTTGCAGCCCGAACGCGTTGATGGCGTTACCGGTGATCTCCGCCGCCTGAGCCTCGGAGATGGACGCGGCACGGGCCAGTTGCAGGGCACCCCGGGCGGCGTCCATCGACTGCTGCACGTTCAGCCCCGACTTGGCCAGCTCGGTCATCGCCTCGGCCGCACCGGCTGCGGACACGCCCGGCAGTTTGACGTCCGCACCCAACTCGCGGGCCTTCGCCGCGACCTGCGCCATCTGCTCACCGGTCGCCTTCGACACGGCTTTGAAAATGTTGAGGTTGTTCTCGTACTGGATGCCGATCTTGCCGATGGCGGCGACCGCACCGGCGATGCCGAGCGGCACGAACGCGGCGGCGGAAAACCCGGCCAGCCCTTTCAGCTGGTCCTTGAACTTGGAGGTCATGCCCTTGCCGGCTTTGTTGCCGAACTCGTTGCCGAACTTGGTGCCCGCCCCGCTGCCGGAGGTGAGCGCCGCCTTCTGGGCGTCGGTGGCGAACCGGCCGTTGGCTTGGCGCAGCCTGCCGGAGGAGTCCTTGTAGAAGCCGTCCGCGTATGCCTTGCCCGACTTGGTACCCGACTGCTGGGCTTCCTTCTCGACGGCAGAGGTGTCGAGGTGGACGCGGGCGAACACACTGAACAGGGATGCCATCAGGCCCCCTGTCCGGTTGCGTGGGTGCCTGTTTCTTGCGCGTCGGCTATGGCGTCGAGTTGCGCGAGGGCGGCGTCTTGCATGTCAGCCCAGGAGCCGGGGCCGCCGGTGTTGAGGTCGTTGTCGAACTCGGCGCGCCCGTCGGAGTCCAGGCCGTCGACGAGCAGGGCGTAGGCGACGTTGAGGACGACGCGTAGTGGCAGCTCGTCTAGGACCGAGGCACGAGTTGGGTCACCGGTACCAGGCCTTCCATGCCGTCCGGCAAGCGTGCGGCCGTCGGGGCGGAGACCGGCGAGGGTGAGGCGGCCTTCGAGCTCCCCGAGGTGGGTGTCCGCCCATCCGGCGAGCTGCCACGCCGCCGTTTTGGGCGGGCCGACAACACCTCGATGACTTTGCCGACGAAGTCCATCAGGTCTTCGTCGTCGGCTTTCTCGCTGGTGGCGTAGTCCTGGAACAGGTCCCACTGCGACGGTCCGGCGTCTTCCGTCACCGGTAGACCGGTGACAGGGTCGATCTCTTCGCGCCCGGTCGCCGGGTCCACTTTGATGCGTTGCGGCCGGTCCTGGTCGACGCAGTCGGCGATCAGGTCGTACAGGGCGAGCAGCGCCGCCGGGTCCGTGCTGTCTTCGGTATTGCGGGCGGAGTGCGCGAACCGCAGCAGCGGCATCAGGCCGACCCTGCCGGAGATGCGGAAGGGGCGGCCCATGAAGTCGATGTGGGTGCCGTCGGTGGTGACTTCGCCGGTGTGCGCCCCTTCCCCCCGGGATTGGATGTCGGCGGCGGCCACGGCTGCGGGCTGCGGCGGCGTGTAGGGCTGCATGCGCGGGGTGAACTGCTGGGCGGCACTATTCGGCGGATGCCAGCCGTTGCCGTTCGTTGAGTTCCCGGAACTGTCGAGAATGGTTCCGCTTTCGCTGAGATCAGCCACGGAGGGTTCCCGCTGTCTCGTACCTGAAAGGGTCGCCGTTCGAATCTATTTCGAAGCGGTATTCGACCGGTATGGACGCATTGTCCGCGCCCTTCTTGCGCTGCACCGTGATGTTGCCGGTCTGGAAGCACTGCAGGGCGATGAGCCGTTCGTCGTTCGCGGTGGACTCCCAGCCGAGCTGCACACGAATCTCCGCGCCGATCGCCGGGGGGCGAACCGTGGTGCGCAGGGTGGTGCCCGAACCGGTCGTGGTGGGCGAACCGGCGTTGAGGGCGCGCCGGAAGTTCGTGGCGTGGACCTGCATCATGTCGAAGCTCATCCCGGCGGTGCGCCCAGTCGTGACGTACATGAGCGGGTCCAGGTATTCGGCGGCCTCGATGGTGTCGGTGGAGATCTCGTAGGTGAGTTCGTGGCCCTCACGGGTGACACCGAGCAGGGACCAGCCGGTCCAGGCGTCGGTAAACACGGAACCGGCGATGGTCCAGCCGGGTTCGGCGGTGCCGAGCTGAGCCCAGAAAAGGTATCCGGCACCCAGGCTGAGGGCGTTTTTGGGCACGGTAACAGCGGGGATCGCAATCACATCCTTTGATCTTGGGAGCCTTGCCCCCGATAACCCACCGATCAGGTGGGCGGCCTTGCCAGCGGTCGTGTTCCGGGCACGACAAAGGCGGCCCGCCTCCTTGAGGGGGCCGTGCGTCTGCTATCGAGGAAGAAGGCCGCCGGGGCGGCGAGGGTCACCCGGTGGAGAAGTACCAGTCCGCGGTGACCACGTATCGGGGGGAACCGAAGTCCGGCTGCCATGCGGGACCGTCCACGTTGTCGACGACGAGGATCGTCGCGGACGAACCGTCCGGCAGGTCGACCAGCGCCGGTCTGCCCGCCAACTCCGACAGCATTTCGTTCGCCAGCGCCAGCGCACCCGCCGCCGCCGCGCCTTTCGTCGGCCCGTACACCTGGAACGACAGCGGGGCGCGCATGTCCGGCGACTCCACCCCGAACGCCAGCGACGCCCCCACCGGATCGGTCACCAGCACATACACCGGCGGTGGCGGCCCGTCCAGCCGGGTCAAAACGGCACCTTTCGGCAGCGGATGGTCCGGGCCGACCAGCGTGCCCGTACGGCTGTTTATCCACGCGCGGGCGGCGGCTTCAGCGTCGACGACGATCACACCGCAGCCCCGATCACGGCGGCGATCGACCGGCGCGCCCACGCATACTCCGGGGTGCCCGGATGATGCACGGTCCGCCCGAACACGTGCCCGTGCTTGTCGCGCAGCGGATAGTCGCCGTGCGCGGTGATGTCGTGCGGCCGGGAGCCGAACTCGAGCACCGCCGGATACGGGAAACCGTCCGCGGTGTGCGCGGTCGTGCCCACATCGAAGTGGACGCCCGCCCCCGACACCCCCTGCTCGACGATGATGTGGTCGCGGGCGTACCCGGCGGGTCGGCCGTCCGAGCCGTCCTCGTCGGGCCCGATCGGGGATATGGGGATGTTCTTCCGCATGGCGGCGGCGATCGGCTCGGCGATCCGGGCCCGCACCAGCGGCACAGCCTCGGCGGCGAGGGTTTCCCGCCAGCCGCCGGACATTTCCACCCGCACCTCACTGGCCATGGTCGGCTACTTCTGCCGGGGCTGGCCGGGGGCGTCCGGGTCGGGCAGGGCACCCGCCGCGGTGATGCCGGAGGTGAGCTCCCGGTCCAGTGCCCCGCCTTCGCTGTAGCGGGCCACCAGTTCGTCGCGGGTGAGCACGTTCGCGTCCTCCTCCGACAGGTGCGGCTCCCGGCTGCGCGCGTACGCCACCCAGTCCGGCTTCTTCGCGCTTAAGGCCGGTGCGGCACCCACCACCGGTGCGGTGTCGGGGTTGCCGTACTTGGCGATCAGGTCGGCGCGGGACAGGTCCTGCAGCTCGTCCGGCCGCCCGCCCTGGTTGAGGGCGTAGTCCACCCACACCTCACGCAGGTCGGTCTTCGCGGGCACGGGCACGAGCCCGGAACGTTCCGGGCGGACCTGCACGCCCACCCTGAGGCCGAGGGTTTCCACCTGGTTGCGGGTGACCGCGTCACCCGGCCAGGCACCGGCCACGCCGTTGACCTCGATCTTTTCGAGGGCCGTGTAGTCGCGCGGTTCGAAAGGCACGATCAGACCCCCATCACGTAGTAGGAAATCTCGGTGGCGGTGCCGTCGATACCGACCGCCACATAGCCGTCACCGTCGCCGTCGAGGGCGGGGTCGATGTAGGCGAGATAGCCGGACCCGGCCGCGATCGTGTACGTGCGGTTGCCGACCGTCAGGCCGTTCAGGGTGCCCGTGTTGGTGAGGGTGACAACGTGCACGCCCGCGCCGGCGTTCACGAACAGGACACTGTTGCCTGCGGGCACCCGGTCGGCGGATGCGGTGCCGGTGCGTTTGGTGATGGCAGTGCCCGCGGCGCTGCGCGTCCCCGCCGCTGGATAGTCGGCCATGGATGCTCCTACAGGTAGTGGGTTCAAAGATCAGTAGCGGCGGTAACCCGTGTCGGGGGACAACCAGTGCGATAGTGCGGGTGCCTCGACGAGGGCGCCGTCGTCGTCATCGAGTAGCCCCAACAGGGACGTCCAGTCGGCGTCGGCCTGCTGACCGAGGGCGGCGGCAATGGCGAGCGCGTTGTCGTTGTAGCGGGGGAACGCCCGGGCCAGGGATGCGGCGGCCCGCAGCGCGACGATGCCGCGGGCGAACGCGTGCAAAGGCTCGGACACGATACTGAGGGCGAGGATCGGCGCGGCGGCCTTGTCGACGTGCCGTTGTGCCTGCTCGTCGGTGGGGGTGGTGAGTCCGTTGAACGTGCCCAGGTAGGTGTCTGAGCCGACGGATACCCGGTCGACGGTCAGCCACGGCACGTGGTCGGCGACTTCGGAAAGGAACGGTGACCAGTCGGGCCGGGTGCCTGTAGTGGGCAGCGGGGCGACGTTGTACACCTTCGCCGCAGTGACCGCACCCGTGCCGGTGACCTGCCACAGCGCCACCCAGTCCCCGGCCGCCACGAGCGTCGTCGAACCGGAGGTGCCGTCGTCGGTGGCGTACCACTGCGCGGTTTTCTCGTCACCCGTCCACGCGGAGATAGCCGGGGCGGCGATGGCTGCACCGTCGGGTTTGAACACGGTGAGGGTGGCGGCCGTGGAACCGTCAGGGGTGACACCGAGGGTCAACCGGCTGGTGATCGGGTTGCCGACGGTGAACACGGTTTGCGGCATCAGCGGATCCCTCCGGTGGAGGCGTCACCTGCGACGGTGGCGGTGAGCTGGGCTGCGGTGAGCGTGTACGGCCGGGCCACGCCGATCACCTGCACGGTTCGCGGGTCGCCAATGACGGTGGCGGCGCCGGTGACGACCGCTGTCCCGCCGGTGGTAACAGCCGCAGCCGACATGGTCGCCGTGACAGCCAAGGCGGCAGTAGCGGCACCCATTGAGGTTGCCGCCGCGGTGAGGGTCGTGGTGACGGTGAGGGCCGCCGTACCGGGCCTGACGGCGACGACGGCGGCCGACGTGGTGGCGGTCACCGCAAGGTCCGCGCCGGCACCCGCGCCGGTGGCGGTAGCTGCGCCCGTCAGCGCCGCCGTGACCGGTAGCGCGGCAGATGCCACGGCGGTGCGGGCGGATGCGGCGTTCAATGCGGCGGTCACAGCGAGCGCGGTCTGGGCGGGACGGCTGACTGTCAAGGCTGCGGCGAGTGTCGCTGTCACCGGCAGCGTGGCCGTCACAACAGCGCCTAGCGTGGCGGTCGCGGAGGTGGCGGCCGAGACGGCGACGGCGAGGGATGCGGCTGCGGGCCGGGCCGCGGTCGTTGCCGCCGCGACGGCGGCGGTTACTGCGAGGGTCGCCGCGCCCACTGCGGCGAGCGCTGCGGTCGCTGAAACCGTCACCGTCACGTTGAGCGGGGCAGCCCCGATGGCGGTCCGCGCCGCTGCCGCTGCAAGCGCAGCTGTGATCGTCAGCGCAGCATCCGCAGAGCGGGTTGCGGTCGCCGCTGCCGCGAGTGTTGCCGTCACCGGCAATGCCGCCGCCACGACAGCGCCGAGCGCCGCAGCCGCGGCCGTGGTGGCTGCAATGGTGAGGGATGCCGTTGCGGGCCGGTCGGCTGTGGTCGCTGCCGCCAGGGTGGCGGTGACCGCGACCGCCGCCGAGCCCACCGCGCTGAGCGCCGCTGCCGCCGAAACGGTCGCTGTGACAGTGAGCGCGGCTGTCCCGACCGCGGTGCGCGCGGCTACGGCAGTAAGTGTTGTTGTGACCGCCAGTGCGGCATCCGCGGGGCGGGTCGCGGCCGAGGCGGCGGTCAGGGTTGTGGTCGCAGCGAGCGCGGCATCCGCCGGTCGCGAAGCCACTGCCGAGGCGGCGAGAGTCGCGGTGACTGCCAGCGCCGCATCCGCCGGACGCGCGCCTGCCGCAACAGCAGTCAGCGTGGCCGTAGCCGCGAGGGCTGCACTGACCGGCCGGGACGCGGTGACACCCGCGGCGAGCGTCGCCGTGACGGCGAGCGCCGCGCTGGCGGAGACTGCGGTGGACGGCACGTACTCGACGAGTGCCCACATCGTGGTGACCCGCCGCACCGACGTCTGCGCGACGTTCGTGCGGTAGCCGACCTGCATCGAGTCGAGCGTGGTCGGCGTCCACGCCGTGGACGTTTGCGGATTCGAGTAGGCGACGATGTTCGCCCACGGCTGCGGGGTGTTCGCCGCGACCACACCGCCGGTGCGGAACGCGGCGACCGCAACGGAGATCGACGCGGACTCCGTGGTCGTGCCCGACGCCTGCCCTTTGAGCCGGGTGACGATGCTCGCCGTAGTCGTCGCGGAACTCCCGCACCGGCAGCCCACCCCGACGAGGGTGATCGTGTCGGACGCGCCGACACCGGCGGTAGAACTGTCGGTGACGTTGAAGTCGTCGGTGTTCGTCGTGCCGGTGACGGTGGTCTGGTTGTAGGTGGTCGCATCGTCCGGGACGATCTCGTCAACCCGGGTGAAGTTGTTGGCTGTTCCCGCTGTGCCGCCGACAGCGGTGGCCCACACGTTGTTGTCGCCTGCCGCGTTGGGCAGCAGGTGGACGATCTTCCCTGAGCCGGGCAGGCCGGCCTGAGCGGTGCCGGTGTCGTCGTTGACCGCGATGTCGTCGAAGAACACGTCGGCGGTCGTCGAAGTGATCACGCCGAGGCGGAACTGCCCGAGCCCGCCGATGTCGCCGCCGACACCCGCCGAGCAGAAGATGGTGCCGTCCAGGTACGCGTTGACCGTGTCGCCGGTGGTGTCGTTGTACTGCATTTCGACGCGGTACCATGTGTTCAGCGTCAGGGTCGCCGACGCCGAGCCGACGTTCGCCGGGGTGCCGTCGCGGCATTGGAGCTTTGATGTGGCGGCGATGAACCGGATCGACGGGAAACCGGCGGTGCCGTCCCACCAGTTGAACAGGTCGCAGTCGGCTGTCGGGAAGCTCGCGAACCGGACGTAGAAGCGGATGTACTGGTTGCGGATGGCGTTGGGGGCGAACCGGTGGGTGATGTACCCGGTCGCCGCGGCCGGGTTGCACCGCAGCGCCGCCGCGCCGGACCGTACGGTCGTCGTCGAGATGGACAGGGTGCCGGTGACCGTGTCGACCTCGATGCCAGCGGTGGCCGACTGGAGTTCGAAGCCAGAAGACCACAAGCGCGCCATCCCGGCTGCCCCCTAGCCCCGATCGGCCACACCGAGGACATCTATGCGGCCAACGGGGCGAGCAACAGCTAAGCCGCTAGTGGCGCGATGCTTACGCTGAGTGAACTCAGCGTGAGCGAGTCACCGGTTTGGACCGTCTTGGAAGCGGTCAACTGAACCGAGAAGTAGAACGTGCCGGCGCTCGACGCCGACCAGTCGGACACGTCGGTGACCGTCTCCGGCGAGGTACCCGCCCAACTCGTCCAGGTCGGCGTGTTGCTGATCGACTTCGAGCCGGCCGAGGCGGCGTTCCAGGTCGCCGATGGTCTGGTCGTCACCGACGACACTGCAGTCGTGCCGGCCGAGCCCGGGTCGGCGGTGTGCAGCTGGATAAACGAACCGGCGGCACCGGTGAAGGTGGTGCCGGAGATGACGTTCAGCCAGGCGTTCGCGGTGTTGACCGCCGAGAGACCACGCGCCATTTCAGACTCCCGTCACAACGTCGGGGCGGGCCGTGAACCGGTCCTCGATGGACGTGAGGTGGTTCAGCATCGCCGTACCGGTCTTGCCCTTGCCGTCGGCGACTTGCGGGCCGCACGTGTTCGTCGGGCAGCCCGCCGTAGCGCAGCAGTCGAGGTGCCGGTCCGACGACGAAGTGTCGATCAGGTCGGTGAGAAGCCGGTTCTGTTCTTCGACTGACAGGTTGGCTGAGTTCTGCATCACGAGCCGGGCCATGTCGCCTACGGGCAACGGAAATTTGCCAGCCTCACTGCCCGCGATGACATGCCGGGGGTGGTCGTCCACTTGGCCGCACAGGTCACAGACCCGCAGCACCCGGCCGTTGCCGATATTGGACATGGGCTTCCTTCGTTCATGGGGCAACGGGCCGCCCGAGACGGCGAAAGGGTGGTGCGGGGCCGGGCTGTCCACGTCCGAACAGCCCGGCCCCACGTCGTCAGGACAGCGGGTCGTCAGGACGCGATGCAGTACGGCACGGTCGCGACGGCCGTCGCGGTGGCGATCGTCGCCGGGGCCGTGTCGGTCAGCGACGTCCCGGACGTCAGCGCCAGCACCTTCTGACCCGTCACCACAGCAGCGGACGCGTTCACGTTCAGCGACGCACCGAGCAGGGTCGGCACGGTGGTCGCCTTCACGTGCACGGCCGCGTAGTAGACGCCCGTGGTCGGCACCGTGTACGGGGTGGCCAGAGCGACCGTCTTGGCGGTGTTCGCCGCCCAAGCCGTCGTCGTCTGGTCGGCGGTCTGCGCCAGCAGGGCCGGGGTGGCTGCCGTGCTGTAGAGCGCAAACCACCAGTTGGTGGGGGTGCCCGCCGCCGTGGTCGCCGAGCAGAACGTCAGGTTGGTGACGACGTCACCGGCCTCCAGGTACAGCGCAACCGACGTCATGACCTGAGTGGTCAGCGCGGCCAGGTTGCCGCCGCACTCGGAGCGGCGCAGGTTCGCCCGCAGCAGCCCGGCGGGGGAGCCGTCGAGAGTCCACTGCGAACTGGAGACCGCCGTGAGCTTGCCGTTGGTGTTGAGTGTGGCGAGGCCGCCGGCCACGCCCTTCGCGGTGAGGCCCACGGCCACGTCCTATCTGCTGAGGACGCCTGCGGAGATGCAGGCGTTGATGATGTCGTCGCGGGACATGCCGTCAGTGACGGCGACGTCCGCCCGCTGCGCCCACGATGTCCAGGCGGCAAGCGAGGAGCCCCGGCCGGCGCGCGGTGGAGGGTCGGGAAGGTCCGGCGCCGGTTCGGTGACCGCCTCGGCCTCTTCCTCGGGTGGACCGTCGGGTGCCGGCTCCGATACGGGCACAGCCTTTGGTGGGGGCCCAGCTGGGGCCGGCTCGCTGATGCGGACCGGCCCCCCATTGTCGTTGTTCGCGGGTTGGGGCAGGCGGGCGTCGAGCAGGTCGTGAAGGTCGGCGAGGACGTCCACGATCGCCGCCAGCCACGGCCCGTCAGCGCCGAACGGGGTACCCAGTGCGGGACGCTGGCGGGCCATCGCGGTCAGACCCCCGCGCCAGTGCTGGACACCGAGGACTTGACGTCCATCAATGTCCCGCCCAAAACCATGCGAACCCGGTACTGGATGGCGTCGTGCTCGAAGTCGCCCTCCTCCGGCGCGATCGGTCCGCCACCGACGCGCATAGCGTTCGGCGACTTCACCCACAGCTCCGGGGTTTCGTGACCGGTGAGGAAACCGATCTCCATTGCCGGACGACCCACCGTCGGGTTCGCGAACAGATACCAGGCCGTGTTGCCGTTCGTGGTGTTCACGATCGGCAACCACGGGTTCACGACCACCGACACGCGGTTGCGCATCCAGTTCGCAACCCGCAGCTGGTCGTTGCCGGTGCCGTCGCCGCCGCCGGTCGCGGCGACGATCTCCGTCGCGTTGATGATGTTGTTCGCGGCGACCTCGAGAGCCGGAGGGACGACGAGGGTGACACCCTCGACGTAGATCGGTCCGCCGTCCGTGTCGACCTGCTGGCCCATCACCTGCATGGCCTGCTGCAGGCCGACGACGGTCAGAGCCGGGTTCGGCGTGACCGTCGACCCGATCACCGTCGTGTTGATGACGTTCTTGTTCGCCGTGGAGAAGTAGGTGCTGTTCGGCCCGGCCGAGCCGGAGAACAGTTGCGCTGCGAACTTCTCCTCCGTGCGCCGGGCCGCGTTCCCGAGCCGGGTCGGCAGGTCCGTGAGAGCACCCAGGTCGTCGTTGACGATCGTCTCCCACGACACGGCGATCTGGTCGCCGTACTTCTCCACGGCGTACGAGTAGCCGGCGTCGGTGACCGCCCGGTTCTTGTACGGGGCCAGCTCCTTCACCTTGTCCAGGACCGCTTCGCCGCCGTCCAACGTGAACCGCTTCACGGTGCGGAAGTCCCGCACCCGGCCACGCTTCGCGTAGGAGGGCCACTGCACCGGCCGGGTCTGGTAGGAGGCCAGCAGCTGCCGGTCGATGACGTCACCGAACAGGAACGTGAAGTCGCTGCGGGACATCGCCTCCTGGAAGGCGTACGTGGCCCGCCGGTCACCCTCGATGGTGCCCTGGTACAGCCGGACCAGACCGGCGAGGCGCTGCCGGTACTCCTTGGTCTGCGCCCGCCGCGAACGGCGGGAAATCGACTGGCCTTCGGCGGCGAAGATGCTGTCCGTACCGGAGGCCTCAGAGCCGCCGGCGTACGTGTCGAGCCGGCCGAGCGAGCCCAGGCCAGCGTCAAGAGTTGCGCTAGTCATGTCAGTACCCGATCTCGACGGCGATGGTGGTGGTGGCCCCGGACACGACGGCGCCGCGGGCGTACCCGAAGCGGACGCCGTTGGTGGCGTCCTTGTTGACGGGTGGGGTCTGTCCGGCCTCGTAGTAGAGGATGTCGCCGTCGGCGACGGCGGAGTTGCCGGACTGGTTTTCGCCCTTGACGGACAGCTGGAACTCGCCGTCCAGGGCGCAGGTGGTCAGCCCGTTGGCGTCTTCGGCGGCGAGGGCGACGCCGGGGATCTGCCCGCAGACGACCGGATCACCAGAGGCCGGGGTGGCGGGGGAGGTGCAGGTCATCGCCCGCGACTTGGTCCACATGATCGTGCAGTTCTTCGCCATGTCAGCCCCTTCCTCGCGCCGCGATCTTGGCGGCCTCTGTCGACAGACCCAGGGAGCCCGAGAAGAAGGTCTCCAGCTCGGCGTCCAGACCGTCGTCGGCCGATTCCTGGGCGGTGGTCGCACCCATGCCGAACGGCAGGCCCACGCCGGCCTCGGCGAGCGCGTTGGCCCGCTCCCGGCGCACGTGGGTGGCCTCGTCGGTGATGACCGCCGCGATGACCTCGCCGAGGCGGGCGTCGTCGACGGCACCCTCGGTGGTGGTGGGCACGTCGGCGAGGACCCGGGTGTTGACCCGGGCCGCGATAGACGCGGTCACATCCGCGTGTTCGGTGGCGCGCAGGGCGGCGGTGACAGCCTCGGCGGCGGTCTGGCGGTTGCGCAGCGCCCGGTTCTCGGCGTCACGCGCGTTCTCCCGGGCGGTCACCTGGGCGAGCTGCTCGGTGAGCGGGCGCATCGCCTCGGCCAGCATCTGCTGGACGGCGGCGGACATGGCCTCGGCGGTCGGCTGCGGGGCAGCCTCAACCGCGGGTGCCACGACGGGGGTCGGCGGCTGCCCGTTGTCGGGGACCGTAGCGATCCCCGCCTGCTCCGGCGGTGCGCCGGTCTGGATACCCGACACGGGTTCCTCCTCAGGATCGGATGGTGTTTCGGGTGCGGAGGGCGGGGCGCCGTCCGTCACGTCTGGGATGACCACAGGTGTGGTCGGTGCGGGTTCGCCCGGCGGCGTCTCCGGCCGGACCTCGGGTTCGGCGGGCGTGGACTCACCGGCCGCGACGGGGGCCGACAGCGGTTCCGGCTCTTCCCAACGCGAACGCAGAAACAGTTGGGGGGCGTCCGCCTCAACCCGCGCTGTCCAGGCCTGCAAGCCGTCACCGATCGCCGCCGACAGGGTGAGGCGCTCCTCGCGGGTCAGGCGGCCGTCGCCGTACATGTCGTCGGCGTACGCGGTCAACGCCAGGTGCAGACGCGACTCCAGCCAGGCCCCGAGGTTCGCGGCCTCGACGACGGGGGTGGGGTTACCGACGGCTTCGAGGACGGAAATGATCCCGCCTCCCGCCGCGGGGACGGTCACGAAGTCGACGCTGCGACCCTCGACCCAGTCCACGATGTAGCCCTCGCGGCCCTCGCGGGCGCCCTGCTCCCCGGTGACCCAGGCACGGATCGACATGCCGATCGCGTTCGCCTCGGCCATGTCGGTGAGGGGTCCGCGCCACGGCTCGAACAAGCGCGCCTCGGCGATCAGAGATTGTGAAGCCTCGTCCCAGCGGGCGTCCTCGGTGAGGATCGCGGCGAGGTTCTTGACGCTGCCCGACGGGTGCGCCTGCTCCTCCTCGTCGCTGGCGTGGTCCACGTAGCAACGGGTTCCGGCGGGCCAGGCAGTGGGACCGTCGCGGCGCAGCACCTCGGCCGGATACATGTTCCCGTTGAGTGACCACCCGGCGGAGATCAGCCGGAGGAGCATCCGGCCGGGTCCGGTGGTGGTGGCACCGCCGACGGAGGCCTCACGTACGGCGGTGCGGGTCGCAGGCCGCTCGAGGGTCGCGGTGGATTCGGCGACAGCCTTGCGGCGGATCGACCCGGCCAGTGCCTGCACCAGCGGGCGGATCGCCTCGGCCGGTTCCTGAACGGCGTGGACTTGCGGCTGGTGTTCGTAGCGTCCGGGCACGCGCAGGCGTCGACGGTTGGACATGAAGGAGCCTCCCGACAACGGGCAGAGGGTGGATGAAGGTCAGGGTTTGCAGCCGCAGTTGCAGCGGGACGAACCGGCGGAGGGCGTCGGCAGGGGAGGCACGGTCTTGGCTGGTGGCGGGATCGATTTCACGCCGACGGGATCAAGCTTCTGCGCGCGATCGCCCATCACGGCACGCGCTCGAGCAGTATGAAGCCGCCCTCGTTCGCCTCAGGGTTGGCGGTGGGGTTGAAGCCGACCTCTCGGTAGGCCACCTCGCGGGGCTGCCCATCTGCGTCGACGCCGGAGAAGACCACCAAACCGTCGCGGTTGCTCGCGCACGGGCCGAGGAGTTCCTTCAGCAGCACCAAGGACACGTCGATGGACTGATCGGCCTGACCGATGACGTACCGGCCGTCCGCCGATTTGCTGAGCTTGAGGGTCCCGATTGGGCCGCGTTCGGCCGGAGTCACGTCCGGTGGCCGCTGGCCAGCAAGTGTCGCTTCGGCCCGGCGGAAGTTGTCGTTCTCGTCGCCACCGAACTGCCACGGCTCGGATCCGTCGCCGAGCATCGACCAGCCCGTCGCCTTGCCGTCCTCAACGGTGATGGCCAGCGCGTACCCGCGCGGGTGGAACACGGTCCGGTTGATGAGCCACAGCAGGCCGGAGTCGCTGAGTTCTTTGAACGGTCGGTCCATCAACACCACCACCTATCAGCTGCGGCGGCCGGAGATCCGTTGAAGGTCCGTGACTGTGCGCGGGACGTAGGAATCACGCCACCCGCGGGTGCCCCTCAGCACGGCCAAATCCGTCCAGGCGATGTCGCCCGAGGCCCACAGTTCGTGGCGCGCCGGACCCATGACCTTGAGTTGGTCGGTGAGCGACAACTTCCGGAACTGCGCCTCCGCGTCGGGAAGCACATCGGCCGGCTCGGTTTGGGTGATACCGAGTTGCGACCAGGACTTGAGTCGGACCAGCCGTACACAGCGGCCCTGATTGTGATCTGCAGGTCCAGCCTCGGTCAGCGGATGGAAGGTGCCGTGCAGCGCCCAGCACGCCGGACAGCAGTTCGGCCCCAGACTCGCCCACCACGTCCATCCGGCGAGCGAGTCGGCGTTGATCTCGTGCACGTAGTCGGATGTGGCGCGCATGGCATCGAGCGATTCGGTTCGCGCCACGTTGATGGCCCGATCCCTCACAGCGAAGAATGCCGCCTGAAGTCGCCCGAGTATCCCCTTGCCCGCGGCGACTGGGTCGTCTCCCATGGGGACACCGCGCACCAGCGCCTGCTTCGCGGCGGACAGCGCCTGGGCGGCAAGCGGCTGAACCAGCGAGGTGACCCGGTTGCGGGTGCTGGCGCGGATAGTGTCGAGTCGGCCGGGTAGAAGCCTCGACCGGAAACCGGCCAGAGCTGCAGCAGCAAGCGACGACGGTAGTTGCGAGGCGAGGATGAGCGGCTCCGCGGCGGCCGTGACCGCGACAGCACCGACAGCCGCAGCGACTGCCACCTCGACCACGGTCGCGCCGAGTTCGTTCGACGACTGCTCTGTCGCAGCCACGGCGGAGGCGACCTCGGGGATGCGGGCGAGTTGCCACGACGACGGCCAGGTACCCGATCGGGCGGCCTGGTCGACGGCGGCGGCGACAGCCGCCTGCCATTGCGGGGTGAGGTTCTCCCACGCGGCAAGCCACGCCTCAGCGACGTGGCGGACGGCGTCGTCGGCAAGCTCACCGACCTCGGTCCGCAGTTGCTGCAGCAGGGCCAGGGAATGCCGGGTGACCGCCACGGATCACCCCGTCGGTGTGGGCGCCGGTTCCGCGTTCGGATCGACCGGGTGATCGTCGGTTGCAGGGTCACCGGAGGGCGGGCTGTCGGGCTTCATCGACCCGTTACCGATCGCGTTAGGATCCGTCGGCGGCGGCGGGGTGGCCTTCCCGAGCGGCGGACCGTCCGGCCACAAGAATTCCCCGTCATCGGTGGTCATGGCGTCGATGAGTCCTTCGACGTTCTTCACACCGAGCGCGGTGAGGATGAGCCGGGCGACGATCTCCGGGGGGATGGTGCCCGTGGCGGACGCGGCGACGATGGACGCGATGACCTTGTCCGGGTCCGAGTCCAGGTCCGGCCAGTCGATGTCGACGTCGGCGACGGTGTTGCCGTTCAGCTTCACCGTTTCCCGGCCATACCCGTCAACCACGATCGAGCCCTTGAGGGTGCCGTCAGGCGCCCGTACCGCCTCCGCGATGGCGTACTGCAAAATCCGCTTGTACACGCCGGCCCACAGCCCCCGCCGCTGACCCATCGCCAACTCGGTGGGCAGGTCCAGTGTCTCGGCGACCGCCCGCGCCCCGGTCTGGCCGGGGTCGGTGAGCAGCATCGTCACCGGCACGTCCAACGCGGCGCCGATCATCGCTGCGAGGGGCTTGCCCGACTCCGAGTCGATGGTCGCCCCGGACTTGGGGATGGCGTCCAGCTGCTGCTCGGGTGGGATGATCGCAACGTTGCCGACGTCGCTGACCCGGCCGTTCGCGTCGACGGGTGGCGCGGCCAGCCGGGTGCGGGCCTGGGTGCGCTGGTTGCCTTTCGCGGTCAGCCGCCACGCGAACCGGGCCAGCGACTTGACCAGCCGCGCCCAGTCCTCCAGGAACTCTTTGTAGGCCCGCGCCCAGTCGACGGCGGCGTACGCGTCGGGGACGCCGCGCTGCCAGCCCTCCAGGTCGTTGACCTTGACGTGCATCATCGGGGCGTCCCACACCACCGGGATCTGCCCGAACGACTTCGGCTTGTTCTTGGGCTGGTAGTCCAGGGCCGGGTGGAACTGCTCCATCTGCTTGTCGACGGTCAAACCGTCCGGGTTCAGGGTCTGTTGGACCCACACCCGCCGGTAGTACCAGGGTTCAGATCGGTCCTGCGGGTTGCAGATGATGTCGGTGATCTCGTCGGCGCCGACGACCCGAACCTGCACCTCACCGGTGGTGGGGCGGGTGAACATCGTCGGGAAGAACTCGCCGTCCGTGCCCAGGCAGCGCTCGAGACGCTCCCTCGCGGCACCGCCGGTGAACGCGCGTTCGTTGCCGGGATCGTTCAGGAACGCGGCGACGACAGCGTGCACGTCCTGCTCGCGGCGCTTCTTACCGTTCGCACGGGCGGCGATCTCGACACCCTGGGACCAGACGTAGGCGACGCGGAGGTTCAGTCCGCGCTTTATTAGTGGATGTGCGGTGGCGAAAACGCGGCAGATGGCCCGCATCTGACGCAGGCCTTCTGGGGTGAACTCCTGCTCGAACTGCGCCGTCAACCTGATCCAGCCCGGATCGGAAAGACTGCGCTCCAAGTCGTTCAAAGACTCCTGGAGCAAGTCGATCGTGTCGTCGCGCTGACGGATCTGCTCCTTGACAAGATCCGTGCGGGCTGCCGGCGCCGGTTCGGTGCGGCGGCGAGTGCGACTGCGAGTGGTCACCGAGGTACCCCCGGTTCCCTCTGTCAGTACGCGGCGCCGATGGTGTACTCGTCGTGTTCAGCGTCCTCGACGACGTCATCGGGTGGTGCGACCCTGCCAGCCGTCAGCATCAACGCGTCAGCGCGGTCCGGTGAGGGAAGCCCTCTCTTTTTCGAATCGACTTTGCTTTCAATCTGGATCTGCCCGCGAGACGTGAACTTGTACTTGATCGCGCCCAGTTGGGCAGCGAGTTCATCGTCAGCTGGGTCGAGATCCATGTCGCCGGCCTCGAGCCGTTCCCGCAGTGCCCAGTACCACTCAGCCCGGGCGTTCAGGAAATGCTCACTGTCGATGGCGGCGCCACCCGCTTGCATGTCGACGACGTCATGCCCCTGCTCGAGAAGCTGATCGACAACACCGCCGCCGACGCCGACGCCGTCAACGCGGATCTCATCCACGCCATATTCACGCTTCGCCGCGATGACCTGGCCGGTGGTTACGGTCGTCGCCTGCTTGGAGTGGTCGCCAACCATGCGGGCGACCGACCCTCGACGCAGCATGAATACGGATCGGTCCGAGCCGAAACGGGCTACGTCCACGCCCAGTACCGACCACGGCCCCGGGTCCAGCGTGCGTTCCTGCGCGGCACGGATCCACGACGGTGGGATGAGGACGTCCTCGCCGATGTCGGGGAACTCGCCGCGGACCTTCGCCGTGAAGATCGGCGACTCGACACCCCAGCGGTGGATCCGCTCGGCCACCCACAGCGGTGAAAGGAGCAGCGGCCGAAGGTTGTCCGGCACGTCCTCGTCGACGGGCTCGAGACCGAGCCGCGCGAACAGGTCCGCCAGTTCAGGAAGTTCGGCGAGCGCCTCAGCGGTCATGTTCGGGGTCTGCAGCCCGTCGATCCGGATGACGTTCCACCCGGAGCCGGGCTTGCAGACGCTGGCGAAGTGACTGGAGGGCGCATCGGGGTTGCCGATCGCAAGCACGCGGGCGTTCTCGTTGGTGGCCAGCGCGTCCACGGCGTCGAACAGGTTCTTGGGTACGCCGCCGGCTTCGTCGACGACGATGAGCGGGTGCAGGGCGTGGATGCCCTGGAATGCGGCTTGGTCCTCGTCGGCGGGCTTGCGGCCGTAGCCGATCAGCTCACCGTCGGCAAGCTTCCACTCCGGGACGGCACCCTGGGTGGTGTAGCCGGGCAGGCCGCCCTTGCGGTGCGCCCGACGGATCTCACGCCACAGGATCGCCGAAACCTGAGCCGCGGTCGGCGCGGTCGTGACTGCGAACGCGTCCCCATCGGGGTGGACCGAGAGCCACCACGCGACTAGGCGCGAGGCGCAAAAGCTCTTGCCGGCGTCATGGCAAGACTGGACAGCGGTGTACCGGTTGTCCCGGACCGACTCGGCGATCTCTCGCTGTTTGCTCCACAGATGCTCGGACAGCTTGTCCTGAACCCAACCCGCCGGGTCGCGGACGTACCGACTGGCCTCGATTGCCGCGAGTTTGCGATCCCGTTCAGCTTTCCGTTGTTTGAGTTCCTTCAACTGCCGAAGCTTCATCAGCTTCAGCTCCGCCAAGCTCTGCGGTGAGCTTGGCGATTTCGCGATCGAGGGCGTCGACACTCAACACCTCGACCTTCGTGGCCGAGTCGAGTCCGACCAGCTTCGCCCGCCGTTCCATGATCTTCAGGAGGCGGTCGATGGCGGACAGGGTCGGGCCGTCGTCCTTGAGTGGCACCCCGTCGACTTCGATCACGCGTCCGTTGTTGACGGTGATGTGCTCGGTGGTCATGACCTTGACGGCTTCGACCCAGAGAGCGTCGAGGCGGATCAGCTCGAGCTGACGGAGCTCGTCGGCAGGCTCGCGGACGGTTGCCGCGAGGGCGCGTTCGACAGATCGACGGGCCAGCGACCGGTCACTGAAGTCGAGCGCTTCGGCGATCTGGTCGTAAGTCTTGCCCTCGGCGCGGAGTTGGGCCGCCTCGGCGTCTCGCTTGGCCGTTTCGAGGCTCTTGACGAAGCGTCCGCGGCCGGATCGGGGCTGGTTCCCGTGACCTCGGCCTGTCGTGACCACGGACCACCCCCTTGCCCAGCGTGCTCACGCTTAGTAGTTGGCTGCCGGTGTCGGACCCGCGAATGGAGATCAACTAGGCCAGGCTGCCAGAATCGGCGTCACTCTCCGTGGACGGCGCGGGCCGCGGCGTTCGCAGCAGCACGGCCCGCACGCCATCCACGGATCAAGCAGTCGGCTCGGCCGGCGGGGTGTCGGAGCCGTCCGCGTCGCCGACGGCCACATCCAGGTCGGCGAGCTTCGCGGACGCGTCGTCCAGCTTCGCGTTGGCGGCGTCGAGGGCGGCCTGACCAGACGCGGACAGGTTCTCCCGATCCGCCTGCATCGCGGCGACGAGGGCGCTGTAGTCGGCGTGGACGTCGGCGACGACGGCGGAGATGCCGTCGACCTTCGTCGACAGGGTGTTGATCTGCTCGGCTGCTGTAGCCATGGCGGCCTCCAAGTGGGGGATACGGTCGGTTCCCAGCCAGTGCCGGATCAGCGCTGGCAGGCTCGGGTTCGGTGCGGTCACGTGGACTCCTCGTGTGTGGTCACACGGCAGTACAGGGCCTTGAGGTCGGGCGAGAAACGGACCGGGGACCAATGGGTCCGGCCCTGAACCACCAGGTGGCCGTCCTCGCACACGGCGAGAGGGCGAACCTTGGCGGCGGCACCGGCGAGCCAGTCGAGGCTGAACGGCATCTCGTCGGACATCGCCGGCCCTTCACGTTCGAGGAGCGCGGTCAGCCGGTGCTCGATCCGGTCGAGGCGGTCGGCGACTTCCCGATCGTCGGCTGCCGCGGCTGCCCCGAATTCAGTGGAAACCTGCGTGGCCAGCGACAACAGGATCACGAACAGGATGCTCTGCTTCCACCACAGGACAGCGGGGATGGCCAGCAGCACGAACAGGATCGCCAGGCCGCGGTGCAGCCACACGCCACGCTTCACAGGGTCTACCCCCGGAATGCGAAAAGCCCGCCTGAGCTGCTGCTCGGCGGGCATGGGTCACTTCAACAAGGCGAGTACTTCAGCATCGCCTTCGCTGTGCTCAAGTCTGGCAAAAGCTTGCTGCGCCTTCTCACGCCATTGCTCACGATCGGCGTGTTTCAGGCGAAGCATCTCAACGTGCTCGAGCAGGACGGGCGCCGCAGCGAACCACTCGCCGACGATGCGGTGTTCCGCGAATTGTCGGTGGCGCCGCGCCTCGACGAGTCGGGCTCCCGGTTCGACGGTGAGCAACTCGTCGTGAGGGATGGCGAGGAGTCGCTGTCCGAGGTTTCGTGAAAAGCCGATCTTGATCCGGTCGGCGAACTTCAGGTAGTAAACGACCGAATCCATGTCATCGACCTCGGCGTCCGCAGCGAGTCCGGCGAGCATGGCGTCTCGCTCGCCCAGGCCCTCCCTGGAGAGCCGGAGGAAGTCGTCCCAGCGCTCGGCAAGCTCCTGGGGGTCGCTGGACCTGTCGTAACGTTCGCGGCTGACCGCGTTGCCGCAGAACTCCCAGGCTTGCGCCAGATGAGGCATGCACATGGGGATCGGGGCATCGTCGGGGACGGGCTTGCCGCAGACGCCGCGGGCCTGGGGTCGAACACAGGTTGCGGACCGGGATGGCTTGTTGCGGCCGGGGGTTTCAGTCACGTCCCATTACCTCATCGAATGGGCTCTGACCTGGGATTCAATACGGGATACTCGACGCGCCGGGCGGATTCGTCCCTTGGTGATGCACACGGTACAGAACCCATCCGACAGGATCAAGCAACGCGCCGCCGAAGTCTCCTCTCGCGTGTCGTCGCCGCAATCTCGAGCACCTCTGAAGCAAGGAACATCGGCCGCCCGTCGCGACTCAGGCCCCGCGTCTCGAGCTTCCCTCTCGCGCCGGCCCGGGAGATGTAGCCGCGACGGCGCCACTGCCGGATGGTTTCCACGTCGACGCCGGCAAGCTCGGCCGCGTCGGCTGTCGTCACCATCGATTTTGCGTCTGTCGTCACCAACTGCTCAAGCATCCAGGTTTCGCCGAACGCACGCATCGTCGCGTCGACGTCAGCGCAGGCATCCGGCGCGATCGCTTTGAGCCGGGCACGGTAGGCGCCGACAATCCTCCGCGCCCTCTGGAGCGGGGTGTCTCCCGAGTGCGGCCACTTGGCACGGTTCGAGCGCGGCTGTTTGTCGATCTCCGGGTTCACGCTGCGACCTCCTCTGTCTCTGCACTCTCCGGCCAGGTGAGATGGACCATGAACCATTCGTAGTCGGAGTACAGCCGGGACGCCTTGCAGGTGTCGCACCAGACGGGCGGCTCGTCTTTGAAGTCCTGCGGCTCGAGCCGGTACAGGGCCTGGGCGGTGCAGGTCTTGTTCGGACAGGTGCCGTGCAGCGACAGGATCCGCCGGGTGCGCCCGAGCCTGGCGCGTGCGCTCCGGTGCAGCCCTTGAAGCTGCAGGACTGCCTCCCAGCCGGTCACGTCGACCGGGTCGTCCTCGACCCCGGTCGGGCAGACCGCGGTGGCGGGGATCAGTGACAGGACCCGCAGGTGCGAGCTGAGGACGTTCACCGCCCGCTGCAGTTGGGCACCGCCGCGCATCTTCGCCGGGGGTGGGGGTTTGCTGAGGGTGGTGTGCCAGTCCGCGACAGGGACGGGTGCGGTGGGGTCGGACAGGTGCGCGGCGACCCGCACCTCGTACTCCCAGGTGGTGGCCACGTGCACCATCTCGGCCTGCAACGCTTCGACGTGGCCGACGAGCAGCATCTGTTTCTCTTTGCTGCCCGACGCCTTTTCGGTGATGGCCTGCGACAAGGTGGCCTCGTGGAGTTGGGCGAGGTCCAAATAGTCGTAGACGAGGGGCCGAATGTCGCGTCCGGCGGCGTCGAGGCAGGCGTAGCAGAGCGGGTCGCTGGTGGGGCAGGCGTGTTTGCCGACCGGTTCGTACGCTTTGCAGCGGATGCCGTTGAGGCAGGTTCGCGTGTCTTCGTGCATGGTCCACCCCTGAATGCGCTGGTCGTGTACCTTGCTGGCCAGCGATCGAGGCGGCAACTTCGAGCGCGGTGGAGGATGGGCGACTGTTCGGCGGCGTCGGGGTGTGTTCCGGCGCCGCCTTCCCGTCTATGCGGTCAGGATGATCCGGAGGCTTGCCGGGGTGCCGACCGGCGCAGATGCGGGCCAGTACCAGTGGAAGCGGGGGTTGATCTGCCGGTCGATCTGCTCGCCGACATCGCGCATGACGTCCGCCCACGGATCGGCTTCGACGTGCCGGCTGTTGCCGAGTTCCCGTTCGAGCGCCGCCCACCTACCGTCGATGCGGTCGGACAACTCGGCAGGCGTCCCAGTTGTGTCCATGTCGACGCCGACGAAGCGATACCCGTCGTCCAAACGCAGGTGCCAGACGATGGCACCGCGGACCAGTTCGCCCCGCTGGAAGAGTTGGGCGTGGAAGCGACCGGTGTAGAACGTCTCCGAGCTGAGCAGGGTCAGGTCGGTGTCGTCGGCCGCCGTGACGAGGTCGGGCCGCCACCGCATCGGGGTGGCGTACTCGCCGACCTCCCGCTGATCGGTGTGGATCGAGACGTGGGTCGGTTCGCAGTCGTACGAGCAGTACGCGGACCCGTCGCGCGGTTCGGCGCCGCACGGGCATCTGCCGTCGATCGCGGCCGTGATTCGGTCGAGTAGTTCCACATTCACCCCCAGGTCCATTTAGTGTATCCGCAGGTCAGGCCACATGCGAGCCTGCCACGCAACGAGGTCACAGCCTGCCACATCGGAGACCGCACGCCGATCGTTCAACCGGCTGACCCGCCGAACCCGTTCAGAGCGTCTGTGGCGGTTCGGGGGTACCCGTGTGCCCACCGGGCCACTCTGGAGGCTCTGCGTGCCGCTGGAAGCCCCGCGCGACGTACGCCCGCACGACAGCCGCAGCCTCCCGGACACCCGGATCGCCGGTCAGGTCGAAATGGGTCTGCAGCTCCGCTTCGATGTCACGGGCCGCCCCGACCGCCCCGGCATGCCGCAGCCGCTCATCACGATCCGGGTCACCGTTCATCGCCGCGATGACCAGCGCGGGCAGTCCGGACTCCCAGATCACGCCGACATGCCGGGTGCCGATGTAGACGTTGCGCCAGTTGGAGTCCCCGAGCCGCCACTCGTTCAGCGCGGACTCGACACCCCGGCGCTCCGGTGTGGTCTTGGTACGGCAGACGCGGTGCTCGGGCGGCTCGGTCACGGCTGCACATCCTGCCCGCCGCCGGGCGGCAACTGGCCCTCAATCTCCGCATGCAGCTGCAACACCATCCGGATCACCGTCAACTTCCGCTCGGCCGACAGTGATGAACTGAAGATCAGTTCCAGATCTTCGAACGCGGTCGGGCCGCCGGTTCCCCTGTCCGATACGGCCCGGAGTTCCGCCAGCCTCACCGCCGCATCCGCCCGCCCGGCCTCCTCCAACTGCTGCTCAGTGACGCCGGCAACGAATGCCATCCGGGCAAGAGTGGCCGCCGTGGCGTGAGCATCGGTGCGGCCCCCACCAGGCGCCGACTGCCAGCCCGCGACAATGTGACGCCAGCGGGTGTCGCTGATACCCGACTCACGGGCGAAGGCCCTGACGGAACGGCCACTTGCGCGGACCGCCTCGCCGAGCAGTCGGCCCTCAGGGGTTGACGGGTCACCGATCCCATCCGTCACAGTGATCCTCCGGTTCGTCGTCGAGCAGGTCCAACAGGTCCGGGCCAGTCTGCGCGTCCGTGCGCAGCCGGGGTGTTGACACGATCAGGCCAGCGTCGCGGGCACACTTCGACCCCAGGCCGTGGACCATACGATCCACGCGCGCCAGCGTCCCGCAGTCCTCGCAGCGGGCGCGGGGTATCGGGGTCGGGTCGGGGAACATTCAGACCGTGCCCGGCCGGTACACGGGCTGGTGGGGGAACCCGGACGGCCGGGTGGGCATGGCTATCCAGAGGCCCATTGCTTCCACCGAACGGGCGCCCCCAACGTTGTCAACGGTGCCGTTTCCGCAGGCCAGCGACAACATTGCGGCCGGAAGTACAGGGCTGTAGTTCGCTGCTCGGCGCCTGATTCGTGTCCGCTGCGGCACGCCTGCGGAGAACGCACCCGCCGGATGGCGGCCGGTCGCTGTCACCGTGGGCCAGGCGGTCACGAAAGCGCCAGTGCGGACTCGGACGACATCGCGCCGTCGATGACCCCGAACCTCGGACGGGGAGCCCGTGGCTTCTCGGCCAGCCCAGCCTGCCGGGCGTCGAGATCACCCGTCAGCAGCTTGAGCTTCGGACGCACCCACGAGTCGCACTCCGGCGGTGCCGTCCACTCCGGGTCCAACACCCCCCACAGCGCCGGCCAGTCAATCGCGTCGATGTGCCGGGCCAGGTTCCCGCCGGTGTTCGCCGGTGGGCGCGGAACCGCCACAGCCTCGCACGCAGCCCGGTTCGCGTCCCGTTCCTGCCAGTACCAGTCGATGTGTCTACGGCACGCACCGAGCATCCGCCGCCGTCCCGTGGCGGGGTCGGTGACCATTGACCACGTGTACGCGGGCTTCCCGCACACCGGCTTGCGTGCGGCCGGGCCGGCGCACGGGGTGGTCTTGGGTCTACCAGCGGGCAGGTCGGCCCACGGGTCGTACCGGCGGACGTCGTTCTTGACGACCTCTCGGATCCGCCGCAGGTTCAGGTCCGGGTCGGGTCGGTCGGGGACGCCGTTGAACGACCCCACCGGAAGCGGGGTGCACGGCGGGAACAGGTCGGCGGCCATGTCCCGCATCGACCAGCCGCCTTCACCCGGCGCGGGCTCCTGCAGGTGGACGGCGCGGGACAGCCACAGCCCGACGAGGAGAAGATCCCCGACGATCTGCGGGTCGGCCATCAGGGCTGCGGTGGTGCGCTCGTGGGCGCGCAGGGCCGTGAAGGTGTGCTCCGTGGTCATCTGCGGCTCCTGAACTCGCGCACCTGCGCAGCCTCGCCGTCCTGCTCGCCGTCGACTGGCTGCCGCTCTGGTAGGCGGGTCACGCCGACGAACAACTCCTCAGCCCGCGCGGCGGCAGCCAGGAACGCAAGGCCAATCGCGCGGGCGTCCTCGATGCGCAGGGACTCCCAGTCGCCCGGCTCGCCCCAGCGGTAGTCGATGTCGTCGCACTCGTGGTCGAGGTACACCATGCCGGCACTGTCGCCGTTCTCGATCGTGAACACCGACCAGCCCTTGCGCGGCTTCCACTCGCAGCCGGGCTTCTTCGTGGCGCGGCCGTTCAGCTTGTCGGGGCGGGGCAGTGTCGCGGTGTCGATCTCCGACAGCAGGGCAGCGACCTGGCGACGCAGTAACGCCAGCGATGGTGTCGTGTCGGTCATGCCGCCTCCTTGAGGCTCAGATAGGTGATCGGGTGCGGCGGGCAGACGTCCTGCCCGCACGCGCACCCCGGGTCGAGATCGAATCGGCGCCCGTCACGCACAGCCCAGCGGCCGCCGTCCGCGGTGGTCTCGAGGGTGAAGCCGGCACGGACCAGCCAGTCGGTGCGGAGCCAGGCGTGACAGGCGAGCAAGGGATTAATCTTTCTGGACTGGTTCGGCAGGCTGGGGGCGGGTCGTATCCGCCGGTCCGTCGCAGGTCAGCATGGTTACGCCATCGCCTCCCAGTAGCGGTCGGCCCGCTCGCAGTTCGCCCGGAACGACGCCCACTGCTCCGGCGTCCAGTTCGCGCGAGCACGGGCTTGCGCCGCCTCCTGATCCCGGCGGACCTTCACCCGCTCCTCGTCGGTGAGCGGGAACGCGCGGATCGTCTCGGCGATGGACCAGCCGTCGGTGCTCACCCCGGACGCCTCCGCCTTGTCACAGATCGCCGACAGCTCGCCGACCTTCAGCGCGTTGTAGACGACGTCCCAACCGCAGACGCCACAGAACGTGACCCCGTCGTCGGGATGCCCGCGGTCGCACTGGTCGGGGTCTTGCATCCCGAAGCCGCACCCGTCGCAGTCGTCGCGCCACGATTGCCAGGTGGCGAAGTGCTCGGCGTGGCTCAACGTGCAGATCGCCTCATCTGTAGTCATGAGCGCACCAGCGACATGACGACGTACTCGCCGAGTTCCAGGCCGAACAGGGTGCCAGCGGCAACGAAGCCGACCTTGCGGAACGCCTCCTGACCGGTGTATCGCTTCGTCGAGCACTGGTCGTCGGCGCACTCGTCGTGGTCGCCCGCCGGGTTGTACTCGCGCAATTGCAGCGTGTCGCCCGTCTGGAAGCCACGGTCGTTACGGCGGATCTCGAACGTCTTCGTGCCGTCAGCGATCCGCTCGAAGTAGCCGGGCCAGGTCTTCAGTTCATGAAGCATGATCACTCCTTGGTCGATTGGCTTGGGTTCGTGCGAGCGGTGCGGTAGAACCAGGGGTGCGGGGACCTGAGCGCTGAGATCGTTCAGGTCCCCGGTACGTCATGCGATCGCCATATCGACGAAGCGTGAGAAGTGCAGTTGGGCGGCGACCGTGACCGTGTCCGTCGGGCCATTGCGGTGTTTAGCCACGATGAAATCCGCCTCGCCTGCGCGGGCCGACTCCTTGTCGTAGTAGTCGTCGCGGTGCAGCAGGATCACCACGTCAGCGTCCTGCTCGATCGAACCCGACTCGCGCAGGTCGGACAGTTGCGGACGCTTGTCCTGACGATTCTCCGGGCCCCGGTTCAACTGGCTCACCGCGATGATCGGACACTCGATCTCCTTCGCCAGCAGCTTCAGACTCCGCGACAGGTCCGAAACCTCCTGCTGCCGGCTCTCCGTCCGCTTCGGCGAGGTCATCAGCTGCAGATAGTCGACGACCAGCAGCCGCAGGTTGTGGCGCTTCTTCAACTGCCGCGCCTTGGCACGGATGTCCGCCAAACCCATGCTCGGGGTGTCGTCGACGAAGATCGGCGCTTCGGAGATCTCCCCCATGCGTCGGGCCAGTCGTGCCCAGTCGTCGTCGGAAAGTTGCCCCGAGCGCAGGACATGCATCGGCACGCGGGCCTCGGCCGACAGTAGGCGCGTGACCACCTCCACCTTGCTCATCTCCAAGGTGAAGAACGCCGACGCCATATCCGCCCGGATCGCCGCATGCCGGACGACGTCCAAACCCACCGTCGACTTGCCGAGCCCTGGCCGTCCAGCAACGACGATGACCTGACCTGGCTGTAGGCCGTTGAGGAGCCGGTCCATGTCGATGAAACCGGTCGGCACCCCCGACATCCGGCCGTCCTTGCCGGCGGCGGCCTCGATGTCGTCGAGGGTGGGCTGCAGCATCTCGTCGAGCCGCGAGTATTCGCTCGCGCCACGGTCGACGGTGATGTCGTACACGGCCTGCTGCGCCAGGTCGACGACATCGGACAACTCAACCCCGTCACCGGCAGCGGAGCCGTAACCCAACTGGGTGATACGGATGCCCGCCTCGACCAGACGCCGGGACACGGCCCGGTCGGCGACGATCCGCGCGTAGTACGGGGCGCTCGCCGCGGTCGGGACGCACTCCGTCAGGGTGTGCAGGTACGGGGCACCACCGACCCGCACCAGGTCACCGGAGTCGAACAGTGCCCCGGTGACGGTGCGGGAATCGGCCGGCTCGCCCTTCGCGTGCAACCCGACGATCGCGTCGAACACCGTCTTGTGGATCGGCCGGTAGAAGTCTCCCGGAGCCAGGATCTCCGACACGGCGTCGATGGTGTCCTTCGACAGCAGCATCCCGCCCAGCGTCGCCTGCTCCGCCTCGACGTCCTGCGGCGGCATCCGGTCGGACCTGCCCTCGGTCATCGCTGATCCCCGTCCTGCTCGTCGCCGGCCCAGTCCGGTCCTGGAGTGATCGCCCGCAGCTGCTCCATCGCCGACACCGGCGCCGGGGACTTCTGGTCCAGGTGGGAGGTGATCCTTGCCAGCACCTCCCGGACACTGGCCGCGCCAGCCTCCATACGGACCTGCCGGTTCATGTCCTGCTCGAACGGTGACGGCAGCGCAGTCGCCTCCGACGGTTCCTGTCGACGCCGTTCGGCCCGGATCGCCTTCACGCCCTGGCGGACGTGGGCGGGCATCATGCGGTCCGTCGAGTTCTGGTAGTGCTGGCGCACCGACTCCATCGCATCGTCGAAGTCGAGATCGCCGATCACGTGATGCCATGCGATCCCGTCGGCCTTCTCGACCGTTCGGAAGTCGTACATGGCGCAGGCCGCGAGCAGCCTGGCCGCCTCTCCGGGTGTCATTGGGTTCCTTCCTGGGCATAGAGCCCGTGTCCGTATTCACGATCAAGTTCGTCAGCGACAGAGAGCGCCTGCTCGGCGCGCAGCGCTGATGTTGAACGACGTACTTGGTCCGGCATCGGCCTGCGGGCGAGCGATGAACCGGCGCGCCCTTGGTTGTTTGGGTCTTCTGCCGCAGCGGCATCTCGGAGATCCGCAATGACCTTGTCGAACCTGTTGCCCGTCGGAATCCCCTCGTTGCACGCCTCAAGGGCTGCGTTCACCTCGCCCTCGGTGTACTTCGCAATCAGGGCACCGCGGATGAGGTTCTTCAACGGCATGAGGACTTGGTCGGGCTTCTTCTTGCTGCCGCGAGCGATGATCGGCTTCCGGGCGTCCTGTCGTCGTTTCTCCCAGGCCCGCGCCAGCCGCCAGCTGGTCTGCTCCTCGGTCTCTGCGACGACAGGCACCTCGGGCATCCCCTCGAACGCCACTTGCTCCGACGGCGCGGAAGCGCTGTCCGCCGGGGGCGGAACGGGTTGAGGATTGCGGGTTGAGGGTTGGGGATCTACTACTAGAGCTTGAGTAACCACAACCCCGTCAGAACGGCATGTGCTATCGGATGCCGTACCCGATAGGGTATCGGATAGGCTATCGACCTGCGGAAACGTTGAATCTGATTGCCCCCGTCCCGTTGCCTCCGGCGGTTCGTCACCGTCAAGCGGATAGGCCATGCGATGAACGTCCGATGGGCTATCCGATGCCCATTCCGCCGGTAGGCCGACCTTCGCCAGCTCCTCCGCGAGCACCTTCCGCAGCGTTGGCGACTCCACATCCCGGACAGCGCGCTCGATCACTGGCTTCCGCTTGCGGTTGCCGTAGCCGCCATCAGCCTTGATGAAGCCCCGCAGCAGTACCTCCTCGGTGTCGTAGTCGTAGAAGACGAACCGATGGGTGCTCAACTCCTGGAGGCCGTCGATCACGTCCTGCTTTGACCCGTCTGCGCACCGGCCGGACCAGCGCCGGACGTTGAGCGACAAGGTGCCGGCCGCGCTGATATCAGGCTGGGTGGACAGCATGAAGTAAACCCATTGGCCGTTGCGGGTGAGGTTGCCGAAGTCGTCACCCGGGCGCCAGATGGCGGTGGTGAACTGGGCGTAGTTGCGGGACATCAGGCCTGGCCCTGGTTGAGAAGTTCGACTAGGACCGGGCACTCGGCCGCGTGCCACTCGCGGGCGTAGTAGTTTCCGTCGTCGAGGACGAACTCCACATGCCAGGGCAGGCACTCGTGGCACGGCCAGATCTCCCAGCCGAACGGGCCCAGATCGACGCTCAGAATCGGCGCGCGGTACGTCAGATCCGGCCGGCCGTCTTTCCTTGGCATGCGGAAGCCTCCTGCTCCATGTCGTGGGGGTTGATCAGGCCGCGTCGACGGTGATATGCGGACGGAGGTAGAGCGGCCCGACGCGCTTAAGAAGCCAGCCCCAGCTCCGGGGCGACTGCGGGTAGTGGCGGTGGCGTGGATACCAGCGCAAACCGGGAAGGCAATCCGGCTCATGGCGCCAGGGGCGTCCACCCTGATCAAGCATGACGGTGCCCAGCGGAGGTTCGTCTGGCTTGAGCTCCGTGACGGCCGCCTCGGCGAGAAGCGTCAGGTAGAACGAGCGCCGGACATACGCTCGGAATCTTGGCTGGGTAGCAGCGCCAGGGTGTAGCGCCGCGTTGCATGGAGTGCAGAGAAGTCCGCGAACGGCCCAATCGCCGAGGTCGTGCTCATGGTCGATGCATAGGGTGCCGAACCGGTTCTCGGCGGCCGGCATCCCACACGCCTCGCAACATCCGCCCGAGCGGGCGAGCAACCGATCGAACTGACGGCAACTCAGCGCGTACTTCACGTGGGTCGCGCAGCGCACGTGAAGTCCTGGCGGCACGGGTCCGTTCGGCAACGGAGATGCAATGTCGCGCTTCCACCAGCGTGGCTCGGCGAACGGCTCGATGTATTTCGGAAAGAGAATCGACGGGGCGGTCATGCGGCCAGATCAGCCCACTCGTCAGTTTTGGGCTGATCAAGTTCCGCAACGACACGTGGCAGGTCGTTCTTCAGTGCCTGCGTCACGATCTGGGAAACGCTGGTCCCTGCCTTGTCTGCGACACGCTGTGCTGCTGCCCAGAGCGACTCGTCTTTTGGTGACACGTAGAGCGTCTTGTGGGGCATGTGCTGGATCCCTTCTAGGCTGGTGAAACGCAGGATCTGTGTACCTACACGAGCAATCCTGAGGCTACCGCTTCGTGTACGTACACGCAAGACAGAGTGCGGCGAATCGTGTACCGACACGCCGTACCTTTAGGGGATGGCCGAGGAGAACCCGAACAAGCGGCGGATCACACCCCGCCGCCAGATCGCGCTTTCTGGTGATCTCTGGGATCGGCTAGGCCTACTCGTCGGCGACCGCGGTCGCTCGGAGGTCATCCGCGCCCTCGTCGCCTGGTACCTCCGGGAGCCCGGCGCCAAGCTCCCCGAGCGCCCACCCCGCAAGGACTGACCCGAAGCAGCCCGTGACCCCTCGGCTCTCGTCGACAGTCACGGGCTTCTCCTCGCTGTGGATGTAGGCGGTGCGGGACGGTGCAAGGTGCGTCAGGCGAGCGGCGTGAATAGCGGCTCGATCGACCAGTCAGCCTCTTCGATCGGCCACTTCCGCAGCGCTTCCTTGCCGGCCTCCGCGTCCTGCTCGGTCGCGTACGGCCCCCAGATGCCGAGGATCCCGCTGCCGTCGAAGTACTTCAGGACCAGCACGAAACCGGCGGACGTGGGCGCCGGGTTCATCGCGGACCGCCCGTCAAGACGGAGTCCAGCACGCCGGCCCGCACGACCACTTCAGGCCGCGGGCTGAACACCTTGACCGCATCCGCCTCATGCGCCTCCAGGTGCGCGTCCTCGGCTGTCCGCAGCATCTGCCCGTGGGTGAACCGCAGGTGAATGTCGGACAGGTCCAGTTCGACCTGACACCGCCGGTCGCAGGGGTACTCGACCACGAAGGTCGCCATCGGGTCGCTCACTGCTCTCCCCTCGACTCGGCTGCCAGGTTGCGTTGGTGCTCACAGGCCATCGCCAGCCCTTCAGCCATGCCCCGATAGCGGACCGCCCGAATGACGTCGCCGTCTCGCCAGTCCTGTTCGGCCAGGTTCCGGTAGGCACGCTCAGAGGCAGTGATTCGCTTGGCCAACTCGATCCACATGTCGCTCATCGCTTCTCCTCAGTCAAGTCGGCGGACAGCAGCTTCCGACCCAGCTCCTCGATCACCCGGACAAGCTGCGCGGACCGGGCCCGTTCCGACTCCAGGTCGTCCGAATAGGCATTCGTCATGTCGGCGAGTTCCTGCACACGGCGCCGCGCCGAGTCGAGTTGGACCCGCAGTTCGGTGATCTCGCCGGTCGCCTCGCGGAGCTCCGCCTCGACCGCGCCGCGCCGTTGGGTGAGCCGGTCGAAGTAGCGGTTAATCTTGATGTCGTCGCGCTCATGCTCAGCACGTAGTTCGGCGATCTCCGCCTGCAAACTCTCGACGGTCGGCTCGCTCATCGCGTCCCCTTGGTCATGTCGTGCTCGGGTGCATGAACGTCGGGGTTGACCAGGGCAAGCAGTGCGTCGGCGTGGCACGGTCCTTCGTCGAGTCGGCACCAGCAGGCCAGGTCACGCCCTGCCAGGTCCCGGTGTGCGGCGGCGAGCAACTCGGGTTGCTGCATGAGTGCCCGGCGGTACGCGTCCACCGCGCCCACCCGGTCATGCTCGACACGGCACAGACGGCACGGCTTCCCGACCTTGTGCGGGTTGGCGTACGGGCTTGGTGGCAGACCTGGGGCGGCACGGCCGACGTAGACGGCACCGTCAGGGATCCGGCCGTGGTACAGGTCGCCGAGGACCCGGACACGGCGTGGACCCACCAGGTAGGCGAGTGCCGCATGCCGGGTGCCGAAACGTCGGGCCGTCTCACCCCGACGGCGGCCGAACCAGGAACCGGCCGGCTCAGGGACGACGCTCGGGAAGGCGGCCCCGACGAACTGGTGCCCGCGGTACGCCTTCAGCCCGCCGAGGCCGTCGTCGTACAGGTCGACGCCGTGGATGGTGTGCAGCGGTTCGGTGGCGGTCATCGGGCGTCCCCGCGGTGGTCAGGGCAGTAGTCCTTGCCGCCAGGCGCGTTAACTTTCCAGCCAGCCGAGCGGGCGTCCGCGCGTGCCCGAGTGCCGGTGCCCGCGAAGACCTGCGCGGTGCAACCGAACGGGTCGCCTTCGACGCCGTCGCAGCGGAGCTCGACCTCGATGTAGACGCTCACGGCATCTCCTTCTCGGCGGCGGTCATGAGGGGCCGCCAGAGGGGCTTGAACCGGTATTGGCGCCGGAGTGGCCCTTGGGCGTCCAGATGTTCCAGTTCCCGCAGCCCTCGCATCGCTGCTGGCGGTGGGTCGTGAGCATCGATTCGGCCCAGTCCGAGTGCTGGATGTAACCCGCCGGGTGGGGTGTGTGCTGGTCCGCGTTCGGGCAGTCCGGGTCGGGATGCGTCTTCTCGATCTCGGAGCAGAGCATGATGGGGGTTCCCCCCGGACCCTTGATGCGCAGGCAGGTCACCGGCCTTCACCGCCCGAGCCAACGCGCACCATGTAGCCGTTCGCCCCGGTGACATACGTGCGCCCGGCGTTCTTCGCCAACTTCCGCTCCACGGCGTCCTGAAGGTCGATGTCGGTCATCTCGGCGAGCGCGGCCACGTACAGGACGACGTCGGCCAACTCCTCGTCAAGGTCCGGCAGGCTCTTGCGCCACGCAACGAACGCCTCGGCGACCTCACCCTGCAGAAGGCAGAACTCGAGTGGCACGTCGGTCAGGTTGAAACCCTTCGCGACCTTGTTCTTCCACAGCGCGGCCTGAACGGCGCGGATGTCCATGGGCTCAGGCATCGCTGTCACCGCCGGAGAGGCCTGAGCCGGCGTCGGTCGCTGCCTGGTCCGGGGTGCACGAGCACTGCCCGATCCCGCAGCATTCGCCTGCGCATTCCTCGCCGTCGGGGGTATCGCCGTCGCACCAGCATTCGCCGCGGGGGACGGGGTCGGTTGAGATGCGTCCGCAGCCGCGGAAGAGGCAGCCTGCGACGCCGCCGTCCCATTCGACGGTTGCGAGGGGAAAGCCGTCGCGGTCGGTCCGGTAGCGATGGCCTTCAACGGGGCACTGCCAGAACCGGATGGGCGCGTCGAGCAGGGCGTCGAGGGCGCCGTCCGGCGACGATTCGTCGTGGATCACCGGTCTCCACCACCCTCGGCCTGCGAGGAAGCGTTATCGCTCGCGAACTGCTGAGCGGCGTATCGGGCCTGGTGTGCCGGGCAATCGGCGGCGGCCCGGGTGACGCGGCCCGCGTACGGATCGACCGGGCAGACGCATCGGAACGGATCGGAGTCGGTAGTGCCATCGTCCGCGCCCTCCGGGCCGTGCTCGCAGCTGACGTACTTGTCCGGGAATCGGTGGGCCGACTTCGGCCCTGGCGTGCCGCAGACGATCAGGTCAAAGTCCGGCCCATGCGCTTCGCTGAAGATCACGACGTACCGCCCGACGGGTTGGGCACGGTGACCGCGACGTCCGGGATGCACCGCTGATCAATCACCTGTGTGCCGCTGCACATGCAGTCGGTCACGTGCGCCCGGTGTTCGTCGCGGAAATGGCCCCTCGCGGTCCGGACCGCCGACGGCAAGTCGGTGCCGTCGGCGTCGGCCCACCACTCCGGGTGGTCCGTGCACCGGAGCTCCGCAGCGCCGTCCTGCGGGTCGGCGGTGATGTAGATCATCGTCAGGTCAGGCATGGTCCACGCCGCCGTTCGTGCGCTCAGGTCCGGGACACTGCGGGATCTCGCCGGTCTCGGGATTGCGCAACGCGATTTCGTAGCCGCCGCAGTGCGTGCACTTGAACAGGTCGTTGCCCGCGTCGTACTCGAATTCGTGATCCCCGAACCCCTGCGGGTGGGTGATCTCAATCGTGGTGATGGACAGCCCAGGACGGGCGGTGCCGGCCCGGAAGTACGAGCCGCATCCGTCGCTGCCGGTGCGGTCCTCGGCGGCACACAGCGAGCACAAGCCGTCGGAGCCGCAGATTCCCATCATGACGTTGTCGTCACTCATCGGACGCTCACCGCCTCAGCGACGAGGGCCGTCAGCGCGCCGTCGCGGGTCGGCACCCGCCGGGCTTCTGCGCCGACCTGCCAGACAAGCCACTCACCCTCGGCGTCGAGCCGAGCAAAGCCAACCGCCTTCCCCCAGTCGTAGACGGTGTACGCGTGGTCGTTGTCGTCGACCACGAGTTGGGCCGCGTCGATCAGGGTCAGCAGCTCGTCCGGGATCGGCTCGCTCCACTCCCGGTTCGGGACCGACACGCACGGGCCGCGCTTCAGCTTGCCGTTCGACTGAACCTTGGTTACGTAGGTGGTCATCGGGTGTCCATCCCAGACGCCTCGCACGCTGTGCACTCTGTGACCGTCACGAATCCGTACGGAGCGCTGTTCACTTTTCCTGCAATGGGCACCCAGCCGTTGCCCTGGCACTGGTCACACAGCGGCCCGGTGTAGGTGAGCAGCGGGAGCCAGCCGTCACAGTTGCCGTAAGGAATCCAGCCGTCACGAACACCACAGCCCTCGCACGGGCGCTGCCAGGGCTGAAGCTGGGCGTCGCCATCGGCGAGCAGGTCCACGGAGGTGAGATGCCCGCATGCATGGCGCCATAGCGGGCCGGTGAGACCCTGGAAGACCGGCTGGCCGTACGAGCTCACCCGGACGAGTTGATCGGTCATCGGGCCGCCTCCGCTTCGGTGAGCACGCGGATGTGCGACAGGGCGATGCAGGCACCGTGCCCCTCGACCCAGACGACGGCGGTGTGGCCACCCAGCAGATCGGCGCGCGAGCGGGTCCGGCTGACCTTCCCGTCGCCCTGCCGGTCGCCGGTCCAGTAGCGAACCGAGGTGCCGACCGGGTGCTGTTCGTTCCAGTGATCCACGACGGCCTGCGAGTCAACGACATGGTCGGCCCGGTTCGGTTCCGACTGGCCGAGGATCGCGCGGGCCAGCTTCAGTGCCTCATCCCAGCCGGGATGGTTGATCCATCCCTTGCCGTACTCGTCGACGACCTGCCAGCGGGCGAACGCGGCATGGTTCGGGTACTCCTGCTCTTTGGCGCCGGAGTCGGCCATGTCGTCACCGATGACCTGGAGCAGGTCGGCGGTGAGCGCGTAGATGCTGGTGTCGGTGTAGCCGCTCTCGCCGATCCTGTCCGCGGCGAGACGGACGATGCCGCCGGGCGTGGTGTCGAGTGTGGCGTCGCAGCTGGCGCAGCCTGCGTCGTTGCAGTAGTAGCAGGGGTCGGTGGTCCTTGTGTCGGTCACGGTTCCTCCAGGGGGTCAGGCGGCGATGAGGGTGCGGTTGTTTTTGCCCGCGTTCGTGGCCACACCCAGCCGTTGGGCGGCCTTCGAAACCTCGGTGGACGAGATGCCGATCCGCCGGGCGATCTCGGGCGCGGATTTGCCGTCAGCCGCCAACGCGACAATCGCCGCGTCCCGGTCGGCACCCCGAAGCCGCAGCCGGGCGCCGGCACGAACCCATTCGACGGCGAGCAGGTCGGGCTGGTCGTCGCCCGCGTACAAGTCGATGCCCGCCTCTTCGCGGGCCACCCTTGCCAGATACCAGCGCCGTTCGATCTGCAACGCCTGCTGGATGCGTTCGATGCGGTAGTCGAGGGCGTGCATGGCCTGGATGGCGGCGGTGCGCTGCCAGCCGGTCAGCGGCAGGGAGGAGCCGCCGGTTACGACGGAGGCGACATCGAGGAAGTCGGAGGCGATCTCGACGGGAACGGCGGTCACGTGGCATCGCCCTTCGGCTCGTACTTCTTCCAGAAGTTCTCCAGCCGGACATGCCAAGTGCGTTTGCCGTCCTCAGTCGTGCGCGAGCAGAGGACGCTGTCGTTCCACTCGCTGCCGGTGGAGCCGAGGACGAGAACGTCGGCGCCGTCGGACTTGCGGGTGTAAGGGCCGAGTTCGGGTCGCTGGTAGCTCATGCGGCGTCCTCCAAGGCGGGTTAACGCGGACTAGGTACGCGAACTAGTATTGCGGAGTGACTTCACACTTTCAAGCCCAAGGACAAACGAGAACAGAGTCCGCTACCCTGCTTCGCGATCACGCTTGTGCGACAATCCCGCACATGCCCGGTCCTCGCCGTCTCACCAAGTCCGACGAGGCACTCGCCCTCGATGAAGCTGCTCGTACGTTCAGCCGTATCCAGAAGCAGCTCGACGTCCAGCGCGAGACTCTGCACGCCGCCTGTGTTGCGGCAGTCAGATCCGGAATGTCGAAGTCTGAGGTCGGCCGCAGGGCCGGGTACACCCGCGAGTACGTCGGCACACTGGTCTCTGAAGCCGAAAAGGCCGAAGCGGCGCAGACCGAGTAGCCGACAGCCCTCCGCACCCGCCGCCCTCACCGCTTCCTCCGGGCAGGCAAATTCACGCCAACACACGGCACCTCGGACTGATACCGCCCACCGTCCGGGCCGACCCTCCACTCACCGTGGGCCTGCAGCCGACCCTGGAACACGGCGGCCTCACCCGCACACGCAGGGCACACCGCATAGCCGACCTGCGACGACGGCCGGTCCACGGCCCTCTGCACAGCCCCGTACATGGCCTCAATGCAGTCCCGGTGCACACTTTTCGGATGCTCCGGTTGGATGACGGGCACGAACCCGACCTCCCGGCCGCACAACATCCGCGCCTTCACACCGTCCTTACGGATGCACCACACGGTGTCCTCACCCCGGGCGTAGCCGTACTCGTAGCCGTTCATCACGACGTCACCGCCGGGTCGTGGCAGCCGCACAGGCATCGGGTGCCGTCCACCGCACACCCGCCCAACTGGCCGACATGGCGGTCCTCCGCGCACGCGATAGTCCGGGTGTCCCGATGTGCGTCCCGGACGGCACGTTCCAGGTAGCGGTCCAGGACTTCACGCCGGGCCGAGCCGCGCGCCAACCGGGTCGTCGGGTAGTTCGTCACAGCAACCACCCGAGCGGCGGCCGTTCAGCCCTGATCTCCTCCAGCGTGCGGATCATCAGGAGTCGCTCCCGTCCGCCGGGTTGAGGACGACCAGAGCCCGCGGCCGGTGCGGGTGGCGGCGGATCCAGCCCTTACGCGCGAGTTGATTGATCTGGTACCAGCACGACGACGACGACAGGCCGGACAGCTCGGCGATCTCCCGGACCGACGGCGCGAAACCGTGCTCGACGGCGTAGGCGCGGATCACCTCGACGACGCGAAGCTGGGTGACGGTGAGCAGCGGCACGACGGGCGCGGTCACGACTCACCCGCCGGTCGCCTGACCCGGTTCAGCCACTCAGCGCGCGCCACCTTGGCGAGACGCTCGGCGTGCCACTGCAGGTCGAACAACTCGTCGGTAGTCACGGCATCGACTTGGGCAGACAACTCGGCCGCCCCATCTTCGATGACAGCCTCGAAGCAGTTGCACGCTCGCCCGCTGTAGGTGTCCGCGCTCCTCACGGCGTCTCCCCGCGCTCGCCGTGGCAGCCGAGGACCACCGACCAGGCGGGGATCAGCCAGTCACGGCGCACCCGCCCGGCAGCCGCATCCCAGATCCCGTGCTCCCCGCCGACGATCTCCACATACGCGGCGTACAGGTCGTCCAGCTGGCCGAGCTCGAACAGTGCCCGCAACCCGCTGCACGGGGCGCAGCATTCGGGGCAGCAGCCCTGCGACTGCTCGTCCTGCACCTGATCCCACAGGTGCTGGAAACAGCCCGCGGCGAGGAAAGCGGCGGTCTGCGTGGGCATGTAGGTGACGGTCATGACAGCACCGCCCGCGCCGTCTCGGCGACGTGCCGGATCTCAAGCCTCAACCGTGCCTGCTCCTCGGACGGCTGCGGGTCCGGCTGGTCGAGTCGGGCGCACCATTCGGTGAAGTCGCGGAACCGTCTCAACTGCTCCAAGGCGTCGCGTAGCAGGGCCGACGTGGGCAGGCCGCCAGTCGTCTCGATCATGTGGGTGTGGGACATGGGACTCCGATCGATTTCAGGACGCAAGTTGTTGTTGCCGCTCAGCGAGACGCTGGCGGGCGCGGGCAACGGTCGTGAAATGCACGCCCACCAGGGCGGCGATAGCACGGTCGTCGTGGGTGGCGCCGACACGAACCACCTCGGCTTCAACACGAGCCTGCTTGCTCCGGCGTGGCGTCGAACCGCCGGCCACAAGCCGCCGGGCGCCCGAGTAGTTGATGCCGAGCCGACTCGAAACCTCCGACAGGGGCTCGCCCTGCCTCACGCCCAGGCGCAGCGCCTCAACCTGCTCCGAATCGGTCAGGCGCAACCTTTCGCCTTTGACGGCGAGAGCGACAGCAACCTCGTCGACGATGTCCTCACCCCGGCCGCCCAGTTCCGGTCCAACAGTGGGGTTACCGATGGTCTCGTCATCCCACGCCGCGAGGGGCACCCAGCCGTTGCGGCGGGCGGCCGAGCGGGCACGATTCGCATCCCATCCGCTGCGTGGCTGGTCGAGGCGGATGCTCCGGGCGAGTTGTCGCAGGGCCTCGTCCTTGCTGCGCCACAGGGTCGGTTTCGAACCGGACTGTAAACCGGCCACAGTCCGGGCGCTGACACCCGCCATCTCGGCGATGAGGTCGACGTGGAAGCCGTGGAAGGCGAGCCCCTGGGTGATGCGTCGGGCCGCTGTCGCGTCGACGACACGGCGCTCTCCGCGCTTCTTCGCCTTGTTGTACCGGAAGTAGGCGAAGACCGCGTCGGGGCAGCGGCAGCCGTCCTTGTGGACCATCCAGTACTCGCCGTGGCGTCTGGCGGGACAGCCGGAACGGTCGATTGGGGCGGTGTTCACGACGCCTCCCGCCGGTTGACGGGACGGTGCCGGTCGCATCGAGGTCCGCACACGTAGGGGCGTGTCACCAGGTCCCCGCACGGTGGGCTGAAACCATCCGGGATAGTGCCTGAGTTGCAGGGGCCGGCGGACCTGCGCAGCGGGATGACGACGGCGGTCACTGCGGGCACCGCATTCGCGTCTTGCGCACCGCGCGGAGCTCCGCCTCGATACGCCCCGAATGCAGGTCGGCTGGGCGCCAACTGTCGGCGTCAGCACCCGCTTCGGTCAGCGCCGCCAGCCACGCCTTCTGCTCCGGGTAGTGCGCACCCTTCGCGGACTTCAACTCCCGGAACAGGACGCCGCCCTTACCGACCAGCGTCAAATCCGGGTAGCCCTTCCCGTCACCCTGGACTGCGGTCAGCCACCGCCCGGTCTGCGATTGCGCCGGCCGGAAATGCGCCGAGCGGATCCCGAGCGTCTTCGCGAGGTCCAGGACGGCGCAGAGGAGGTCGTCCTCGGACATGGTTGGCGCGGTCACGACCGCACCCCGGCCCGAGTCGCCCGGTACAGCCGCCGCCGCGGGTACGGCCCGTCAGCCCAGTCCGAGACGACCTGCCCTGACCGCTCCAGCCGGGCCAGCACCGCGTACACCTTCCCGACACCCATGTGCGCCAGCCGGGAGATCGGATAGCCGGACGCCTGCGACGGGCGCAGCATGGCGATCGCGGCCAGCACCTTGCGCTCGTCGGTTGCACGGCGCGCGGCCCGTCGGTCCTTGAGGAAGCCCATCATCGGGTCACCCCAGCGAGCTGCGCCCGAACCTGCTCCTCGACCTCAGCCGGCACCGTCCAGCCGATCGGCAGCGAGCCACGGCACGGCACCGGGACGTCCAACGCCCAGATGTTCGCGAGGATGAGGTGGAAGGCGGGACCGCCGCCGTGGCGCTTCTCGCCCCACGGCTGGCAGCACGTCGGGTCGAGTCTGCCCGCCGGCTGTTCCGCCGGATGGCAGTCGACCAGTTCGGCGACAGCGATCACCGCTCCGGTGGGCAGGGCAAGGGCGGGCAGGGTCTCGCCGAGCGCCTCCTGTACCCGCTCGTCCCCGTACGCCCAGGCGTCAACTGTCAGACCGGCGTGGATGGCGAGCTCGCCGCGCCAGGAGACGCGCCGCCCGCGGTTCTCGACCGTCTTCGCGCCGACGGAAATACTGCTCGCGAAGGGTTGCCGGATCGTGATTGCGCGGATCATGACGCTGTCTCGCCCTCGCGCACCGGCATGATCGCTCCGGTGAACCGCTTACCGATCGACACGTGCGCGATCCCTGTCGACCCGGTGAACGACATCTGCAGCGGCGACCGCGGGCGGACCTTGCTGAAGTCGGCGAGGTACTTGGCGTTGAACATCAGACCAGTGACCGGTTCGATCCGGTCGCTGTCCGACAGCAGCGTCCGCACGTCGGGGAACTCCGCCTGCTGGTCCGGGATGTCCAGGCGCAGCGCCGTGTAGCCGGTGTCCCGGTCGCGGCGGACGGTGACCTGCTGCCGGTCGAGGTCGAGTGCCAGCGGAACCCGCTGCTCCTTGCTGGGCAGCTTGAACACCTTCACGAGTTCCTTGGCGTCGTCCAGGCAGATCGTGGCCTGCCATGGGTCGTCGGCTCCGCCCCACGTGGTGAACAGGTCGTCCTGCGAGTCGAGGTCGGGCTGGTCGTCGGGGTGCCACATCGACCAGGCGATCCGAAACCTGTCGGTGGCCAGCGTGTGCAGCATTGCGCCGTCCCATTCGATGCGGACACAGTTGAGGGTGGGCAGGTCGTCGTCGGGGCAGGCGAACGGGATGACGTCGCCGAGGACGCCGGTGAGTTCACCGGTAGGGACAAGGATCATGAAAAGGTCGCCTCCTCGGCGGTCGGATTGGAAGTCGTTGCGGGCCGGGAGCCGAAGCCGCCGTCAGCCCAGAGGAAGACCAGGCCGTACTGCCAGTGCAGAACAGGCACCTGCAGCGGGTTCTCGGACTGCTTGATCCCCCACCCGGCGGAAGCGTCGGAGGCGTGGCGTTGCTCGACGCGCAGGTGACAGCCGCCAGGCGACGTCGCGGACCCGCAGAGCAGGATCAGGTTCTGCGGCTCGTTCGCGTCCGGCCGTCTCGTCCCGCCCATCCCCCGGGCCCGGCGATGCTGAACAGACCAGTCGACGCCGCGCCGACCGTGACACGAACCGCCGCAGCGGAAACAGGACCACTCGTCACGCTGGGCGATCTGGGCGACGACCTTGCCGGACGGGCCCGTGTTGCGGCGCTGCGCTTTCGGCTGGTGACGCTGGTTCGCCTGATTGGCGTGCAGCGACGAGCGTGCGAGCGGCGATGCGGTAAGCGCCGACTTCCGTTCGAGCGGCTTGGCGCGCTTGAGCTCGCCGCCGCGCTTCACGACCGCCACCCGCTCGTGTTGTACGAGTTCGTGACCGACTTGTTGACCGACTGCAGCCCCGACAGTTCCTTTTCCAGTGCACGGGCGCGCGCCTGCGCGTACTTGTACGCCTCGTGCGCGCTGTCCATCGCCTGCCGCTCGCTGATGCAGGCGATGGTCGCCGCACGCTTCTTCGCCAGTTCAGTGCCCTCGGTCGCGTCGGCGACCTGCGCCATCTTGATGTCTAGGGCGTGTTTCAACGCGTTGTACGCCTTGAAACGTTCCTTGATGATGTCCGGCGCCCGGCGCAACTGCCTGATGCAGAAGTCGATGGCATCCTCGGCCGTAACCGGGGTCTGAGCCTCGGTGGGCTGGGCTACCGAGGTGACTTCGACGTCAGTCATGCCGCGTCACCCGAGGTGAGCTGAAGCAGGCCGGACGCGAGGATCGTCTCCCGCATCCGCTCCTTCGCCTCAGCGGTCGGGCGCACCGTCAGATACGGCTCACCCGCCACCATGTCCACGCCGTCGATCAGCTCACCGGTCGCCGGGTCGATCGGCTCACCGACCGCTTTCGCGCCGGCCAGTAGCTTCTCCGTGAACGACGCGCGGACCGCCTGAACGATCTCGTCTGGGTAGCGCTTCAACACCCACGCGAGGAACGCCCGGTCGTCGACCACCTGGGGCGCCGGACCGCGCACAGTCAACGAGACCGCGCCCAGCTTCGCCCCGTCATCGTCGGTGACCCCGACCCGCTCCACACCACCATCGAGCATGTCCGCGAGCAGGCCCGCCTTGGCGGGCTTGTGCTCGGCGGTCACCACGTCGGCGATCAGCTTCGCCGCCATCGCGGTACGGCCGCCGGCCTTCATGTCGCCCATCAGGCAGCCGCCTCGACAGGCTCAGCCTTGGCGGGCTTGGCGGACATCGCTTCCTTGCGGCGTGCCACCAGCGAATTCAGGTAGTCCGCCTCGAGGACGCTGATGTCGTTGTTGTCCAATGCGGGCTTGATCCGGCCGTACGCGGCCCGCAACTGCTTCTCGACGTCCTCGGCCGACGTCACCGCCAACTCGAGGATCGAGGCAGCCTCCGACAGGGGGGCGTCCGAGCCGGGCTTCATCGGCACCAGCACCCGCTCCTCGGAGCCCTCCGGGGTGAACTTGATGTACTCGAAGATCAGCCGCTCGAGGGTGAAGTCCGGCAGCACCTTGCCCGGGTTGCGGGGCTGAGCTGTGCCGGGCACCGGGGGATCGATCGCGTTGTGCACCGAGCGGAGCTTCATGATCCGGCAGGTGTGCGGGCCCATGTCCCGCGTCATCCGCAACCACACCGGGACGTCGAAGGTGAGGCCTTTCTGACCCTCGACCTTGTAGTCCGTCTTGCCCATGACGGGCTGGCCGTTCTGCATGAGAACCGTCTCCCGTCCCCGGGACAGCAGAACGACGATGCCGGGGAAGGTGAGTGCCGTGGTCATGAGCTTGCGCCAGCGGCCGGTCGCGTCGTTCCAGAAGTTGGTGGTGACGTCGATTTCGGCGTTCGGATCCTCGGCCAGCTTGGCCTGGTTCTTCTTGGACCCCTTGGCGCGGTTGTATGCCCAGTCGGAGAGCATCTCCCAAAGGGCACCGACGGTGTCGATGACCAGGACGGCCGGCTTGGCTCCGCGCTTGCGTTCCTGCTCGGCCTCGACCTTGGCGTCGGTGACCGCACCGAAGATCTGCCGCCAGGACCCGTCGTGCTCGACGATCTCGTAGCGGACACCGGGGATGGCGCCGTATTCGTCGGCGGTCACTTCGGTGCCGACCTGCAGCCAGAAGGTACGCCCGACCTTGTCCGAAGCGGACAGGGCAGCTGCCGCCCAGCTCTTGCCGGCGCCCTCGCCTCCTTCGAGGAGGATCACGGGTGGGGCCATTTTGCCGCTGGGCTTACGGGTGCGCAGTGTCATGGTGACTCCTCAGATGTCTGTGAGGCGGGTGATGGTGCGGTCATGGGCTGAGTGGCAGCTGTCGCATTCGGGTCCGCCCGGCTCGCCGCAGACGAGGCAGAAACGCTGCGCCCCCCACTGGAGGTGGCGTTCGAACACCTCAATGACGGCGCGGTCGCCGGGCAGGAGACTGCCGTCGTCGAGGCGGGCCAGCGTGTCCGAGGCGGTGGTCGTGGCCGCGGTCATGTGGTGCCCCGGGTCTTGGACCGGACGTGTGACTCCCAGGCGCCCTCAGCGCTGCCCTTGTAGCTGTAGCCGGACGACTTGTACTTGCCGCACGAGCAGGAGGACCGCCAACGGCCGGGACGGAACTGGTCGAGTTGGATCGTGTGGACGGTCGGGGTGGTCACGAGTCACCACCCAGGAAGGCGGAGTCCGTGCCGTCGACGGCGTTGTCGGCCCACCGGCGTACCGCACGGGAAACCGCGTGCAACGCCTCAGCTACGGCGGGAGATCCGCCACGTTCGGCCATGTCGTGTACGTGGGCGGCGACACGACGCAGCGTCTCGACCTCGATTTCTCGGCGGTCCAGCGGGGCGGTCATGAGGCAGCATCCATGCGCGGCTTACACCGATCCGGTGTGTGGCCCTGGCGCATCGTCTTCGCCGGGTGGTTACGGCCGTGCTGCACACAGTCGGGGTCGGCCTCGTTGTACGCGACCAGCCCGCACGGTTTCTTCGGGCACGGGCAGGCATCTTCGAGGGGAGTGCCGGACCAGGAACGGCCGGCGTGCATGGCGTCGTAGTCGGTCATGCCGCTGCCTCTTCGTCGTCGGCGCACTCGTCGCAGACCGGGCCGGTGCCGCCGTCCTCACACGCCGGGCACTTGTCGGCCAGCCACTCGGCCAGCCGCGCCTTGTCCTCGGCCTCCCAGATCGGCTGCCAGTAGGCGTCCCACTCCTGCTGGCGCCAGCCGTCCAGGGCGTCAATCAGCTTGCGGTCGCCGGGGAGCAGGTCTACGCCGTTCTCCTCCCGGTCCTCCGCAGCCTCGGCGGCGGCCAGGTTGAAGTAGACGGGGGCGCTCATGCCGCACCGTCCGTGGGCCGCTTGGCGTCGAAGTAGATCGCGCGGCCGTCAGCACCGATGACGCCTAGTGCGTGACGGACGAGGCCGTTTACCCACGCGCACCGCTGGGCGGTACGGACGAACGCCTCAGCCTTATCGAGGTCCCAGTCGGCGCCGAAGCCGTGCGAACTTTGGGTGTGGATTCGACGACGACTCTCGTCGGGGTGTTCGGTACAGCCGGGATGCCCGCAGGTGGCCTTGTCGTAGTCGTACTGGATCCAGGCGGCGTCGCGGATCGCGGCGAGGGCTTCGTCGGCGGTGATGTAGACGGCAGCGTTGGTGGTCATGCCGCACCGCCAAGCTCAAGGAACATTGGGCGGGCGTATTTCTCAGCGCAATGCGTGTTCCAGACCTGTTCGAAGTAGGGCAGGTGCTTCTGCTTCCAAGCGATCGTCTTACGGATCTGGCCGTTGACGAGGTCTGCGTATCGGGGGCGAGGAACCTCGACGCCATCTGCCTCGGCCAGCGCCTTGACGCGCTTGCTGAACCAGGACTGCTCCGAGGTGATCTCCTTCCTCGTCAGGCCCTTTTCCGCTAGGTAGTCCGGCACATAGAGCGGGTGCAACTCGATCGGCACCTCGGGCTCTTCGCTCAAACCTCGAGCGACCGCGACATACGCCTTGCTGGCGAGCCACTCGGCGTCGAGCACGCCAGTTGACTTGGCTGCCTCGATCACTGCCAGGTGAGCCTGCGCAACATTGGCCCGCTCGATGACCGGGTTTGGCGCTTCGGCAACGGCCTGAACGGCCGCCGCGCGGGCCTCGGATGGCGCGGAGTGTTCGACGTTGAGGAGATAGCGGCGAACGTCAACGGCGATCGAGGAACTGGTCAGCAGTTGGCCGACGTTGAGGATCGCGCGTCGGGTAAAGAGGGCCAGTGAACTGGCGTAGGTGAGGGACGGATTGTCCCTCACCATGGCCCGGAGTTCGTCGCCCTTGACGACCCGCATGCCGTCCGGTTGCGCTGGACGAGCTTCTTGATGGTCTCGGCGTCAACCTCGAAGTAGCTGGCGACCAGGTCAGTCGTCGCGTGAATGTCGTCCGCGAGCAGGCTCAGCGAGCCCACCTTGTCGAGCACCTCGGTACGGGTCATGTGCTGCGCACGCAGGGTGCGGGACTCCGTCAGAGCGAGATCGGGCTGAGTCAACAGAGATTCCTTCCGAAATGATCTTACGGATTTGCCTTACGTAAGCAGCTTACGGCTCCGGCAGTGACTTACGCAAGCCACTTCCGCTAAGGTGTCGGCATGACCACCCCGACCGACGCGCTGAAGGAGCTCACCGAAGCCAGCGAGCGCTACAAGGAAGCCGACGCCGCGAGAAATCGCGCGCACGAGGCTGTGATCGCACGCGCCCTGGAAGCACTTCGGGCAGGAGCCCAGCCCGGCGAGGTCTACGGAAGAGTGCCGTTCACCAGCACCCACATCCGCACGCTGGCTCGTGAGGCGGGCATCCCGGGTGGTCGTCCGGGTAAGCCGTCGAGGAAAAAGCCACGCTCCGAGGACTGAGGTCTTCACCCGGCTTCACCCTGCAACCGCCGGGCCCGTTCCCGAACCCGCGCAATCGCCGCCTGCTGCCGACGACCGCGCTCCGCAGCACCCTCCGGATCGGCTGCGTCCTCCTCGGCCATCAACCGGATCGCGGCCTTCATCACCTCGACCAGATGCCCCCTGCCCTCATCCGACAGGTCAGGGGAGACGCGGGCATGCCCGAGGACCGTCCCGTCGGAGTCGACGACGGTTTCGCAGCGGTGATCGTCGAGGCTCATGCGGCGCCCGCCGGCCTCAGTACGTAGTCCCTCGGTTCGCCTTCGTCCTGGCCGCGGACATGTGCCGAGACCCAGAACTTTCCGGCGAACTTGCCGAACAGAAGGCCCCGGTTGAATTCGGGTCCGTAGCGGCTGAAGTGCCCGCGCACCGGACTGAACACCTGCTCGCCGGCCTCGATCGGACGCGGCACCGACGACGCCGCGCGACGCTTCCCCGGCGGCCGGACCACGATCGTCTGCACCGCCACACCCGTCCGAGCCAGACGGCGCCGGATCGGGCGGGCACGCTGCGGCTCCGCCACCTCCACATTCGAGGCGCCCAAGAAGTTGAGGACCGCGCCCACCATCACCGTCGCCGTATCCCACACTCCCGTGTGCGGATCCCCGAGGTCGTACCTCTCACCCTGCAGGCTGCGCTTGTGCATCAGCGCCACCCAGTTGATGTCCGCCACTGAGCCGTCGTCGTGGATCGCGTGGCGCAGGAGATGACACGGGCCTGACGTGGGCATGTACCGGCCGTCGCCGGACCTCCCACCGATCCAGATCGCCGTCTCAGCGATCCAGCGGACCCGGGGCCAGTCCACCTCGTTCTGCGTGTACCAGTCCTCCTGGCTGGGCGTCGAGCCGTCCCAGTCGGAACGGTGCGTCTGCAAGGCGGTGACGTTGCCGTACTGGTTGACCCAGCACAGCAGCGAATCCGTCCACGGCGGCACGATCGACGGATGGTCGTCGTACAGCGACACACCCTTGTCGGTGCTGATGTAGGAGTCGTAGATGGCAGTGCAGTCCACGACCGGCTGCGGAAGTTGGGCGCGCTCCAGGTAGACCTTGCTGATCCTGCGGCCGGTGGCGTCGAACCCGGCGGGGTGGTCAACGCGTCCAGCCCGGATGTCGGCGACAACCTCGGCGATCGGTTCGGCGCTCACCGCTCACCCACCCGCTGCGCCGGCACGAGGACCTGAACCTGTTCGGCCACCGCGGCCTCGACAGCAGCCAGCACCACAGCCCGGGCATGCCAGCCCCGGAAGAGGCCGAGGGACGTGAAGACGCCGAACCACGAATCCCGCCAGGTCACGACGCACCCCGATCCGGCGTCTCCCCGCCGAACACCGGCGCCAGCGCGTGCAGCGCATCCAGCAGGCCTTGCGCCCGGCCGATGTGCCACGACCGTTCCTCGCGGACCTCCGGCGCGCCACCCAACTCGTGGGCGGTCTGCGACGACTCCCTCAGCATCGGCGTCAGCGTGTCCCGGATCCGGGCGTCCGTGGCCGCGACGAACTTCGCGTGAAGGGTTTGCAGCACCACGCTGGCGGCGTCAACCTCGGCGTTACTCACCGGAATCACCGGGCCGCTTGCCGCGCGCCTGCTCGGCGGCCAGCCACCGGTCCAACTCGCCGATGATCTCCAAAGCCCGGGTTTCGTAAGGATCCAGCGCGAACCTGGTCTCAGCGGGCAGGTTGACGACCTTCCGGCGGCGATGACCGCCCCCGTTCAGCGCCGGAAAATGCTGCGAGTCGTTACGGCGCTCACTCATCGACCGGCCGCCCGATTTCACGGACCGGGTCGACGGACTCCGCTAGATCCCACGTGTCCGGGTTGACCCGCCAGACGCCGGGCGTCGTGTCCCGCCTGGCCTCGGAGACAACCCGCAACGCGGCCACGAGGCGGGGCAGGACCAGACGGGCTGCCCCCACCACGACCATGCCGACACCGACCGCGAAGACAATCCAGAAGACGTGCTCGACCGTTTCCAACTGCTCGACGGTCATCGCCGCCCCCGAAGGTTCGACCACAGCATCGCCAGCTTCGACGGGCTCGACGACGCGTGGACGTGGACCGGCGCCGACACGACCGGCACCGACTGCACCCGCTCCCGCAACGCCGCGATCCGCCCGGCCGGGATCTTCCTGGTCGTCAAATCCTCGTTCAGCCGGTGCTTGCCCTCATGGGTCCGGTGGGTGATCAAAGGTGCCTGCCAGTCCGGGATGCGGCCCTCGGCAATCGCCTGACGTGTCTCCGCGCTCGGCCGCAGAATCCTGGTGTTCGTATCGACAGCGGACATATGGGTGCCTCCGGTAGAGCTGAAACGACAAAGGGACGGGTGAGAAAAACGGTCAGGAAAGGTGGAGGACGGGTGTCGGCGGCTGCGGCTCGACCGGCCTGGGCGCCTTGCGGTCCGGTGAGCGATGCCGACCGGACTGTTCCGGCTGGTTCCAGCCCTCCGACACGACCGGATACCAGCCGCCATGCGTCAACTCCGCCAGGCGCGCCCGTTCGTCCAGCACGCCCTGCGTGTACGCGTCGTGACTCAGCAGCGTCCACGCCACCCAGCCCGTCGCAGCACCGACCAGGACCATGCCCAGCGCGGTCAGCAACACCGCACCGACGCTCACGACACACGCCCCGGCCGCAGCCAGCACCGGTTCGCCCGGCGGTTCTTCTCGGCCCGCTCCCGCTCCAACTGGGCCCGCGACTTCCACAGGCCGAGCTCACCGGCAGGCCACGGCGGGACGTCGGCGGTACGCGCCCTCAGACGGAGCCACCAGCCGCGGTCAGACGTTCCGGCGGTCATGCTGCCACCAGCTCAGGTTGGGAGACGGTGCGCTCAAGCTCCACACCGGTGATGCACTCGACCAGTGCCGACATGATGACCTCGGCCACCGGCGCCGTAACAGCATTCCCATATAGACGCACTTGGGTACGCTTGTCCTTTGCCGACGTCAGGTAGGTCGGCGCGAACGCCATCGCCCGCGCAATCTCATGCGGCGCGAGCATCCGGAACAGGACGTCGTCCAGGTCGAAGCCGTCCGCAATCGCATCCACATCCGGGGTGGCCAGGCCGTACCGGTCACGGGTGGTCAACGTGCCCACCGGACTGGTCGCCGGGGCCGCCGACGTGCTCGACCCGTAGAACGGCACCAGCAGATGCGGCGAAAACGCCAGCGACTGATGGCCCGCCGTCGTCAACGTCCGCACCGGCTCCGTCGCCGGCGAGCACATCTGACCGGCGTCACCACGGGCCGTGTTATGGCGCATCACGATCGGCGGCAGCGCCAGGCCGTGATGATTCCCGGAAGCCGTCACCGTGGTCAGCGGATCCGACACCGACCGGGCATTCTCCTTGTCGCCGCCACCCCGCAACGGAGTGATGAACGGCGGCAGCGCAAACCCTGTCTCGTTGCGGCACGTCTGCGTCCGGATCGGCTGCGACACCGGCGCCGCGGACTTACCCGGCCGGCCCTCAACCGGCACCATCAGCGGCGCCCAGTACCGGCGGACACCGGCACGGATCCGGTCCAAGGTCGCATCAGCGAGCAACGGCAACCTGTACTCGCCGCGGTCGCCGATCCGGATCCCCGGAATGGTCGGGTCAATCGCAGCCAGCGCGGCCAACGTCTCCGGGAAGACTTCCTGCCCGCGGCAGCTGGCGCTCGGGCATTGGTAGACGTACTGGGCGCCGTAGCGGCCCATGTCGGCGCCCGGCTTCTTGAACACCTGCAACGCCGACACGGTCTCGTCGCAGCGCGGGCAGTACGCCTGCGGGCGCAGCCACTTGTCGAAGTCCGGCTTGCGCTTCAGGCTGTTGTGCCAGTACGCGAGGTAGAGGCGGTCGCGGGACTGCGGCGCCTGCAGCGCGCGCACCGGTTGGGCGTGCATCGAGTTGAACGCAATGATCCGGATCTCGTACCCGAGCTTGACGATCTCGGCGAACCAGTCATCCCACTCGTGCCACATCCGGCATTGGATGACGTTCTCCATCATCCCGGCCAGCACCGGTTTCCCGCGTTCCTGCATGGAACGCAGGTAGCGGGGGATCTCCTTCATCAGTAGCCGGGACCGCTTGTACTCCTCGCGGCGCGCAGTCAGCTTCGGGTCCTCGTCCTCGGCAACGTCAAACAGGGTCTGAACCTCAACGTTGGCCCGGTCGAACTCGCGGCGCACTCCGTTCGCGGTGGTCCAGGCGGGACAGGCTGGCGACGCGCTGAACAGCTCCGCGTACGGCATTTTGTCGACTGGCAGCTTGGTGATGTCGGCCTGGAAGTGGCGGGCGCCGGGGAAGTTGAGGGTGTGCGAGTCGACGGCGTGCTTGTCGTGGTTCGCCGCCGCGTACACCTCCACGCCGGGCACGTACGAGGCTCCGTGGCTGGTGCCGCCAACGCCGGCGAACTCGTCGTAGACCCGGATCATCGGGCCGCCTCAGCTTTCGCCGAATCCTCGAACGCGCAGCCCGGGCAGCGGTCGATGTTCAGGTTCGGGTGACCGAAATGGTGGGCGCGGCGGCCGACGGTCCGCAGCCAGTAGGAGGCCGTGTCCGCGTCGACCCGGGCCAGACGCCGGAACCGGGACGCGGTACCCCAGGTTTCGGGCGTGTCAATTTCTGTCAAGCCGTTTGGCGTTGATCGACATGTGCCGATAGTCTGAAGAGACATTTACCCTCGCTTTGGCGGTGGGGTGATTGGATTAGCACCGGGCTCCTAGCTGCTTCCGACAGCTGGGAGCCGCTTCATTTCTCAGGACACGAAGGCCGGCGACACCGCCAGCACCTCGACACGCGGCGGATCGACCGACAGCGGCGGGAACGGCAGCAGATGCCAGGCGATGCCAATCCGGCGGCACTCGGCGACCGCGGCCTCCCACGACGGGAAGTCGTGAGTGATCCCGTTCAGTTCGACGACGGCAGTGCCTGAAGGCAGCGGCTCGATGTTCGCGACGGTCATGCGGACACCAGCCAGCTGTCATCGGGGTTCACTCGACGGCGCAGCAACGGCGCAGTCGAGGCTTCCGGGCAGAGGTCGCCACCGGGCGACAGTCGGGCCGCAAGCTCCGCGACGCAGCGCTCGTTCATCAGCCGAAGAGGCTGACGTCGTAGCGTGATCCGAGCATGCGCGACCTCGCCGCTCTCGCAACCAGCCTCAAGGTCAGCCAGCTCGACATTCAGCAGCGCGGACACCTCCGCAAGGGTGAGGGGTGTGGTACGCCCCTTCATGGCCGTAGCAACCTCGGCGGTGCACGCCACGCCGAAGACTTGCGGGCCTTCGCTGTCGATGGACGCCCGCACAAGCTCTACGGCATGGTCGCGGAGGGCGGCGAGGCTGACACCCTGGAAGTACTCGCGCCGGATTGAACGGCTAGCCAGGCCGTGAGCGAAGTCGATCAGCGCGTCCTCGACAGCGCTGAAGTCGCGGAACTCCTCGGAAATCCACCAACCCTGCACTGTGCGCCCGAAAATCTCCGCGTCCGCGCTGTGCGAATAGAACCGCCGGGCGGGGTGCTGCGTCGATCCGACCTTGACGGTGGTGTTGGAGAACTGCAGGACGTAGACATAGCCGCCCGCGTACGACTTCGGAGGCATCTGACCGCGCTTCATGCCGCCCGCCTCGGACTGCGCCGACCGCCGGAGCGCCGGCTCATCGCAATCGCTGCGGCGACGTCGGCGGCGGGCGTGGAAGGCGTGACGTCGTCGAAGACGGCATGCTGGGCCGCATACCGGTCGACCTGCTCGGCGGTCATGCCCCGGAACTTGCCGATCCGCGTGTGGGCGACCTTGCCGGCACGACACTCGAGGGTCAGCTTCTGCTCCGACATGTGCAGCCGCCCGGCGGCCTCGGCGAGGGAGAAGACGCGGGCGCCCGCCTCGTCGCGGTGGTAGGCGGCGATCGCGGCTTCCAGTCGCCGGGCGACAGCTTCGGACACGGCCTCGGCGATGGTGTCGGCGTCGGGGATCGGCCCGGAGATCACGCGGCCACCGCCGCCGGGTTGGGCTGGCCGTCGGGCTCGGTCAGCGTTATCTCGGCGAGGCCCACCCCGAGCGCTCGGGCGATGTCGAGGCGGGTCTTGGCCGAGCCGTAGAGACGCTTACCTTCCTCAAGCCGCCAGATGTAGGTCCGGTTTTTTCCGACTGCGTGTGCGAGTTGCAGAGTGCTGAGGCCTTGCTCCTCACGCAGTCGGCGGACGGCGTCGCCGTCGAGCTTGGTTCGCATGAGGCAACCATAGGCAACCTGTGGCAGTCGGTCAAGCAATGACAGGCAATCTCAGGCGATCCCGTACATTCGGATGAGTCGGCGCGCGACAATCCATCGACTAGCATCAGTAGATCCGGTACGGCCTGGGGGAGTGACAATAATGTCAACTGCCGTTTCGTGGCTTCCTGTTGCCACTAGTTGCCACCACAATGAGCGCATGACGCCATGGGAACGCCTCGGCAAGTACGTCGTCTCCCGCCGCGTCCAACTCCGCTACAAAACCCGGCAGCCCTTCGCCGACGCCCTCGGCATCAGCTTGCGAACCCTCGGCGACCTCGAAACCGGACGCCGGGAAAAATACGAGCCCAACACCATCGCCGCCCTCGAAAACGCCCTCGGCTGGGCCGCAGGCAGCGTCGACGACATCGTCGCAGGGGGAGAACCGACCCTCAACCCCATGCGCCCCGACGCCGCCAACGGTGCGACCACGACGGCCGACAACGCGGCCGACCCGGACGAGGCACTACGGCGGGTCATGCTTAGCGACCTCCCCGACGACCGGAAACGCCTCATCGTCGAAATCCTCATCGACCAGAAACGCGACGCCGAACGGCAACGCGTCGCACACGCCGTTCGGCTGATCCAGCTCGCCCGCGGTGAGGACTAGACACATCGCCCGACAGCAGCCGCTCCACCGCGTCCAGCTCGCCCTCATCACCCAGGTCCCACAGGTGACCGTAAATGTTCATCGTCACGAGGTAGCTGGCGTGACCCATCCGCCCCTGCACCTTCTTCGGCGTGAACCCGGCATGAATCAGCATCGAAGCATGCGTGTGGCGAAGATCGTGCAACCTCGGCCGCCGCGTCAACCGGGTCTCACATGGACACGTCGACACCTCGTCGTTGCGTAACTTGCGCCTCGGCCCCCGCCTCGGCTTCGGCGGCTCCGCAGGCGGATGCTCCACACACCGCTGGGCGGCGGCAACCGCAGGCAGCCAATGCCGCTCCCGCAGATTATTCTCATCCCACACCTTGCCCCGCGGCGACGGAAACACCAGATCCGTCGGCCGTCTCCCCGCGACCCGCCCCAACAGCATCCGCCCCACCGTGTTGCTCACCGGCAGGTCACGGATCGACTTCGCCGACTTCGGCGGCCCGATCGACCCGTCATCCTTCAACGCCCGGCGCACCTTCACCACGACACCGTTGGGCCCCCGCGCGACGTGCTTGGCTTGCAACGCGACGATCTCACCCAGCCGCATGCCGGTGCGCAGATCCGTGTACACCAGGTCCCGGATCGCCTCACCGCACCGGTCCAGCACCATGCGCACCTCGGCAGGCGTCAGGAACATCCCCTCGAACGCCTCAACCTTCGGCAGGCCCGCAGTATGTTTGCGTGCCCCCGCCGGCCGCGCCGCCGGATTCCGGGGGATCCACCTCGGCACCGCCGCACCCAGGCAGGTGTGCAGGATCGAATGCGCCCGCCGCACCGTCTGCCCCGCAAGGAGACGATCCGTCGCGACCCGGTTCCGGCTGCCCTTCGTCACACGACGGCTGGACATCCACGCCACCCAGTCCTTGATGTCGTCCTCGGTGATCTCGTCGAGGCGCAGGTGCCCGAGCCGGGGCACCACCCGCGTCTGAAGGATCTGCCGGTACCGCTCGATGGTGTCGGGCTGCACGTCACGGGCCCGAGCCCGCATCTCGAGGTACTGACCGACCCACATCTTCACCGTCGGCACGATCGAGTCGGTGGCGACCGGCTCCTGCCCGAGTACCGCCGCGTAACACTCGGCGCGGGTCATGTTGTGGTTCCGCGACTCGATCACGGCCTTCGCCGCGTTCGCCAATTTTGCGCGCGCCACGGACGTTCCCTGGAATGTGCAAGACTGCCGGGCACCGTCACGGGTGCCGCCGAGTCGCCAATTGACCCTGGTGGAGTTACCCCGTTCCTCAACGGTCGCCATGACGGCAGAGGCTAGCGCAATTCTGGGGTCACGGGGGCACCAGAAGTCGTCAAACGTCCCTCAGTCATCGCCAGTCATCGCCTGGGGATGGTGGTCTAGCAGGCGAAACGGCCTAATCGGCAGGTCAGCCTATTCGACCAAAAGGGGACTCATAATCCCTCGGTCGCGGGTTCGAGTCCCGCCCGCCCCACCATTCCTGAACTGCAAGAACCGCGTTCCCATATAGGCGCTGATCGATCAGCTAAAAGCTTTGGGGGCACCACGGGGTCACCGGACGGCCAGGCGGGGGCTCCGGGTCCAGCCGGACAGGGTCTCGAGCAAGCGCTCAGAGGCTCGGCCACCGCAACTGCCACCGGTCCCCCGGGAAAATCCGGGCGGCACCGTCCGGGCCGATCACCGAGAACACCGGCACGCCCTCGTCGACGCCATGCTCGGCGCGTTCCTCAACCGTGGGCATCCGGGCGGTCACCGTCGACCCCGCGACGGGAACAAGATCCTGCATTTCAGCGCGCTCTCTCACCAGCACACCATGACCCTTGGCTACGACAACAAGGCCCTCAGCGCGTAGAACCGCCACCGCCCGCCTGACGGTGTGCCGCCCCAGCCCGAACTCCTGCTGCAGGGTCACCTCCGACGGAATCGCCTGCCCGGGCCGCAGGCGACCGCTCAGGATGTCACGTCTCAGCAGGTCAGCCAACCGGGCGTAGACGGGGGCGCCGCCCGGTTGGGGAGTGATCACGGAAGAACACTAGGGACGCCCGTCCGGACGTCTTGCGGGGCGGACAGGCGGACGTCCGCCCCACCTCAGCAAAAGCGGAACGCCGCCTAGCCGCCGTCCTGCTGCCCCGCGGACTGCCGGATCTGCATGCCGTCGATCACACCGGCGCCGTAGTCGGGCACCTTCGCGATCGCCAGCTCGATCGCCGCCAGCCGCTCCCTGAACAGGTCCATCGCGGTAGTCAACTCACGCAGGAGGCGGACCTGCTCGGCCTGCTCCGACATCGCATCGTGCAGGCGGCGGGCCTGCTCCGCCTGCTTCGCCAGCACCTTACGCGTGAGGTGCCGGCCGTACCGCTGCAAGATCTCCTGCAGGCCGACCGCGATGCCGGTGACGCCCATGCTCAAAAACGCGATGATCACGGACATGGTCACGAACGGCGGCCGGCTCCCCCGGAGGTTCTCTTCGAAGAGGAGGATGCCGGTGACGGTGAGGAAGACGACGGCGAGCCCGCCGATCATGAGGATCAGCCCGTAGCGGCGGTTCAGCTTTTCCAGGTCGGGGATGCCGGGTTTCTTGCCGGGTTTGTCGTCTGGTTCGTCGTCGGGCTCACCGGTGACCTGCTCCGCCGGGAGTGGTTTGCCGGCGGTCAGATTGTCGCGGGTGGTCCCGCCTATGTCGTCGTACACGGATCCCCCCAGGTCTCTCGTGTGATCGAGTTCAATCGAGCAACCGCACTAGTGTGGCGCAGGTTACGGGCACATTTCATTCTTCCGGCTGAACGCTTCACGAGCGTGTCCAACCGTCCGGCATGCATTATCCATCCAGCCGTTCTAGATCGCTTAGCGGTTGATCGACGAATGGGGCGGAAACTTTCCAACCTCACTTTTCAATGTCCACACCAGCGGAAACGTGCAGTTCTACTGTCGCGGTGGGCGACGGCACCACATCGCAGCGTCGATCTTGGAGTGGTCGGCTGTCACCGATTCACAGATCCACCGAGGACCATCCGGGCATCCGCCGACACGACTAGCGGCAATGCGGGCGGGACGGTCGGGCACGGGCCGGCAGGTCCACGAGGGGTGGTTACGGGTAGAGCTCCGGCTTCATCCGGTGCAGTACCTGACGGGCAGACTGCCCGTCGCGCATGGCGGTTTCGAGCGTGGCAAACACGGCGGCCAACAGCTCCCCATGATCGGGCGCGGTCGGGTCGAGGGGCACGACAAGCGAGCAACCCTTCCGTCCGTCGCGCAAGCCGAGCCGCTTGTAGATGCCACTGCGCTCGCCGACTACCGTCCAACCTGCGTCGAGCAGAGCGTCGATGAGGCGCTGAGACTCGCCAACGTCGCTCACCGCCCGACCTCGGTCAACGCCCCCGTGGTGACGTCGCGGTAGAACACAACCCCGCCCTCACCGCACTGTCGGGTGTACTCGTCGAGCTGCAGGACCGCGTCCTGCTCGTCGTCACAGCGGTGCAGGGCGTCACGCTTGTCCCGCAGAAACCACTGCCGTTCGGTGCGCTCCTCGTAGGGGTTCACGAGGCCTCCCCGAGCAGCGCAACCCGGGCCTTGGCGTACTTCCTGGTAAACCACGCCCGCTGCTCCTCGTCGAGCAGGGCCAGTCGTGCCGGGTCACTGTTGTTCTCGTTGTCAGCCAGCTTCACCAGCCGTCCAAGCGGGTCAGCGGCGGCCCGTCGGATCAGATCCATGTACGTCTCGTCTGCCCGCCTTGTCACTGAGTCGACAGCTCGCACGACCTCTTCCGGGTAGCCGGCCTCACGCAGGTCATCGAGGGTGACGTCGGTGTCCTCGACAACGTCGTGGAGTAGTCCGGCCATGACCGCGTTGTCGCCTAGCCCCTTGTCGGCGAGGATCTTCGCCACGGCCCTCGGGTGGTCGATGTACGGATTGCCGGCCTTGTCGACCTGGCCGAAGTGGGCACGCTCGGCGAGCGTGTCTGCCTCCGAGATTGCCGGGTTCACTGTGACGCCTCGATCCGGTCGACGAGCTCATGGAGGTCGACAGCTTCGGCCCGCTCCTCAGCCGCTCCCGTCGCCAACGTCATGGCGAGGTGGCGGACCACAACGGCCGGCGGGTCCTCGCGCAGGTCCCAGCAGTCGTTGTACCGCTCCATCACCTCGAGGATCTGGTCGCGGGGGATGGTGGTGATCACTGTGCGGCCTCCTCACTGCCGTCGGGCCAGACGATCCGGGGCTTGACCTCGACCGCCCGCCCGTCGTGGACCTCGACCCGCCACAGCCCGCCCGTGTCCGGGTCGGAGCAGTCGAAGCGTCCGGTGAAGGTGCGGCCCTCGCCCCAGCGGTCCAGGATTTCCTGGATGTGCTCGACGAGGTGATAGGCGGTATAGGTGGCCATGGCCGGAACGATCGCGGTAACGAGACGCCGGTAGGCCCCAGGAATGCCGGCCACGGGCTCGTCCAACTGGCGGATGGCCACATCCTTGTCACCGAACGCGCCGGGTCCGCTGAAACCAGCGGCGTGGGCTTCCTCGGCGAGGATCGGCGGGTCGATGCGGATCTCGCCCGAGACGTTGATGTCGTAGCTCATCAGCTCTCACCTGGCCAACGCTCGAGTGAGCCACCGAGCGCGATCAGTCGCCGTTCGATCTCCCGCACGTAGTCGACGACGATCGATTCGGCCGAACCCTCGGAGGCTTCCCAGTCCTGGGGGATGTTGCGCTGCAGTTCTTCGATCAGGTCGTCGTGCAGCTGCTGGTAGTCCAGGTCGCTCATGACGCATCCGCCGGCACGATCGAGACGTACCAGGCGAGGAACGCCTCCGGGTTGTCGCGGACGGCTGTCGCCATCTTCAGGCCGAGCGTGCGGGCCGTGCGCCAGTCGTCCTCGGCGTCGAACTCGCCTTCCTCGTCGATGTCGTCCTCGGCGTAACTCAGGGCACCAGCGCCGACCAGGGTGACGGCGTACTTCTCGATGTCGTTCACGCGGCCACCTTCTCGAACTCGTCGGCGTGCGCCCAGTCGTCACCTTGACCACCGGGGTCCTTGAACCGGAATGTCTCCTCGTTGTTGCAGAACTGCGAGCCCTTCTCGTAGTCCTCGCAGACGCCGATCTCGAGGACTTCGACGACGAACGGAACGCCGGGCATCTGCACCATGTCGCCGATCTTGAACTTGCTCACGCGGTCTCCCTGCCTGCTGATCTTAGTCCGATTGACTAGGACTAGCTTATCATGCTGAGTATGACTATCGGCGGCCTGTGGACCGCGCAAGAAGTAGCCGACCACCTAGGAGTGAAGCGTGCGTCGGTCTACCGGATGGCGGCCAAGTCGCCCGGGTTTCCGCAGCCCAAACACGTTGGGCGCACGCCACTGTGGGAGCCGGAAGAGATCAAGGCGTGGCGGGAAGGTCACCCGGCCCGACACCGGCGCGGATGATCGCTGCGTTCCTCAAGCGACCCGGTGCGAAGATGCCCCGTCGGAAGGACTACGAGCCGCCCGGCGACAAGAAAGCGGCGCCGCAGCCGTAGCCACGACGCCGCCGGGAAGACCGACTAGCCGATCGGTGGCGGTGTAGACGAAGGTGGTGTAGCGCCGGTCGGTGGTGTAGACGACGGTGGGACAGTCGTCGGTTTCGTCGTCGGCGGAGTGGTCATCGTCGGCCTGGTCGTCGGCTTCGACGTCGGGGTGCTCGTCGGGGTCGACCCGCAATAGGTCACCGAACCCGTCTTGCCCCACTTGCACGAATGGACCACGGCACCCTTGCTGTCACGCAACGTGGCCGCGTCCCCGGTGTTGTTCCAGATGTAGTTGCCCGACTGCCAATACCGGTGCTGACTGTCCGGCCTGCCGTTCGTGCCCTTACCGGTGTGGACATACACATTCGCACGAGCCGGGAGCGTGTAGCTGCCGAACGTGTAGGTGTGCCCGGCAACGTCACGGACCTTCCAGCCCTTCAACGCGATCGCCTTCGCGGTCATGTTCGTGAGGCGCACCCACTCGCCGTTGAGGCTGGCGTTAGACCGGGTGTCGGTACCCGGCGAGTTGTAGTAGATCTTCGTGAAGCGCACCGACGGAGTGGCCTGAGTGGTCGCTGCGGACGCGACACCGACGGCGACGGCCGTGGTGGTGGCGAGGACAGCGCCGACGGTGAGCCACCGCCACATTCTTCGAGACTCGGGCATGGGCCATCCATTCGCGGGGTCGGGTGATGAAGTCTAGGTGCGACTCGCAAACCATCAGCGGCGATACATCGGGCGAAGGGTCAGGACTCGCAGGCCACGCCGTCACCGTCACGGTCCAGCTTGCGGGAATAACCCGGATCGCCGACACGGATCGGGTCGGCACCCGCAGCCCGCACCTCCGAGCAGTTCGCGTAGTAGGCCACCTCGGGCTCGTCCGTCGTCGCCTTCGGGGCGGGCTTCGTCGTCGCCTTCGGCTTCGGCTTGGGTGTCGCCGCGGTCGGGGCAGTCGTCGGCGCGACTGACGGGACCGCAGACGGAAGGTCCACCTGCGACGCCGTGACGACAGGCTGCACGGCGGGCTCCTCGAAGTCGGCGGCCCGGTTCGGCTTGGAACAGCCGGCCAGCATCACAAGGGCGACAGCGACGAGGGCGACACGGTGGAGGGACATCAGGCCATTGTCCCGGTGCGACTGATCGGGCACATCGCTCATTCGGTCGGCGCCGGTAGCAGCTCCTCGAACGACGGTCCAGGGTCGATCTTCGTGACCCGGTATCCGGCGTCGGCCAACCCTTCCAGGAACGAGCCGACCCCGTGGTGGCTGGATGTGACCCCGTGCTGCTCGTGCAGCCAGTCGTCCAGGACGTCAGCGACGTCGCCCGGCATGTCCCCGAGCGAGCCCTCCCGCAGCTGCGAGCGGGGCAGGTCGTCCAGTTCCGGTTCGAAGTCCTCGGGATTGATCACTCCGGTCGCCAATCCTCGCGGTAGCCAGCCCGGTCGGCGCACGGCAGGGCGAGCAGCTTCGCCGTCTCGTAGCTGGCGCAGTCGAAGTGATGTGGCAGCGGCGTTGTCCACCTGGTCTCTGGATCCATCGGGGGATCCGACTCGGAGCAATCGCAGACCGGGCCGGGCCGCTCCAGGATCCGCCGCTGGGCATCCACCTCGGCCCGCTCGGTGGCGACCTTGCGCAGCACGTGGGCCGGATCCCAGCGGGCGATGTGCGCGGCGTGTTCGTCGGCCAGCTTACTGGCCACGATGGCCGTGCCTTCGCAGACCGAGGGCATCTCCGGGCCGCCGATGTCGCGCGGCTCCCACAGGCTCATGCCGAGCTGGGCCGCGAGGGACGCGCTTGGAGACAGCAGGGCAGCACTCGCCACCCGCGCGTCCTCGTCCAGCTCCCGCTCGCGTGCGTCCAGCCGGGCGCGCAGCCAGGTCACCAGATCGTCCATGCCGGTCACTTCGCTCGCCGCCGGGAGTTGCGCTCGATCCACGGGCCCGAGGAGGTGAGCAGACTGGGGAAGCGCCGGGTGGCCCCACAGGCGCAGCGGGCCGTCCAGACGGCCCCGTCCACACTGCCCTCGGTCTGCGCCCAGCAGCGGTGCCAGCGGCGTGGCATTGGGGCCTCATGCCACGGGATGCCGCCCTTGTGGGTGATCATCGGCGGTTCGGTGCGCCCGGTTGCTGCCCCAGCGAAGTTCCACAGCTCGGCGAGAGCCTGGGCATTGCGCTTGACCGTCGCGGCGAACTCGGCTCCGGTGACGCCAGCGTTGCGCAACTCGTCCATGCCGGTCATCCGTACATCAGCCAATCCACGCCGGCCCAGAGGCCACGGACGATGTCATCCCACGCAGCTGCGATGAACCTCATGCGCTCAGCCTCTCATCCTCGGCCGCGTCTCCTCCGGCACGAGCCCGGCAGCCTCCAGCGCCAGGCCGTACGCCTCCCTGAACGCGTCGTAGCGCGGATCGGTGGGGTCGGTGGCCCGGATGAGGTTCGCGACCGCTCCGGCCACGTCAGCGGCTGCCCCCCTCGCGTCGTCCGTCGGGGTTCTGCGGTAGCCGGCGTTCTCCTCGGCAGGCGGTGCCGGGTATTCGATCTCAGCCCACCACGAGATGCTGGCATCGTCGGAGCCGTCCGCCAGCATCCACCCCGAGTCGGTGAAGTAGGCGATCGTCGACCGGGCGGGGCGGCGGTCCTCCACCACCCAGTAGGGCGACTCGCCGGTGGTGTCGGCCGGGCCGGTTACGGTCGGCGCCGTGTGGTCGAAACGGTTCCACGCGATCACCGCTCCACCTCCCACCAGTCCTCGACGACGATCACCGTCCGCCGGTACACCTTCCCGCCGAAACGCTGGTTGTCCGGAACCCACTGGGCGAGAGGGTAGACGCGTTCGATGTGGCCTCCGTTCGGCCGGGCCTGCATCGAACCACCGGACATCAGGATCGCGTGCTCCGTGATCGGTTCGGGGCTGGTCATCGGGTCGCCCCGCAGGTGCAGCACTCGCCGTCGACCATCAGGTCGCAGCCCATCGCATGGATCGGCTCCCGTGTCGGCTCAGACGGGCACACCGTCCCCGGAGCATGACCACCACGGGACAGGAACACCGCAGTCATGACCGGGCTCAGCCCGTCCCGCTTGGCGTGTTCCACGAGGTTGTCGGCGAGGTGCTGGGCGACCTTCGAAAAGTCAGCGCTCATCAGTGGATCTCCTCTGTGATGGTCATCGGCCGAACCGGGCTATCGCGTCCACCCAGTCGACACCGGTAGTCGGCCTCCCCGTAGTACCAGAGCGGGCAGCCGGGACCGTTCTCCCGGACCACGATGCCGCGCTTGTTCTCGAACGTGAACGACAGGTTGGTGCGCCTCGGGGCGCCCGCGTCATCGATCCGGTCGGCGATCCGGCGCAGGTGGTGGGCGAGCCAGGACTTCACGAGGACACCGACCCGGCCGCGCGGCAGTGGACACAGTCCTGCGGGGGCATGCCGTCGGTCTCGGCGGCGCAAAGGCAGCAGAACCAGTCGATGAGCGCTTCCGGATGCCAGCAGTGGCCCGTGGACTTCCGGCAGGCACGTTCCTGCTTCCATCGGCGCCACGGCGACGTGTCCCGCAGTGGGCGGGCGACGTCCCAGACGCCCGGCGCGACCTTGCGGGCGGTTCGATGATGGATAGCGCCGGTCATCGGATCTCCTGTCTCGGTTATCGAATCTCCTCGGCTTTCGGTGTCGGGGATGGCCCAGTCGTCGAGCAGGTCGGACAACTCCAGCATCGCGACTAGTTCGGCGCGCATCGACGGTTTGCCGGTGGTCATCGGGGCGCCTCCGCCTTGCCGGTGCAACATGCCGGGTTGCTCGCCTGATGCCGGCGCAGAACTGGCAGGGTCTCCCGCTCCCACGCCTCACGATCCGCCCCGTAATACGCGGTCGTCGACCAGTCGCCGTCTCCGGGGTTCTCTCCCGCCGACACGCTGTCGAGCTCGCTGCGCAGCCCGTCGAGCTCGCGGAGGGCTTTCTGCGCCTGCCGCACCGCCTTGGAAGTCTTCGGGTAGCCGGCCTGGACGGCGGTGAGCGCGTCCATCAGCTGTGCGCGGACCTGCTGGAGTTGGGTGCCGAGGGCAATGTGCTGGCAGATCGGCAGGCCGGGGTTACGGGTGGTGGTCAAGGGGGTTCTCCTCAGTACGTGTCGGGGTCGAAGTCGTCCTCGTCCGGCTCCCCGTCGTCCTCGCAGACGTTCGGGCAGTCCGGCTCATGGAAGCTGATCAGACCACCGGCGAGCGGGGCGGTGAAGTCGCAGTCGGGGCAGGTGAACGGCTCGGAGTCGGTCGTGGCGGTCATGTCGTTCCCTTCAGGTCAGCCGAAGATCCAGGTCACCAGGCCGGTGAACGCGGCACCCGCCGCCGCACCGACATAGAGCATCACCCAGCGACCCATCCTCGCGTCGGTGCGCTCGAACGCGTCGTCTGCGGCGGTGACAGCCCGGCCTGCCATGTAGCCGATCCGCAGCAGGTGCCGGATTTGGACGTCGTTGATCGGGGAGCATTTGCGGTTCCGGGACTGGGCATAGATCGCGTAGGCGATGTCGCGGTCATGGCCAGGGGTTGTGAAGTAGTCGAGGTCGTCGGTGGTAGTCATGACCTGTCCTCGGGGTCAGGCGCTGCCGAAGCGGAACGAATAGAACGACTCGTCGCCCACGTGGAAGCCGAGATCGTCGAGACGGGCCCGCTCTTCGTCGGTGAACGCGGACGGGTCGGCCAGCACGGTCAACTCGTCGTGCTCGCAGTTGAACGGGCTGATCGGGTCCGTGTAGTGCCTGGCGAGCAGGGTCAAGGCTTCGATCAGGTCGGACCAGGCTGGGGGCATGGGAGCGGTGGTGTCGGTCATGTCGTTCTCCTTCGGAAAGTGTTTACGGATACCAGATCGACCCGAACAGGCCGATCTGCACAATGCCCGCAGCCACAGCCGGTTCGAAGTCGAAGATGCTGCCGTGGCCGAGCGCGGCGTCCACCTGGTCGATGAACTCGCTGTCACAGTTCAGGTCCTCCAGGGTGGTGCCGCCCTGCAGCCACCCAATGGCCCGGATCACCGTGTCGTCGGTGACGGGCATCGCACCGGGCGAGTGGCCGCCGTGGTCCTGAGGCACGATCACCCACCCCGCCTCGGCACCCGGGACCTTCCGGTCGATCCGTGCCCAGGCGTCGACACCGCCGGGCTCCATAGCACGACGGAGGATCGCGCCCCGCGCCATGCGCTGGAAGGCTTCATGGTTCTCACACTCGCGGCTGCTCACGCCGTCACCGCCGTCCATTCACGGATCAACGCGCGGTACGTGTCGCCATCGACCACCTCAGGTTTGGGTCGGTGCTGCTCGTAGGCGACCTGGCAGGCGATTACGCGCAGCAATCCGTCGTCTTCGAGGGTGCCGACGAACGCGAGGGCGTCGGCGCGGCTGTCTGGGCGCAGCAGCCCGTCCACGACGTTGCCGCAGTCGTTGCTGAACAGGTGGACGGTCTCGGGCGGGGTCCAGGTGGTCATGCGGGTTCTCCTTCGAGTCGTCGGTACTTCTCGTACAACACGGCACCGTCAGCGACGCGCTGATCGGCCGGTGAGCGAATCTCACGCGGGTACAGCGCATCCAGCTCGGCGGCGACCGCGAGGGCCTGCTCTGCGCGCAACACGCTGACGGACCGCTTACGGCGAGGGTCCTGTCCGTCGGTGCGCCCTTGGTTGTTGACCTCGGTCCACCCGGCCAGCCGGCGGCAGGTGGAGCAGAGCATCCAGCCGTCGTGGTCCCATGCGATGTTGCCGCCCTCGATGCCGTGACCGCACTCGGGTTCACCCACGAGGGTCTCCATGAACGCCTTCCGGGACGGCGCTGTTGCGGTCGTACCGTTGAGGGCTTCAAGAACCTCACCGACGAGGGCGGCCAGTTCGCCGTTGCCGTGGACGGTGCGGAACCAGGCGGGGGAGCGGACTTCGAAGCGGCGTTTGAGTTCGTCTTCTACGTCGTCGAGGTCATCGTCGGGGCAACCCGCTTCGAGGAGCAGTTGATGGGTTTTGCTTCTTTGTGAAGCCGACTCATCTCTCTCTCGATCTGCCTCGTTAACCACAGTCGAGCCCGGCGCTTCGACGTCGGCCACAGAGAGAGATGAGTGGTTGAATTTTTGAGAGGTTCCTTGAGGAGAAGGGTCACTCATCTGTCGCACCTCTTCTACCGATCCATCGCACCACTCGGACCGATCTGTCGCACCACTCTCGGAAGGTGGACGCTCATCTGTCGCACCACTTGGGCACTCATCCATCGCACCACCCGAGGGCTTCAGGACGGGGAACCGGTACACGGTGCGCCTCCCTGCATGGGCGTAATAGACCTTGCCGTCGTCGTTCCTGCCAAGCGGAACGCGGAGCTCGATCCACTTCTTGCCGACCCGGTTCAGCGTCTGCTGGATACTTCGGCCCGACATGTCGGTGAGGGTGGCCAGTTTGGCAATTCCGGGCCAACCCTCACGGGTGTCGTCGCCGCAGATGTCTGCCAACTCCAGCACGAGGAGACGTTCGCCGGCGGTGAGCAGCCCCGGCGGCAGGGCGTCACGTACCTCTCGGCGCAGCCTGTATCCCATCAGGCGCTCACCGCGAATCCGGCAAGATCGCACTGATGTACGACGCGCGGATGTAGTTACAGTGCTGCACGCGGAGGTGCCTCTCCGTAGGGGCCGGGTTCAGGCGTTGGCGCGCCTCCGGCCCCGACTAGTTTCGGGGTGTCTCCACCCCCGTTGACTTGGATCCACGCAGTTGGCGCTTACGCTCGGCGTCCGCCTTGCGGATCTCCTCGCGTTGCTCCTCAGTCATGGCGTCGCGGCGGATCATCTCTCGGGTGCGTCCGAGTTCGCGGGCCACGTCGACCTGCTGGACATCGCCGCTGGCCAGGTATTTCCGCAGAATCTCGCGGTAGTGACGCTCGGCTTCGTCGATGGCATTCCACGCATCGATGATCTCGTTCAGTTTGCTCACCTCCCCATGATCTGAGTTGTCCTAGGCCGAGGCAATAATGCCTCGGATCGTCTGCCTACGATCCTATGCCATGGATCCTTGACATGCAAGGTCGAGAGGACTAGTGTCGTTGGCATAGGAAACGCGGCATCGGGAAGCGCGCCAACGCAGACCGGAGCCCCGATCGGGAGGTACCCCGAAGTGCAGAAAGCGACTGTCGACCAGCCCGTGACCCACCCGCACGGCGCGCTGCTCATCACCACCGCCCTCGTCGAGACCGGTATCCACTTCTACGTCTCCGACGGCGTGCAGCGCATCGACGAGCTCACCAAGACCTTCGCCGACCGCGAGCAGGCCAAGGCGTACTACCTGCACGTCGCCCGGGCCGCCGAGCAGGGTAAGCGCATCCACCAGATCGTCTGGGAAGTGCAGGCCCTCGAAGAGGCGCACAACGCCGCTACCGGCCGCACCCCCGAGCAGGTCCGGGCGGACCTGAACACCGACGGCGCCGCCTACGTCAAGGCCGAAACCGCCGCCCGCAACCAGCTGGCCGCCGACCGGGACGCCATCATGGCCGACGCCGACCCGAACTGGCGGGCCAACCTCCGCACCCAGGTCGCCGGCCAGACCCGCGCCGCGATCACCTCCAGCGCAATGGACCGCATCATCGCCGAGGCCGCGAACGGCAACGGCTACATCCCCCGCTCGAAGGACGCCACCAGCGTCCAGCTGATCGCCCTGGAGAGGCGCGGACTCGTCACCCTCACGTACGGGCGGCGCGGCAGTACCAGGGCCATCACCGGGGCTGTCCTCACCGTCAAGGGCAGCAAGCGGGTGGCGGCGTGACCGGCGTCTACGAGACCCCCGCCCGCATGGTCCGCACCGGCCAGGTCATCGCGTTCCCGTGGGATGGCTACCGCAGCCGCCTCGAAGTGGAGATCGTCCACCACGAAACGTTCGAACACGAAGACGGCCGCACCGAACCGGTTGTCCGGTTCACCGGCTGGTCCAGCCGCGATGGCCATGTTGAGCAGGTCGGCACGAACGGCCTTGACGTGCTGCTGCTGGTCGTCGAGGACCGGCGCGGTCACTGCTTCGGAACCCTGACCGGCGACCTGCCCGAGGAAGAGGCGTGAGCCGTCCTGAGCCGAAGTCCGGCGCCGACCTGCTGATGGAGGTTGAACTCCTGATCAGCACCCTCAAGTGGTCGCAGGAGACAGGCACCCCGCTTGACCCGGAAGCATTCAGGGCGCAGGCGCTGGAATCCATGCGCGAGTCGGGCCGGGCGGCGGCCTACCGCATCCTCGACCGCTCCCGTGACCGGCTGATCTGCCTGCGCATGGAGCAGCAGTTCTAGACCTTCCTCCCGGGCCGCCGCTCCGCTCGAGCGTGCAGCGGCGGCCCACCCCACGACCCGTAAGGAGAAACGCATGAGCACAGGCCTCGCCAATGTCCAGCCCGACCCGCACGCCCAGGACGCCGGCATGTTCGTCGCCGTTGGCACCGACCGTGACACCGGACGGGCTATCGTCGGCCTCGATGCCGCTGCGGTCACCGCCCTGCTCGACCTGATCGAGCAGGTGGACCTGCACGACCTGTCCCAGAACCCCGGCAACTTCGGCGTCGGCCAGGACGTGGCGGACGGCATCTGCGCGGTCGGCCACGCCCTGCAGACGCCGCTGCTGAAGATGCAGGGGTTCCTGTCGTGAAACTCCTCGCCGACCTCACCCAGGCCCCCGGCCCGGCAGTGCTCGTCGCACGCCACGGGGCCACCGACACCGTGTTCGGCTACCACTCGGCCGACCCCTACACCGGACCTCGCTGCGGGCGCTGCAACAGGCTGCTGCACATCCACGTGTGGCAGCTGGTCGACGGCGGCGACGTCCTCGACTGCGCGACGGAGGCCCGGCCGTGAACGTCCAGGAGCTCGCCGACCTGCTCAACCGAATGGTCGCCGACGGCCGCGGTGGAGACGATGTCCTCGTCACCCTTCTCGACGACGGCGGGGGTGTCATCGACGACCGCATGCAGGACATCCTCGACCGCCACGACTGGGAGGTCCGCAAGTTGGACCGCCGGAGCGCCGGGTTCGTCATCCTCGCCACCAAGCCGGACGCGCGATGACCGACCGGCGCACCGCCCTCTGTGGGCATCTCACCTGCGACCCGCAACGGCCCCGCGCAAACTGACCATCAACCCGCGAAGGAGAACCGTGAGCACCGACGACATCGACCGTGAGGTCATCGACCATCTCGCCCGGCTGGCAAGCAAGGACGAAGCACTGGAGACGGTCGCTGAGATCGCCGTACAGCTCGACCTGAGTGCCGCCCGGGTCCGTGCCTCCCTGAAGCGTCTCGCCTCCTACGGGGAGGCACGGGAGGTGGGTGAGGCCAGGTCCGGCGGCAGGACGTGGGCGCTGACCTCCGACCCCCGGTTTTCGACCACCACCAACTGACCAACCCGCGAAGGAGAACACAATGGCCTCGAACGTTGAAGGCTCCGGCCTTGACTACGCCTATCAGCACGACATGAACGTCGAGTTCGCGAGGGGTGCGGCCGAAGCGATGCGGCGGGTCCTAGCCGCCGTGCAGATCCGGCACGAATTCACGGCCGACGACGTACGCCAGATCGCCCGCGACATGGGGGTGGAGTTGTGACCGCCACGAAGGCCGCCGACCTGCCACAGGGCAGCGTGGTCGCCAACTCCCACATCGCGATCGTGCGCGTGATACCCGGTATCGGGTTCGTCTGGCACGGCACCGACAAGAGGCGCTACACCGACGAGGACGTTGACGGCCTGCTGTTCGCTGACGGGTTCGTTGTGCTGCGGGAGGGGATGGCGTGACCACCACCGACGAGCCCGCCAACGGCGGACGTGTGGCCGTCGACACTCTGGACGACATCCGGCTGTACCGCCGCGACGACGCCTACGCCGAGGCCGAGGAGCAGCCGGAACGCAACTGGCGCCTCGTGTCCCGGCTCGGGGACGACGAGGACGGCTCAGACCTGACGTGGGCGGAGTTGACCGAGCTCGGGCCGATCGCGTACGTGGGGGTGTTCGTGGATCGCCGCGTCAAGGCGGAGGCGTGACGGCCACCCTCCGGCTACTAGACTCCGGCCCTGAGCGGGCACGCGAGTTGGGGGCACAGATGGAGTCGGCGCAGGTCTTGGACGTGGTGGAGCGGCTGTTCAATACGGCCGAACACCCGGACATTGTGCAGGTCAGACGCTACGGGCGGGACCTGAAACCGGGCGGGCAGTCACCGGCGGGTGTCGCCATCCGCTACCAGTCCGGCAGCGAGGCGTACATCTGGGCCGCGCCTGCGGGCAAGGCGGTGCCGGCCGAACTTCCCCCGGCGGTCGCGTCGCTGCGGGTGCGCAACCCGCACGCTATCCGGTTCCTGCTGCGCCTGCTCGACGTTGCCCGGCCCGCACAGTTCAAGGGCTGGCGTACCGTCGCGTTCCCCGACCTCGGCCTCCCGGACGCCTGCGGTGTCGAGCTGAAATGCGCCGACGGTTCAAGCTTCTACCTGCGGGTCACCTCCGGCTCTGGAGCCACCGACCCGGCAACCGATCCGTACCCCGACTATGTGATCCCGGAGGGGGTGAAGACGTGCCTCCACGGAGCAAATGCAGCGAGTGCGGCGCGCGAGTAGGCGCCGGTCCGGGTGAGCCCGCACCGATGCATCAGGCACCCGCTGATCGGGCTCAATGCCCTGGGTCCGGCCGCCCGACGACTGAACTTTCCGATTAGTTCGCACCAGGCAAGCGTTAGCGAGAGGGCCGCACCGATCACGGTGCGGCCCGCTCCCGCTCTATTTGGCTGTACATTGCGCTATTCGATAGCGCACACTCACATTCATGGACGCCGACGTGCCGGACGCTATCGCAGCGATGATCGCCGAACGTGCCGCAGCCCGGACCAGCGCAGACGCCCAGCGCACCAGCACCCTCACCGAGATCAGGCGGACGTTCAAACGCCGTCGCGACGCGGGATTGAAGCGCCGGCATGCGGAGAAACTGGCCCGCAATCGAGCGGCGGAGCAAGCCGCCTAGGGGTGCCGGATTCCGAGCGCGATGGTCGCCCAGAACGCATCAGAGTGGCTATCGCGCTGCAGTGACCTCAGCATTGGAGACGACAACCCGCCGCAGCATCTCGTCGGCCCATCCGACGTCGATCGACACCCAATGCGCTTCGTACATCGGATGCTCGGGCGGAATCGTTGTCAGCCGGAAGTTGGTGAGCCGGGCCAACGCCTCCCACTTCTCGACCCACCGGCCGCCGCGGGACTGGAACCGAACCCGGACCCGCTCAGGCAGGTTCCCGCCGAGTTGCGGCACGATGTACGCCTTCGTGCCCGGCTTGGCGACCTTCGTTGCCTCGGCGTAGTTGCAGACGATCGCCTTGCGGTCGGGGAGGTCGGTCATTCGCCCAGCGTACGGTTCAGGCCGCCCCGCGCCCGCTCTCGCCGGCGTCCGACACGGTCAGCTGGGCCATGCTCACGCCCGCCTCGCCGAGGATCCGCTCCACCGCGGCGATCGACAGCCAGTCGATGACGTCGTCGCCGTGGACGATCCGGTACCAGCGGGTCCGGCCGCGCTTCACAATCTCGACACGCCAGGATCCGTCGGGTGTCTGGAGAGCGCCCTCTACCGTCTCCACCTCGTGGCGGTACCCGTGGGTCGTGGGGGCATTCTCGCTGGTCGGAACTAAACGGCTGTTGTTTCTCGGACACGACGAAGCCCCGCGCTCCGAGTGGAGGCGGGGCCGATGGATCAGCTCTCGTCGGTGCCGGTTTCGGTCGTGCGTTGCTCAGCGGCTTCAGCGAGGTCGAGCAGCCGGCGGGCTTCCCTCTCGGCCCGCTTCCAGCGTTTCTTCTCGCCGGGCAGCGGGAATGGGCCCATGCCGACGACCTTGATCGGGGTTTCGTCACTCACTGCCTACTCCCGTTGCCGACCCGCAGCACCTGGGCGCCGGCGTCGAGGGCTTCCTGCGGCTCCCAGTCGTAGGTTGACGTCTCGTCTCCAGTACCGAGCCACCCTCCAGGTCGTGCTCGGCCTTGGAAGACTTGATCCAGGCCATAGTTTCCGTGGCGACGATGGTCCCGACCGGCAGGTCCGCCGCCCGAAGGACGGTCATCGGCTCTCCTTGGCGAGCAGCTCGAACAGCAGCTTGTTGAATACGGCGGTCCGGGCCTCGGCGGACTCGAAGATGCCCTGCAGCCCGTCACCGTGGCCCATGCCGACGTCCTGGCGCCCGGACACTGCGTCGGCGTCATGACCGACGGCGAGCGACGCCCAGCCGGACCGGTACCGGAAGTAGAAAAACTCGCCGGAGAGTAGCCGGCCTTCCCACTGGTCGGGGCAGCCGTAGCAGGTTTGGTGCTGTTCGGCGATGAGCGGGTTGTCGATCACTTGGCGGACTCCTCAAGTTCGGCGACGGGCCGGCCGTCGCATTGCAGGTGTGCGTGTTCACGGCAGATGCAGCCGCAGGCGTAGACGACGTCCTGGCAGCCGCAGGGCAGGTTGACCATGTCGGCCTGGATGTGCGCGAACGGGTTGACGCAGGGCGGGTGGCACATCAGCGGTTGGACTCCTGCTCGGCGCGGGCAAGCCACTGCTCGCCGTTGGCCGTCAGCACCCATGGCTGCGCCGAGTACATCGACGGGCCGGACGCGGGGCCGAGTTGGATCAGGTGCACGGTCCGGAGGAATTCCACAGCACCGTTGACCTTCTTTCGGCCGTACCCGCCTGGGCGCCAGATGTCCTCATCCGGGTCGCGGCCCCAGTTGCGGTGGTGACTTACCTCGCCCGCGGCGACACCCTTCAGGACGTCGAGTCGGGCGCCGGTCAGCTTGATGTCAGGCATCGTCACTCCTCCTCCGTGGTGCCGTCGCCGTTTGACACAACCTTCGCGTCGTCCTGCCAGCCCCGGCCCTTGTCGTACTGGACCCGGAAGCGGGCGCCCGCACGCTGGCCGCTGATCCAGCCGTACGCGCCCAACTGGGAGCCGTGGGAGCGGAGGCTGTCGTTGAGGCAGGACACGGTGCGCCACTTGGTGCGGGGCATCAGGCCACCTCATCCGTGCGCCACGGGCGGCAGATCCTGCATCGCCCGCTCTTGAGTTTCCCCTGCGGGTGCTGAGGGCATACGCCGACAACCATCACCGAGTCGTCTCCGGCGTCGAAGTACTTCCAGACACGTTCCTTGGCATCTTCCAGATCCTCGATGCCGGTTTCGAGCATGGCGGCCCGGTCACTAGACCAAATGCCCCAGAGCGGTGGACTGTAGACCATCAGTCCCCCTCCACCGTGATGGTCACGCTGATCTGGTTGCGGTCCCAAGCCGCTGAACCACCGCCCTCAAACTCGATCCAGGCCTGACCGAAGCGGCCGATGCCGGCGTCGGCGACACGGGCTGCAGGTAGCGGCTTACCGCCGTCCGGCCGGAAGCTGACGCTGACAATCTCGCCGATGAGGGCGGCGAGTTCGCGAGTGGACCAGGCGCGGGTCTCGACCGGCTCGTAGGTGGTCATTTCACGCTGCCAGGATCTTGCGGGCAGGCTCGGTCAGCAGCCGTGACCGTTCCTCGGTGAGCAGGTCGGCCCACTCCAGGTAGCGGCCCGACGCCAACGCTGCGTCGATCTCCGTCACGCGAGGGTCGGACGACTCCGGGGTGGGCTCGGACTGGGTGCGGGTGCGCTTACGGGTGCGGATGTGCGTGACGTCAGAGGTGGTCATGGTCGGGCTCCTTCAGGAAGAGGGGAAGAGGACTGCGGAGGTCATCACAACGGCGGCGGCGCGGTGGATGTCGTCGAAGGCGGTCACAGCCGCACCAGCTCGAGTGTGTAGCCGCCGTGGTCGTCGACGTCGGAGATGGCGTCGAGGAACGCGCACGGGATGCGGTAGCCGGCCTCGGTCGCAGCCGCGCGGACACGGTCACCGGCCTGGACACTGCCGTCGGCGGTCCGGGTAGGGATCGGGTATTCGGCGCCCTCGACGACCAACGTGGACCCGTCGAGTAGGCGGCCCTTGAAGCAGGTCAGGTAGCCGGTGGTCATCGGCCATCCCTTTCTCGGGCTTCGGCGGGTGAGACGGTGTACTTGTTCGCCCAGTACGAGGCACGCTGCGGGGTGTGGTCTTCGGCCAGCCAAATCTCGGCCTCGCCGGGCAGGAAACCACGGTTCGCCCACGCGGCGGCAGACTCGGCGTCCAGCCCGAGCGCGGCATACCCGTCGGCGAACTCACGGAGTTGGAATGCACCCTGCACGAACACGGCGCGGTCGAACATCACGCCGACTCCTCGACCAGGCGGCGAATCGACGTCCACAGCGAGCCGATCTCGTGCCGCTTCAACGGCATCAACATCTCGCCGTCGTCCTCAAGGTTCAGTTCGAACTCGAGGACCTCCTGGATGCGCCGGTCCAGGGCGTCGCCCCGGTAGTCGTCGATGTGGAACGAGGACACGTCCATCACAGCGTCACCTGGCCGTACTCGACCCGCTCGAGCCCGGCGAGTTTGGCCAGCTTCGCCTCCACCTGCTCGGTGGTCAGGTTGGCGACGGTGCCGGCACCGGTCGTGGTGCGGACCGGGTTGGCCTTGACGTCTTCCGGGTCACTGGACTCGACCTCGAACCGGAACGGGAACTCCGGGTCCAGCGAGACCGCGGCGGAGTGCCCGTTGGGGAACTCGTAGGTCCACCACATGCGGGAGCCGTCGAAGCAGGAGTCAACGAGGGCTGGAGAGAAATCCATGAGATGCCTTTCGGGTTCAGTTGATGCAGCAGACGAATGACCCGCACGGGCCCGCAGGCAGGCAGCCGCGGTCCATGTCGTGGTGGTGGCCGCAGCCGCAGCACACGAACTGGTCGAGGCTGTGGGTGTCGCCGCAGCAGCACTCGACGTAGGAGTCGACGACCGGGTGGGGTTCGCCGCACAGGGAGTGCCACGGCATCGCGTCGATCAGCTCACCGTCGACGAGCTCGGACGGCTGCAGGTTGCTGGTGCGGATCGCTATCTCGCGGGACATGCGCAGAAACTTCCTGGTCAGATATGGCGCTCCAATTATCTGTTACAACTATCGCAGCCTGCATAGAAAATGGCAAGCACGTTATGGGATGCTGACCGAGTGACCCGCTGGCCCACCCGCAACTTTCGCCCAGAGCCTGAGCTCTACGACGCTGCGAAGGAGTCGGCCGAGGCGAACGGGGTCAACATGAACCAACTACTGCAGGCGATGCTCATGGAATTCCGAGCCAACCCGGCGCGCCGACTGGACGGTCTGGCCGCATATCTGGCGGCCGTTGCGGCCGAGACGCCACCGAGGGGTCGGCCAAAGAAGAGAACCCCGCCAGCCGGAAGCTAACGGGGTCCGTCTTCACCGCGCGTGCCGTCTCGCCTCACCGATCCGCTCGAGCGTCCGACGGCGTGCCTCCTGCTTGCGGTGGCGTTCCGGTTCCGACCACTCCGGGTTGTCGGCCTCGGCGCGGATATCCCGCTCCATCCGGTCCAGCTCTCCCGGCTCGTTCCACGCGAAGTAGTCGATGAGGTCGGCGACGGAACTCACCGCTTCGGCTCCTGCGGCCTGGGACTGATCGGCCCGTGCCCGTCACGCCCGGAGTGGTCCTCGACCTGAACCTCACGGCCGTCCTCGTCCCGTTCCAGACGCCACGTGCCGCGCTGCAACTCGGTGCCGTTGGCCATCAGTGGTGCCTCCTCGTCGTGTGCGCGTCCTGCACGGCCGCCTCGTGCAACATGCCGGCCAGGATCTCCGCAGCCTCCTCAGGCGTGGGCTTCCACTGCCTGCGCTTCGGCTCAGACATTGATCCGCCGCCGATCCCTGCCCGCGGCCTGCCCGGCGCGGCGCTGCGTGTCCTGCTGCGTGCCGGTCGTCGGCTTCTCGTCTCGACCGTTGCCCTGCCGCTGTTCACCTTGCGTACTCTGTGACATGCGATTCCTCCTTCATCGGGATTGCGATCAAGCGGGGCCCGCGACCTTCAGGGGTGGATGTCCGGGCCCCGCACTCAAATCTCACGGCATGCGGTGACAGCACACGCATGCATCCGGGTCGTAGTCCGTCTCGAACTGATCCGGCCACGAACAGTCGCAGCGACAGTGCGAGCACGCCCACTCCCCACCGGGATGCTTGCAGTCACACAAGCCGCCGGCGGGGCACTGCAATGCGGCCAGCACCACCCAGTCGCTGCCACTCACGACGTCGCCTCCGTACGCGCCCAGTCCTCGTCGCTGTCAGGCATGCGGATCCCTGCCCTCGCGCCACACCGCCGCGTCGGCCCGCAAACCGTCCGGGGTGAACGACGACGCAAACCACCGCACCAGCCCGGACCGTTCCATCCGGTCCGCGTGGGCCTCCAGAATCTCCGCCAGCCGGTTGCACACCGCATCGCGTTCGGTGCCGGGGGCAAGCTCGGCGGGCAGGTACTGCAGCTCGCAAAGCTCCTTCCACTCGTCCGAGCCCTCGAACATCTCGGTCAGGTGCTCAAGCACGTTCATGACGTCGCCGTCCGCGCCCACTCGATCGCCGCCTCCGGCTTCTGCCGCCAGCTGCCGGGGTAGCCCAGCGCAGGCTCCCGGCTCGTGTCCGTCGACGTGCCGTTGAACACGGCCCAGCCGTCGCCCGACGGCCGCTTCAGGACCGTGCGGGAGGTGCCGTCGGGGCGGTGGACACGCCAGCCACCCGGGACCGGGACGGTGTCCGCGGCGAGCGCGACGATCGGGGCCGTCACCGCGGAGGCCCGTACTCGAACGCGTCCAACAGCTCTTCGAACGTGGTCACCCGCGACAGCCGATCCGGGGTCACATGATTGTCGGCCGCCGTCATCGGCTTGTGGCAGTAGAAGAACAACGCGGAGCCGTCGTTACCCGGCAGGCTGTTGAGCTTGAGCAGGTCCCGCTCGCGCTCCTCGACCGTCACGTAGGGGCCGACCATCCACATCTCGTTGTGGGTGTCGTTGTCGCCCCAGAACGCTTCGACCTCGATCGTCAGTTCGGTCACGACACCCTCCTGAGGGCTTCCAGCGTGACGGCGAACGCCCAGCCGTCGAGCACCACGCCGGGCGCCTCAGACGGATCGCTCGGCTTGCGCTGCAACCAGACCGGGATGGGCCGGCTGCACATGTAACACCGCGTGCCGGTCCCTCTACCGATGCAACCCGGGCACATCTGCTCCCCGCTCACCGGGACGCCTCCATGCGGATCCGCCAGCCGGTCGTACCGGTCACGTCGGCGACGATCAGGCCGTCCGGCGACTCGATCAAGTCCAGATCCCCGGACGTCAGCGCCGCCACAGTCGCACCGTTGTAGACGTAATTCGGGTCCCCGCCCTCCATGCGCACCAGTACCTCACGGCCGGTGTTGTCGTCCCACCAGATGTGCTGACCGGTGCGCAGCCGCTCGAAAAGGGCTCGGGTCAGGGTGATGGTCAGTTCGCTCATGTCACGTCCTTGTCTCGGCCGTCGTCTGACGGGCCGCCAAACCCCACAGGCAGGCTGTGGAGCAAGGCGGTGGGTCAGAGGCCCGTCATCGCGCCGATAACGTGCTTCAGTTCGACCGATCGGCCCATCTCACCGAGCAGTTCGTGTACCTCGGTGTAGTCGTAGTCGGGGTGGCGCTCGGCGGTGTCCAGGACGGTCTGCCGTACGGAATTGCTGGGCGGGGCCTCAGCGAGGGCACTGATGGGAATGCTCAGGTGCTCCGGCTTTGGCCTGTCGTCGGTGTACATGGGTTCCTTTCTCAGCGATCAGACGGTCCGACCGGCCACCACGGTCGCCAGCACCGGGGAAGGGGAGCTGGCGGCCAAGGTGGCCGGTCAGGCGAACGCGTCGTGGACAGCGGCGATCGCCCACTCCATCCGGTGGCACGCACAGTCGGGGTGGTCGCCGAACTCCTGCGCCACCAGGCCCGCACAGCCGGTCTTGCCCAGGCGGTCCTCGGTCGAGGCGACGACGGCGCGGACCAGTTCAGCGGTCGGGTGCTGAGAGCGCTGCACGTCGGAAACGAACAGCGCCTCGACGTGCAGGTCGACGTCCAAGGTGGCGGTCATGACCGGACCACCTCGACGTTGATCTCCGTCGCGGGCAGCATGTCCTCGTCGGGGAAAGCCCGTGCGCATCGCAGATCCGCTGGCTCGACCTGGCCGTCGTCACGGCGCACCCCGACCAGCAGGGTCACGTCGTGTTCCTCACCCTCGGGGTGCAGCCAGCACTGGGCGGTCACCGTTCGGCCCTCATCCGGGCGATGTAGCTGACCCTGCACGCCAGGCAGTACAACTCGGCCGACGCGTTGTACTCGGTCATCGGAACATCACAGGCGGGGCAGATCGGTGCCCACGACTGGCCCGTCCACTCCATGCCGTCGAGGCGGTCACCGGGCCGGGGCGGGGTGTACTTGCCCTGCTCGGAGCATGCGACGGTGACCGCGTCGTCGGTGACCTGCCAGCGGTGGCCGACATCGGAGGCGCTGCACGCCCGGCACTGCTGGGGCGCGGACGGCGTGAACTCGGCGGTACGAACCTCGTCGAAGACGACACCGGCCGGGGTGGGAACGTCCGAGACGATCCACAGGATGCGCACGGCTACGCCTCCCGCTCGGTGAGCGAATCGGTGATGGCGCGGTACTTCTGCACCTGCCGCGACGGCCGGTGATGGCGGGGCGGAAGCCGCCAGTCCACGTCCGGGTCCATTTCGGGCCGGTCGGCGCACTCGACCTCCCAGGCGCGGAAGTCGTCGAAGTCGCCGGAGGCGTAGGTGGTGGTGGGGGCACTCATGGCAGTCACTCCTCAGCGGTGTCAGCGAGCCGTCGGGCCGTCTCGGCGGCCGTCAGCAGCGATACGGTGTGCAAGGTCAGCAGGTCGGCGAGGTGCGACCAGAACGGGGCGGAGGTGCCGTCGTCGGCGACCTCGTGTTGCAGGGCGCTGGCGAGGGTTCCGGCCGTGTCACTCAAGCCGGTGCCGTCCTCGATAAGGTGGACGATCTGGTCCATGGCGTCGGTGCGGGCGGTCATCGGGTCGCCCCCAGCCGTGACAGGAGGCGGTCCATGTCCGGCCTGCGGCCACGGAAGTGGTAGGTGGTGAGACCCGACCTGGCATCGCGCATCGGGTTGACCGGGATGTTGCCGAGCATCTGCCGGAGCTTGCCGAGGTCGTGTTCGCGGACGTGCAGGTGGAACGTGACCGCACCGGTGGTCTCGTCGCGGTGCGCGACAGAATGGGTGCCGGGCCAGTTGTTCCGCAGCCGCACGACGTCGTCGCTCATCGCGGCGAACACCGGATCATCGCGGCGCCACTGGGCTGTCGTCTTCGCGCGGCTCACCGGGTCGCCTCCTGCAGCTGGGTGATGACCTGATCCCGGTCGTAGTCCCACCGCGTGCAATGCGTGCGAGACGCGTTCCGGGCAAGTTCCTCATCGGTGGCCTCGGTGACCGTCCACAACTCCCAGCCGGGCGGGTCACGGTCGACGGCCAGAACGGTCACCTCGACGCCCCAGTAATGCGACCTCCAGCGGGTGCCGACGACGCGAGGGCCGATGCACTCGGTGATGTGCTGCTCGGTGTCCGGGCTGTGGCTCATACGACAGCCGCCCAACCCGCGCGGGTCGGCGTCACGAAGGACCCGTTGTCGCTGCGGTCCACGACGAGCAGGCCATCGTGGGCCATCTGGTCCAGCCGCTGCGACAGGTCGAAGTCGACGACCTGGTCGTCGAGGCGGAAACCGTACTTGGTGGAGCCGTCGTAGGTGACCAGGTTGTCACCGGCGGCGTTGACGATCAGATGGTCGATGCCGGCGCTCACTGGGTCACCCCCGCCAGGTTGTCGAGGGTCGCGTACGCCCGGTTCACCAAGGTCGTCAGCACGGCGATGAGGTGTTCGGCGTCGCCCGGGGTCAGTTCGGCCTCGCCGAGCAGCACGTACACCCGGTCGTCGTCGTCCTGGCCGAGGGAGACACGGACGGGCTTCGACGGGCCGCCCGGGTGTGGCAGGGCGAAAACCTCCGCCCGGTCGGACTCGTGGATGACGGACTCGAGCGGGCCTTCGTCGTGGATGCGCCGGCACCAGGTGGGGCAGGTGGCGGTGGTCGGGTTCGCGGTGATGGTCATCGGGTCCCCCCGATCCGTATGAGGCCCGGTCCGACGGTTCCGGCCGCCGCGAGGTCGCCTCGGGCGATCAGGTCGTTGATGTGTTCCGTCTCGATCCCGTCGGCGGCGTTGCCGTACTGGGGGCGCTTACCGCAGGGGCAGCCGACACCGATGACGTCGCCGTCGGCGAGGGTCTGCCTGTCGTCGGGGCTGCCGCAGGTGTCGAGCCGGTAGTAGCGGCCGGACTCCGTGTCGAGGACCAGGTTGCCCAGGTACGCGGCCCGCATCAGCAGGTCGGTCAAGGGTGTGGCCGGAAGGGCCATGGATGCCTCCGAGGCTTTGATGTCCGGTCGGGGCTGGGCTTGTGCTCTCCAACCCCGACCGGGAGATGGCGGCTGAATGCCTACCTCCACGGTGACCTACAGGGAAGCTCTAGTCAAGAAATCCCGAGGGATTTCGCTATAGTGAACAGTGCCAGGTTCCAGAGGGGCACGCAGGCACCCCGGTCACACTGATCAAGTGGCCGGGGCTGTTGTGTGATCTCATGTCCCAGTGGGACCCTGGTTAAGGAATCTCTCGCAATCGCGCACCTACCGAAGGGCAGCGGCATGGACGAGCTCGAGTTCCTCTGGAAAGACCTCAGCTCCGGCGGCAACGGATGCCCCGCCCTCATCAAGGGCGACGGCGGCTACTACGTGCAAGGCAAGATCGTCGGCGCGGAGAAGCGGGCAGCGCTGCAGGCAGTCTCCGACGCCAACAACGCTGGCCTCGGCGCCGACGAGGACGTCATCTTCGTCCCGGACAACGTCCTCGACAGGCTCCGCAACTAGGACCACAGCAAGCGCTACACAGACGTCCGGGGCAGCCACCAAGGAGCCCCGGACGCAGTCATATCCGAACCGCCGACCTTGGTCCGAAAGGTTGGACAACCACATGAACCCGAAGCGATCCGACAAGCGCGTGCCCGGCGGGACCTGGCAGTCCGCCTAACAGAAGGAGAGCACGCGTGCAGGATCTCAAGCAGCAGCAGTGGCTACTGGAGCCCGGTGGCCTCGCCACCCGACTCCGGCAGTTGCAAGGCAAAACCGCCGGCGTCGACTTCGCAGCCCGGGTCGGCATGCGGCCGTCGAAGGTTTCGAAACTACGCCTCGGGCAGCAACTACCCACCGAGGAAGACATCCGCGCCTGGGTGACGGCAGCCGGCGCCGCCGGCAGCGTCGCCGAGGAACTCATCGCGATCCTCGCCGAGGCGGACGAGAACCACAGCAGCTTCGAGCGCCGGCTCAAACAGGGTCAGGAGCAGCGGCAGCGCGACTACAACGAGCTGATCGAACAGTCCGAGGTCGTCAGGATGCTCGAACGGTCATTCGTTCCCCGCCTGCTGCAGACGTTCGACTACGCCCGCGCCATCATGGTGGGCTCGAAGAACCTGCACAAGACTGCGGACGACGTCGACGCCGCTGCCCAGGCGCGCCTCGAGTGCCAGAGGTTCATGTACGACGGCAAGCACCAGTATCAATTCGTCATCGACGAGACGGTCCTCACGCGGAACACCGCAACCGCGGCCATCATGCACGCCCAGGTCAAGCGGATCCTTGACGCCACCGAGCTTCCCAACGTGCGCATCGGCATCTTGCCCGTCTACGGCAAGTACCACGACCCGGTGCGTAACAGTTTCGAGATCTACGGCGACGTCGGCATCGTGGAGACCTACTACAACGACGACGCGCAGAACACCGAACAGTGGATCAAATACGACGAGGTGATGGCCGACGTCTGGCAGGACGCCAAGGAGGGCGATGAGGCCCGCGAGCTGATCGACGCGGCCATGGCCCACCACGCCCGAGAGGCGCGGAAAGGGCAGCAGGAGGTGGAGGGGTAGCCATGCGACGCACGCTCACAGACGGCGGCCCGGGCACCGAGTTCTGGGAGGTGTTCGAGGGTTTCACGCGCTCGGCGTGGCGGTTCGAGCAGCAGCGCGCCTACTTCATCGGCTACGAACACCAGCAGTTCGACGACTTCCTCGCCGGTCACCCCCAGCCCCCCACCGACAACCCGGACCTCGGGGCGTGGATGAGGCAGGTCGCACAGCAGACGTCGGAAGGCAAGACGGTCGGCCGTGTCCGGATCGTCGACGAACCGATCACCGACTACCAGCGGTGGATGCGGTGGATGGACCGCTGGAACCGTGAAGCGGGGGAGACGATCGACTACCTGACGCGGCGCCGGGCGCACGAGGTGGGACTGTTGCCGGCCGCGGGCGAACAGGACTGGTGGCTCCTCGACGACGAGCGGCTCGTCCTGATGTTCTTCGACGACAAGGGCTTCCGTGTGCGCGTCGAACTGCTGGTCGACGAGCCTGAGGTTGCCGAGGCCCGCAGGTTCCGTGACCTGGCCATCCGTGCCGCCCGCGAGAAGGGCAACGCGACAACCTAGATCCACTGAACGACGAAGCGCCCCCGAGCCGACCGGCCGGGGGTGCTTTCGTTGTCCGGACTACGGATAGCAGCGCGCCATGGCCTTCTGGTAGGCCGGATCGTCCGCCGGGTTGCCCGTCGCCCGGTATTGCTGCCCGCCCCAGCCCCAGCCGTTCGTGACGCCCGGAACGTCGGTCGCAGAGAACAGGTGGGTGCCGTCTGCGCAGGGGAAGTCGCCGATAGCCCCAGGATCGCCGTCGCCGTCGGAACACCCGGCGGACGCCTTCACCTCGTCAATGAGCTCGCCGCTGCGGAACACGTCACTGCATTTCGCCTTTACGTCGGGTGAGTCGCTCGGCGACGCACCGCCCATGTCGAACACGACGATGACACCGTGGTTCGCGCACGCCGTCTGCATATCCGAGACCGCGTCCATCATCTGACCCACGAAGGGCAGTGCCTCCAGGCCGGGATTGTCGCCCAACTGGGTCACCTGCCAGAGGACATCCATCAGCTTGGTGCCCTTTTCGCGGATGTCGTCGTGGCGGGAGTCCTCGAACACCTTCCGCAGCTTGCGGTACTCGGCCTCGGTCAGCTTGTCGCCGGTCGGGCTTTCTGCGGACGCGCCGGCAACCTTGCCCTGGTCGCGGAACGCCTCGCACGCGGCGATGCCCGAGTCCTTCTTGATCCGATACTCGTACGCGTACCAGGTGCCGCTCGCGAGCAACAGCACCGCGGCAGCCAGGGCGGCCCACGGCCACCACGGCCTACGCGGCGCCTGCGGTGCGGGATGCCCGTACTCCTGAACCGGCCGGTCCGGGTCGGGTTGCGGGGGATACGGGTCGTACGACACGAGAGGGCTCCAGACGCAGACCGGGACCAGACCGGTTAGTGGCCGGCCCCCGGTCCGAGAAGGCCGACCGCACCCCATCCCATCGGCAACCGTCGAAGATCGGAAGAGGCCTCATAGGACAGTGATCTCAGCCGGTCGGGGCGCCCACGGCAACCATCGGTGAGCGGCTGGCGACTATTCGCCGATCGGGATGACCATCCGGCCGTCGCGGAGCCCGGCGTACAACAGTGGGGCGCGGGTGAGGATGCTCGCGGTGAAGTCGATCGCTGCGAGTGCCGCGGACGCCGAGTCCGGACGGCCGGTGATCTCCACCATCGCCGCGAGGTCCCGCCACATGTCGGGGCCGTCCGCGAGGACTGTGGTCGCCTCATGCGCCACCAGCAGATCCAGCATGTCCGGGTCGGCGACCGACGGCAGTGCCTCGGCGAGGCAGGACGCCGGCAGAACAGCCAGCGCATCCTCGTCGACCACCTGGACCAGCACGTCACCGACGTGGATGGCGGTTTCGGCCCGGGTGTAGGCGATGATCGCGGAGGTGTCCAGGACGAGCGTGACAGGCCTATCGGTCACGCCACGTGCCGCACGCGGACACCGAACCGCTCCCGCAGGTCGGCCCAGTCCTGCTGGCTCATCCGGTCACGTCCGTCGGCGAGGAGCCTACGGGCGCGCTCACGGCCCTGCGGGGTGCCCACGCCGGCCGTTGCGGGGGCCGAGTCGCTCTGCGCGTCGGTGTCATGCTCCATGCCCTCAGGGTAGCGCCGTTACCGGCTAACCCATACCGTCCGCCCGGTCCACCTCGGCGGGCGCCGTCGACCGCACGGTGTGGAATGCGCGGCACACCACCCGGTGGCCTACCTCAAAGACCTGGAAGATGCACAACGCACGAAGCATCCCCTTGGACTCGTCCGGGACGGAGCAGCCTGGCACGAGTATGACGAAGACGTTGTCCTCGCCGCCCCCGTCGGCGGTGGCCTCATCGGTTGCCGGATGAGCGTGGGTTCGCTCACTGGAGTGCTCCAGGCGCGGCCACCACGCTTGGACCTGCTCGAACAAGTCTGACGGGGGATGCTCGCGGTCGAACCAGTCGTTGAGTCCGGGTTCGAAATCATCGAGCTTCCACGTGCCGAAGGTGCCGTACGCGTCAACCACGCATCCCCCTCGCAAGTCGTCAGCTGTTCAGCGATCGCCAGAACCCCATGGCTTCGGCCATCTCGGCGCGGTTGGGCCGCTCGTCGTCCGGGTCGTCAGTCTCATCAGGGCGGCGGAACCAGTCGCGTAGATGCGCCCATTCGATGCGTGGGCCAGCGCCCGGCTTGGTGGTGGCCTGCCACGGCTGGGACGCCTGAATCAGTGTCCGCAAATCGGCCGGTGACAAGGCTGCGTAGCGTTCGACCACGTATCCGACGGTGTTCAGCGGGCCTTCCCCCTGCAGGGCCGGGGTGTCTTCGCCGGGGACGTCCTCGACGGCCACGCCCCGTTCGGTGGCGTACATGGGTTCGTCGAACAATGCTTGCCCGCGCCAGCCGAGGTGGTGGCCCTGGGCGAAGAACAGCAGCAGTTGCAGCTTGTTGATGGTCATGCCGGGACGCCGAGCATCTATGGCTGCGATGACGGAGTTGGCGCTCGTAGTCATCGCCGCAACGTACTGCCGTTGGCGCGGTTGCGCAGCCCACTGTTCCGTCGTTCGTGTCAGGAGTGCGCTGATTGGCATGGGTGCCTCCGCAGCGTTGACGGCACGAGTACTGAGCGTATCGGGTTGATCACAGTCCGGCTGTCGGATCAGGGACAGTTCGTCGACGGAAGTCTGTTCTCCGAACGGGGTCGGCATCCTGGATCTCCTGTCATTCGAAGGTCAAAGGCGCATCGAGGGTGGGGGGCGGTTGGCCTGCGTGGGGGGCGGGGGGGCGATCGCCCCCCACTACCCCACAGACACCCACGCCCCCCCCCCCCCCCCCCCCGCCCCCCCCCCCCCCCCCGCCCGCCCCCCCCCCCGCCCCCCCCCCCCCCACTACCCCACAGACACCCTCGCGCGTAGTCACCCCTCTTTGATATTGATATTTATCTATCTATGCAGCTCAGGCACCGGATTTTGGGCAATTGCAAGATCCCGAAAAAATCTCGGTTTTGTGTTGTTCGTTAGCCCCATGGGGGGCGATCGCCCCCCTTCGCCCCCCAATCACAGGGGGGTCGCCGACCCCAGCAGAACCTCGCGGTCGTCCTCGTCCGTCGCCACCCACCGCTGACCCTTCGCATGCGCAAGGGCGGCATCGAAATAGGGCTTGTTGGCCGAGCCGATGTTCTTGCGCAGCAGATACCGCAGTGCAGGCCCCTCATGTGACCGCACCCGCCGGAAAATCAGCCGAGCCACCCGGTCGATCGTGTGGTCGACGCCCCTCGTTGCAAGACTGACCGCCTCAGTCTCGGCGATCCTCGTCGCCAACTTTTCCGCCTTACGCCGTTGCGCCTCCTGCCGGCCGAACTCCATCAGCCGGTCCCGCGTCGCGCACGACACCCGCCACAGCAGGTTCGCCAACTCGATGTCCTCGCCCGACACGGCCATCCGCGCGTCGAGCACACAGAACAAGGCGGCAAGCTTGCACAGCATCAGCGGCTCGTGGGAATCCAACTCGTCGACCGCAACCTCAGCGATCACCTTCGCCCGGTGCGCCCGCCGAAGATCGGCTTTGTATGCCTCCGGAAAGCTCACCACGCCGGACAACGCCAGCCCGTCGACGGTCTCGAGCGGCAGAACGACCCGCGCCGGCATGAACGGACCATCCTCGGGGATGTTCGGGTCCAGCGCCGACAGCCACAGGAACCGCTGCGGTGTGCCCGGGCCGCCGTCGGACAGCAGATCCTGGGCGACCGCGGGCTGGTATCCGATCACCATGCCCAGCGAGTACATGTTCCGCCCCACGAACCGGGTCGTGGCCTCCTGTGCGTTCGCCTGACCGAGGGCCTGACCGGTCCAGGCGGTCCTGATCGTCGCGCCGATGGTCGTGCCCTGCCGTTCCTTCATCATCTTCGAAAGGGTTTGACCCTCGTCGAGATAGAGGAACGCGTTGTGGCGGACCTGGCCGCGTTCCGCCTTCATCACCGGGTCGCCGGCGTTCGCGGTCTTCGTGGACCGGGCCTGGACGGCGCCGGTGGGGCGTTCGATCATCCCCATGTACGCCTCGGCGATCCCTTCGCCTGTACCCAGCCCGACGCCGTCGCGGAACCGGTCCATGTCGCTGCGACCCTCCCCGCAGGACAGGTACCGCGGCGTCATGACCAGGTCGTCGGCGCATTGCACGGCGGTCGTCTTGCCGATGCCCGAGGGGGCGACGATCGCGACGAACAGGTTCAGTGACCCGTTCGGGCCGCGACCGGAGTCGAACCGGAGCTCGTGCGAGACCATTCCTGACGCGCGCGCGAGCACGCTGCCGAGGACCGCGTCGGCGGAGTTGACCGTGGCGTGTGCCGCCTGCCGGACGTCTTTGAACAGTTGGCGGGCACCCCAGAACTCTTCGGGCAGGTTGGCCAGCGGCACGGCCTTCTCGCCGGCGTCGAGGGCTCTCGCGGCCACGGTTTCCGGCGCCGCCCAGGGGTCGTCGGGTGGTTCGAAGCTGGGGTCGGTGAGCTCGTCACCCCAGAGCGGCTCTTCGTCGGTCACTGGTCGCCGCCTGCCAACTCGTACGCGGGACGAGCGCGCTGGCGCCGTAGCCACGCGCAGGCGGATCCGAGCGGCATGCCCGTCTCGAAGTCCACCGGACCACCTTTGTAGTCGTAGCCGTCGGTGAGCCCGCGGACCAGGTAGCGGGATGCGGCCCGTTCGCGCATGGCCCGAATCTCGGCGGCTTTGCGTTGCTCCCGGAAGCCGGCGATCAGCTCGGGCCGGTTCCAGTGGTCACGGCCGTCTTGGCTCGCCGCGTCGTTCAGCCCGCGCTCGTACGCGGCGAGGACCACCTCGAGCAGTTCGGCCGCGGTGTAGGTGGCTTCGGTGTCGGGGGGAGGGCTGACATACCCCGCGTCCTGAGTTACCGTCAAGGTTCTCTCCTGCGTATTCGCACTACGTGGGCGGGCTGAGCGGCCGGGGTGTTCGTGCACCTCGGCCGTCGTCATTTCCGGCCCTGCTGAGAGACCTCTTCTGCGGCGAGTTCCGCCAGCACCTCGAGCAGCCGGCGGTACGGCTGGATGTAGCGGCGGCGCGGCTCGTGTAGCCCCCGTTCCCAGTTCGAGACCGACAGCTGCGTCACACCCAACTCGGTTGCCACGTCGAGCAGCGTGGCCCGGGCCGCTTTGCGGATCTCGCGTCGTCTGGCCGGTGGTGGTAGCCGGTCTGCGCGTAGCCGATTTATCAGCTGGGGGCTGATTTCGGCGTCATGGGAGGTCATGGTCATGACTCTCATCCTATAGCCGAGGGCGAGAAATCCCTAGAGATATCTCGATATCCGTGTTAGAGTTGCCTAATGCCCCTGATCCCCCTGCAGCCCGACGACGGCCCCGCCGTGTCCGGAACCCCCACGGTCCCGGTCGATGGCGGCTGGGCGGACGGCGTGTGGGCGGGCGGGCACAACACCCTTCTCTCGGTAGGCCTCGTGCTCCTCGGCGTCACCGCCGGAGCGGTCGCCACCTACCTGATCGCCCGCAGACCCGCCAAGGCCAAAACCGACGTGGCCAAGCGGCTCATGTACGTGCCGCTGCTACTCGTCAACGGCGCCGCCATCTACGGGCAGGTCGCCTTCTTCTACGAGAAGGTCGCCCCCGCCGGCTGGCCCACCCCCGGCAAGCTCGCCCTCGCCGCGGTCATCGCCGCCGCCATCGAGTCCATCTCCGTGTACGTCGGCTGGCACGCCCACGACGCCCTGATGAACAAGGCCGGCAAGACCGCCGCACAACTCCGCCGCGCCTCTTACGCGATCGCCGCCGCCGTGGCGTCGATCAACTACGCGCACTTCGCCGACTTCAGCCCCGACAACAAGCTCGGTGTCAACGCCGCAGCATCCGCGTTCGGGCTGCTGTCCCTGCTGTCCCCGTGGCTGTGGGGCCTGCACACCCGCCGCATGCAGCACGTCCAGCTGCGCAAGGAAGGCGTCGTCGACGCGGCCGGTGCCACATTCTCCGGCGACCGGATCCGCTCGTTCCCGCTGCGCGCCTACCTGGCTCGCCGCTGGTCGATCGACAACTACGTCACCGACCCGAAGGCGGCGTGGACGGGCTACAACGCTGCCCTGCAGCAGCGGTGGGCGACGTCCGTGGACAGCCCCGGCTGGTGGATGCGGGTCAACCCGGTGGCCCGGGTCCGGCAGCTTGTCGTCGCCTTGGAGGAGCGCACCTCGAAGCTTCATCGGGCCACCTCTGAACTGACCACCACCGGCCGGTTCCTGGCAGCCTCCGAGAAGGCGGTGGGGGACCTCCAGGCGAAGCTTGATGACTCCGCCGCGCGACTGTCGGAGGTCACCTCCGAACGGGATGCGCACCTCCATCGGGTAGAGCATCTCACCTCCGAACTCACCTCCACGGTGGCCCTCCACACCTCCGAGGTCGCCACCCTCCACGCCTCCATCGCGGACCTGGAGCGGCGGCTGGAAACCCTCCAGGTCGACTCCGAGAAGCGTGCCGAGGCCGCCTCCGCCGAGTATGCGGAGGGTCTCCGAAGTCTCAAGCAGAAGTACGCGGAGGACTCCACCATCAACCTGGAGGACCGCCGCCAGGCCCGCACCAGAGGCCCCTCCAAGACCGCATCCGGCAGGGCCTCCACCAAGCCCCGCTTCACCGACGAAGAGGCAGTTCAGCGCCTGCTGGAGACCCCCTCCAACGCGGCGAAGAACCTGCCCTCTGGCGACGTTCGAGAGTGGTCGCAGCAGGCCATCGTGAACGAGCTCGGAGTGGGCTGGGCGAGAGCCCCCCGTCTTCAGGAGGCGGTCACGGAGGCCCAGGCGCAACTGCGCTCGGAGGGGCCCTCTGGAGGCAAGGCGATGAACCAGTGAAGACCGCCTCCACCGAGTCCACTCTGCCCGTCACGACGCCCGTGAACGGCTACCACCCGACCACCTCTGAGGAGAGCGAATCATGACCCACCACTACCTGATCGCCTGGACGACGGAGCACGGCCGGTTCGGAGGGACCGAGATCAGCCGTCCAGAGCCGATCCGCGACATGGACGACGTCGAGGTCGTCATGAGGGACCTACGCGAGCACTACGGCACCCCGAACTTGATCGTGTCCGGCTTTTCGAAGTTCGAGGACTGACCGATGACCACCCTCGACACCCGCACCACCTCCACCACGGCCTTCATCGAGGGCCGGTTCGTGGAGACCCCGCCGCCCGTACCCGCCCCGCCGATGCCCCCGCCGAAGTTCACCGCGGTCCGCGCATCCGCCGTATTGCTGCTGGTCACGCTGCCGGTCGCGTTCGCCGGCCTGCACCGTCAGCACGGCGGTGTCGAGGTGGCCGTCGCGGCGATCCTCACCTCGGTCGCAATCTTCCTGCTGTGCGTGTGGCGGCAACTGACCATCCAGGACGAGGACTGACATGCGCTGGCTCGTCGCCCTGGTCCTGCTGTTCGGCGTCGCGTTCGCCGCCGGATACCTGCTCTGACCTGCACAAACACCAACTACCCCCGAGGAGGGAAGCGCGCGCATGGCACGCGAAACCGGCACCCGCGCCGCCGCCCGGCGGAGACGGACCAAGCATGAGCAGCGCATCGACGAGCGGACCAACCCGCTCGAGCGGCTGTCGCAGACCTGGTCGTGGCTGTACGCCGAAGCGCG